GGAATTATTGGAAGTTACGGCGCACCTCATACGCCGATGCGATTAACGGAGATTCAGGATAACTGCAAACCTCTCTGGTTTAGCGTGGGAAGATACCACGGCATCGGAACGGCGGGACTCGAACCTGCATCGGGGCTTCCTCGGCCGCCATATTCCCCGCTCTACCATTGAGCTACGTTCCGATAACTGAAGCGGTGTGATTTGAACACACATCTCTTTTGCGCTAAAGTGTTTTACCATAGGATTTATTTTTGGCACCTCATTAAACTACGCTTCAATAACTGGCGGCAGTCTTGGCCTTCGACCGCACTTTAAGCGTTCATTAACGCACCAGTCTAATTATGCGGGTGAGGATTTACACCTCACAGACCAGAGCATTTCGGGCTGTTCGCTTCGCACATTTTCTAAGGCGTTGTCACGCAACGCTATGCCGCCTCTGGCTCCCCTTTAAGCGTTTACTTATTCCGCCACCGCATAACGTGGTCTTTCCTATTGTCAGACAAAGTTCTCCATTCTTGTACTGAATGGAACTGGGCTAGTTGGATTCGAACCAACGAATGCAGCAGTCAAAGTGCTGTGCCTTACCGCTTGGCGATAGCCCAAGAAAGGAGGGCGGCGCTTCGATCTTTCACTCCTACGTCGTCCGCAGTTAATATCAGGAGATGTCGAATTCCTGCGACCAAAATGACAAAACGATATTTAACCGTATTCTGGGTCTGGGAAGAGTCGAACTTCCAATACCCATCAGACCCATGTTTTTGCTAATATTACAGCTCTCTATAAGCCAAACCCAAAAAGTATCCAACGGTATAGAATTTTTACGAGAGATTTTCTTATTCCGTACTGGTTACTCTTTAATGTCTAGTGCTTACTAAACTACTGTTTATTACTTATTGCCTACTGAGTAATGCTTACTAATTACTACTTAATCCATTTTCTTTCTATTAAATAGTCATCATTAGCATTGACGTTGCCGGAGTTCTTTATCTTTTCAACTCGGTCTACTTCCGGCTAAAGACAGAGCGGATACCTGTTATGGCTTTCGTAATATTAGCAATTCGTAAGATACAGCGATTTGCTATAGGATGTAACCGTACCTCCCCTACAGCAAAGGTTTTTAATAAGAGGTGCCCGACTCATTTGTTCTAGAATTAATAACGCCAAAAATGACATTAAACCTTATGCTCTGGAATCTATAACAAATATAATAACTTATAACAAAAACGACGGATTTGATTTGCTTGTATATTTTTGAGCCTGACATCTCTTATTCGGATTACACCGCGATTTCGAACTTCACGGTGGAATTAACCTTATCAAGTGCCAACTGAAGACCGCTCAGTCTTTCATAAGTCTCTTCGTAGAGCTTCTGAGCATCCTCGATCTCGTAATTCGTGTATTCATAATCAATGGTTGAATTCTGCCCCGATCCATATGACCGTGTCCTTACGAACGGAGGTTTGCTAGCCATTGACTTATAGAGTTCTGCCCGCTCTCTCAGCTGAGGAAGAAGTACTAGAACTTCATCAATCGTAATACCGTCTTCTACCTCAGTAGTTGTATTAAAGACATTGATCGCGTGTTTCACAATTCTGATCTTCCGGCGAATCTGATTTAATTCGTCATAAGTCTCGAAGATCATATAGTGAGGACGAACATCCTCTTTATTTTCACAGGTTGCTGCCTTAAAAACAGAAGAGTATGATTCGTCTAAGACTATTCTGTTCTCTTCAACCTTAAGCTTATTGAGCAGCTTTACCGCCTCTGAAGATGTGTATAACGCCATGCTTTCCCTCCGTTAATACTCGATAGTTATATCATGTGTCGCATTTGCTATCTGGATCTGTGTATCTACACCAGACTCAAACTTTGAGATCCAGTCTTCCAGCTTCGCAATCTTGTCGCGAATATTAAGCGGATCAATAAGGATATACTGATTATCCTCTTTATACTGATTAAGGAAGTCGAGATAGCCGTCAGCCTTTGTGTCGCCCTCGAATCTCTGCTTCGCATTACGCTCTGCGGCATCTTCGAGTTTATCGCCATTTTCGGATCTCATCCGACTCTCCGCCTCGTAAAGCTGTTGAGACAGTAGGTCGAGGAGTTGCTTCTTCTGGTGAATACCATGTTCTTTAATGTACAGCGCTGCCGCCACACTCATCTCCTCTCCGCAAATAGTGATCTTTGTCGAAGCGTTAAATTCATTAATCGCCTTCTTCATCGCCAGATAACGGTCGAGAAGCTTTGTTGTAGAGTCATAACTCGATTTCGCCAAATTTGTAAAATCCTCGAGTTTCATTCCATCGACCTTTTTAGCCGACTGGCGATTCGCAGTAATAAGCTTCATCCCCCTCATCGCCTTAAAAAATCGATCTTCCTGAATCTTCAGCTGTCCGATTGCTTCGAGAACCTTCATAGTCTCGGTCATATCTCTCCTCCTTATTTTTTATTGCCCTGTTTTTGATCTAACGGTATTATACTGCCCTTATTATGATTTGTCAACACCCTCTTTAAAGAAGAGGATTGATATCATTGCGATTGCAAATGAAATAATATTGTATGTTATATCATTAGATACTTTTGCAATCAGAAGATAATTCGAACTTAGAATTAAACATAATATGCCCATGATTGTATATTCGACCATAATTATGTACCCGTGCTCCCGAAGCCTCCGTCCCCGCGCTCCGTCTCTTTAAGGTCATCCACCTGTTCGAACTCTACGGCCTGATAAGGAATGATAACCAACTGGGCGATTCTATCCCCGTCATGAACCCGTCTATGATGTTTGCTATCATTATGTAGCGCAACAATGACCTCTCCTGTATAGTCGCAATCGACAACGCCGACACAATTGGCGGGCCTCAATCCCTCATTTACAGACAGGCCAGATCTCGCGAATATCGCCCCGAAATAACCGTATGGAATTTGTATTGCTATTCCAGTTGAAACTTTGAGTGTTGAACCAGCATCTATTATATGTTCGCCGCTCGCATATAAATCATATCCCGCCGCGTATAGGCTGCCCCTAGTTGGAATTTTAGCCGTCTCGTTAAGAAGTTTAATACTCACTTTCTTCAATTTCGTATCTCCTATTCTTCTGAAACTTATATGTAATATCTTTTATTTCATGTGTCGTCATATACATTTTTTGATTGGTCTTAACACTATTTAAACCGCCTAAATTATTATCATAGTGGCCGACTTTAATGTAATCACACAAACGGAAAAGAATTTGGGAAGGTTGGTCGTTTCCAGTATAAAGGCATATCATCAACTCTGGATGTCTTATTCTTACTTCTGCAATACAGGAAATTAGTTCTTCTAATTCATGATCCCCTCCCATGAAACAGACACAGCTTATTTCTTCAATATGCTTATCAATTATTGTCATCATGTCGGGTTTAAGGGGGAGACCAGTGTCTCCCCATAAATATTCCGAATGACATCCTATACAGTGATACGGACAGTTACTGATATTAAAAACCAGTGATATTTCATCTGGAACTTCCTGTAAAACCACCTGATATCCAACGTATTTAAGCATAGAATCTCATCTTCGCCTCTTTAATTCTTGGGGCTGAGAATTTCGAAACTCTTTTCAGATACCCGATCACGCGTGTAGCATAGTCCACGTTTTCACTCCCGCATTTTTCACATCTATCTACATAATGTTTAGATATATGACCACAATCATTACAAATTGTATTAGGAATATTGAAGGTAAAATATGTACAGCCAGTCTTAATTGCAAGTCTTAAAAGTTTTCTATATGTTTCATATGTCAGGTGCTCGGAAAGATTACAATGAAGCGCACTTCCACCATCGAGATACTTTGTCAGTTTATTACCATGAAGAATAAATTTGTCCGGCACAGAACATGTCTCATCTTCTACTTTGTAAAAGTAACTATTATAACAATCTCTCGGAACGACATATCCATCCTTGCGATCCCACTTCGCATTTTTAACCCCCAAGTTTTCCGCTGGCACGAACTCGGTGTTAAACATCAATTCATCTGTTTTTGCGGCCTTGTTCTCCTCGTAAATAGGTTTAAGAATAGCCTCTCCGAACTCGAAATATGCATCATTAGGAGAAATATCGATGCCTAAAAATTCTGCCGCTTCCACAAATCCATTGATACCAATAGTTAAATATTGCTTTTCAAGTGAGATATATCCGGCATCATATACAGGCAGAAGTCCTGCTTTATAATTATCCTTCATAATCTCATTGAAGGCGATTTGATACTTATGAATCTTCTTAACCTGTTCACGTACCGCCTCGGAAATCTCTTCTTTTGATACCTCTTCCCTGTTTTTACAAACATTCTGTACCAATCTATTGAGATTAATGGTCATTACAGATTTAGAACCAGTACTAACGCCGCCAGCACCAAGCGTATAACTAAAAGTATTATCGGTAATGCCGTTCTTGAGCCGACAGCACGACGCCAACGAGTCTACAGAATCACTGGTATAAACGAAAAAGCTATGTCCTTCCGCATACATCTTTGCAGTAAACTCAAACCATTCCTGATCTACAAAATCTTTTCCGTCGTTGAGCAAATTCACGGTCTCTACTGGAAAAGTAAGAACGGACTTCAGCCTTTCGCTATTAAACCATTTCATAAACCGTTTTTGCAGCCAACTAACACTCTCCCACTTTGGTGTTGTTCCGTCTGGAAAAACAAATCCATCGAATATACCATTGAAATAATTTCTGTCAAAATACGCGATGTTCCAGAAGACACTTTGACTATTCCTAGCTGCCGCTGGCTGGTTCATAGAGTAGACGACCTGTTCGAAATAATCTGTAATGATTTTATCTATCGTCTTTCCTCCATATCCCTCGGCCTTAAGCTTTTTGCCCGGATTATCTGTCCAGTAAACGACAGAACACACATTTTTATCTAAATAATAATTATCTCCGAATTCTTTTCGAATGAAATAATCGAGATATGTTAGGAATTCTGGTGTCGCAACTGCTCCGGCGAATTGAGCCGCCACAGCAAATACTAGGTTGATAAATGATCCACAAAATGACTGTAAATTAGTTGGTGCAGTTGAAACGCCTCCGATGTTGGCAAGTCCATTAAAAAGAAACGGGTACATCGTAATTGAAACACAGTACGGATAAAGACTTGTTTCGTCATGTTTATATATTTCATGAGCGTCGAGTTGTCTACTGTACTCGTTGGCCAGTTCTTCACCGAATAATTCCTTAATCTTATCTGTTAACATTAGTCGGTTGGTTCCGATAAACAAGCGCTTAGGAAGTTCTCCGGCCATCGTTGCTACGTTTTTATTTTCAACATTGGCATTGGCATCAACTTCTGAGCCAGTCGCAGCATTTAATGCTGCTCTATATTTATTAATAAAGTTTGCTTGTGTCCTATAACCCTCGTAGTTCGGCATCCTCTCACCTCTCGTTAACCCAGATCATTGCCTGTTGACAATTCTTAATCTTGCCATCAACCTCGAGCATCGGAACCGTCGCAAACCCTTTTCTAATCATCTCTTTTGTGTCGGTTACCACATCATATTCAATATTCTTTTCATCAAGCTTCTGCTTTAACACCCTACACTGTGGACACCCAGTTGTGTATAGCACAACTTTCAATTAAACCAACTCCTTTCGTATGTCTTCGCAATACATAAGCGCTCTTTCGATCCACGCATCCTTCGTCAAATTAAAAAGCTCTTTGAGTACATCGATTGCATTTTCTGTATCATATAAGGTGCGATTTGTGTCTACCCTATAATAATCCATGATCGCCTCGGCGATTTCATACCCATAGTCCATATTGCCCTATTTGTTATATGTTTAGAAAAATCAAAGCCCGACGGTAATCGGGCTTAGCTACAAAACACAATCGATACAATCGTACCAGATTTGTCATACTGAATGTAATACATCCCGTTTCTTATTGTATCAACATGTTTAACATCGTTAAAATCTATAACAAAAATGTTCTCGTCGCTTTTAAGTCTCACCCCATATCCGAGTTCTTCTATATCAGGTTTTTTAAGTTTCATTCTAATAGCATTACTGCAAAGTTTACTTTGTAAAGAAACAATAATATCCCCGGCTTCACTATTCTCAAAAATCTTTCTGACTTCCTCGTTCAATATTTCTTCACCACCTTTACAGAAGACTCGAACATATGTTCTGCTCCGTTATTATATCACCGCCTTATCTACTTCGCAATAGCGTTCTAACATGGCGATCATATAAGGTCTTATAGAGCGTCTAATCTTTGCTGGATCGCTATAAAATAGGTAATCATTAGCAGCCTTTACAAGAAGACCATTTTCCTCGTCTGTATTTCTCCTCTTTGAAAACATCTCGTTACAAACGTCATATCCAATATTGAGCCTTAAATAGTTAACGAATCCTGAATAATACAAATTTGCCATAGTCAAAGGTGATCCAGCCTCGTTCGACGCCCGCCTAAGATATACGGTGATATTGTATTTGCTATTACCAGTTGAGGGAACCAATCCGCCCTGAACCATAGGCTCACACGGAATCTTTCTTACTCCAGTGCGGCTTCTGGGATGTGGATTTAAAACATAATCTATATTTTGTACGACATTAAACGCCTCGCAAAGTTCTTGTGAGATAATTTTGATTCCACGTTTAGTATTGATTGTCTTTTTATTGTAATCGAAGTCATTTTTGCGCAGTTCAAACAAATCCTCGGGAGAAAAAGCTACGCCCTCAAAAAATGATCTGATGATAACCTCGTAATACTCCCTGCTCAAGGGCATTTTCTTTACTATGCGGTTAATGTCATCCCCATCATAAAATTCCACTTTTATCTCAGAGTTGCTTACGATAACATTTGCCGAGATCAAAGCGTCATCACACACATTTCCATGAGTTATCTGACGATTTGTGATTAGATAATCATAGAAGTTTTTAAACGCCGCAATATAGTTCAGCACGGAGTTCGTACTCTTGAAACCATGTTTTATTAAATACTTGTATAAATCTGGTGCTTCAAATTCGATTGGTGTTTTTTGTAACTCGTTACAATACTTCTCCAGCTCTGCACTGACAAGCATATATTTATTTGTATAATCGCCGCCAGTGTACTCCTCGACAATTCTTTTATAATCCTCAAAATTATACATAGGCGTTCCCCTTTCTGCTACAATAATACCCTATATCTAACTTGCAGTCAATTTAGAGAAGCCCATATTTAATTTTTTAGATATCTCCCCGCGCCGCTAGAGTCCCATATGTCATCACCTCGCAATCCAATCACCCTACAATGTTATTATACTGCCCTAATTATAATTTGTCAATCGCATAAATATTCGGATACCACGAGAATACCCTTAACCTTCTTCCTCTTGTAACAAAGCGATAGGTTTCCCCGACCTTTATTACCGCAAACATATCTGACGAGTTAAACTTTAATCTAATCCATGAATCCGTGATCTCAAACACTTCTGGTTCGCCAGACTCGTTTTCTGCAAAGATTAAATATTTTCCATTTCCTCCAACTGGCTTTACTTGTTTATCTGTCACGGTCGCTACCGTCTCAATCTCCCGCCCGAATGTGCTATTAATAGCCGGAGTGATCCCAAGTATAATAATCCCAATAATAAAAACGAACCATATAATAAGAAAGGCTAAACCATCTTCTAAATACCTCATATATCTCCTTAAAAATGGCGGGGCGTGCAGTTTCAATCACGCGCATCTCCTGTGGATTGCGTAGACTTTATTGATTTATCACTCGCCGTGACCTGCCTCGGCGTCATTTCGCCTATATATACTGCGACTTGCAACATCCAACTTGTCGCGGCAGGATTGATAGCGAGCGCTGTGTTCACCCCACAGACGTTCCACGTATGGAGTCCTTATTGTCTTGGCAACTTTTAATGCTTGTTCACCCGCCATCGAATTTAATTAACATTTCGTCTAACAGCTTTTCTGTAACTGCCTGACCATGAAGATTCTCACTGATCCAGTAATTATCCTTTGCCATTATTAACTTATCCTGCCCAGTCGGATTCCGATCAATGGTGGCGTACACATCATGATTAGCTACCCAGCTTTTAATGGTTTCTGCTTCACTCTTCATCCGCAGCCACCACCTGTCTTCTAATTAAACCGCTCACTGTCTCTCCACCTCTTATTCAGCCCGCAACAATTGAATTCATCACATCTGCCGCCGCGATAGAAGCACATCGGCTCAAAGAGTCCGCTGAACTCAGGGCAGACATCCAATACCTCTCGGCACATCTCTTCTACAACTTCTCTTGTTTCTGGCGATGCCTGAGTACAAAGCCTCTTTCTGGCTATTGTCAGCAACTCCTCCGCATTCATCCACCAGCACATGGTCACTGGTACGCTCTGCGGTGCTTCTCCGCGATCATATTTATCCTGACGATCATTGCGCTGAGTCGATACAAAAGGCACTGCGTGTACATGACGTACCAGATGCACGGATACCCAGTACGGTATATCCGTCAGCCGGAAACAAAACATCAGCGTCCGTATGGGCGAATGCTGTGCCTTAAGCAGCTTACGCTTCCACTCCATTGTAGGCGGTTTGCTACTACTCTTTGATACAGTTACTAATGTACACGTTTTGGCCAGTTGCCAATCTTCATCTGTGGGATATTTTAAAACTTCAACCTTCATATAAACATCCTCATAATCTCCTTAATTGCCATTGCAGTCGGGGACGAAAGCCAGCCGATCAGATCGTATAAGCTGATCGAAAAGATGACGAATATGATCGTCCCGATTCCCACCGGGAGAAGTGTATAAAACGAATCATCAAAGGTATACCCGTCTCTATGGTCGTACTTCCATGCCTTTACCGTCATGACCGCACAGAGCGCCAACATAATTGCCGTGAAGATCACCATAAAAACGCCTTGAGCGATGTTCAGCTTCGCCATTTCGGGGATCAGAAATTTGGCTGAAGTCCCAAGTTTATCGCACAGATTGTTAATAATCTCGTTTACTTCTTTACTCATCTTATAAACACCTTATCGCAATACTTTCTTTTTACCTGTACTTGGCTTGGGGCATTCCACGCAGCCAGCTGCTTAAAGAATTCGGTCGGAGGATCTTTAATCAGATAAGCAATCCTATCACCGAAAAATACTCCACATATCGTCTCACTTGACGTAGTGAGCGTGAATGCTGTGACATAAGCCCCTGTAAACGCCTGTCCGCTTAAGCCGCCGTGCCAATCAAACCCAAGCGCTGTAGTTCCCCATACTTGACTGAAAACAACTGCTTCAATATCGTAATGAAACCAATCATTTAAATGAAACAGCTTTTCAACTTCAAGCCTGAACTTATATTCCAGTAACTCTAAATTCGGATATTTCATAATCACCACCACATAGCCGGAAACACAATTCCAAAAGTTTCAAACGCACTCGCGGCCTTTTCATTGGCCCTGACCTCGTTTTCATCCATATCGTCGCAATGTTTAATGGCATATTCGAGATAGTCAATCATCATCTTAATAGCTTCTTTCTGAGTCATTTCAGTTGGCTCTACTCTATAATAACAACGCGCATCGTCTTCACGGTCTGTGATCTCAACAAGACGAGGTACGGTAAATTTATAATAATCGAGATCTACAATTTCACTGGCTTCTTTCAAAAACATCTTTAAATGAGAGTAAAGCCATCCAGCTGCGGTAAAATATAAGCCCCAAGTTTCTCTCGAATCAAAACCATATTTGTTGCGCTCTTCGTAAAACCTATCCTGTCTGCCAAGCTTGTCTATATCTGTAGTGTTGAAAATACATATCTCGTCAGACGAAATTCCTAAATCGTTTAAATATTTATGTTTCATATCTACTCATCCCATGGATCAAAGTCCCCAAACGGGCATTCATCACAATAACTGACTAAATCGCCATCTTCATCGTAATAATAGTCGTCTCCATAAATCCGACACTCTTCGCAAGGATCAAAGTCATCCATGATTTCTACTCCCTATTCAAAAGTTCTTTATATTTGTCGAAATACCACAATGCCTTTCGTATATCCTGTTCTTCGTTGTCCTTGTCTTTTCTACGCCATAAATATTTGTAGCAATTTAAAAGCGAGAATATCATTACCCTTTCTTTCCCGAAAACATCTTCCATCGCATCAATGCACTCGACCTTCCCATTCGCATAATGCTGGGGCTTATTTACTGGATCAAAATCGCTCATTTAACACTCACTCCATAGTTCATATCAGTCATGTTTCTTTACCACCTATACACCACATTACCAACCCGAACAATATACTTATCATTCTGTGGAATCTCATAACATGAATGATCTGTATATTCTGGGTAGTACGGCAAAATCAACAATCCTTCAGTATCCGAAACCAACCAATCGTTGTAATTACAACTCGGAAATATATCCTTTGCTGTTAATGGCTCACCAGTCTCTCGGTCATAGACCTCTATCCCGGGAAACTCGGGAAGATCATCAAAAATGGCCATCCCCTACCTCCTCGTTAGTATATTCATCAAACCAATATTCAATGTCATCCATCAGGCAACTCCCATCACATTCTGCCTCATCGTATGTAATGGTTTCCGCTAATAGATTTAGAACATACGGGGAGTCTTTCTGTTTACTTAAAAGATTGTATGTGGCGTTTAATAATGTCTTTGCTCTACTTACGGCGTCTTCCATCCATCTCTCCTATTCCATGCTCTAATTGCTCTATCTTTACAAATATCGGTAAATCCTTCCTGATCGTTTTCTTCTAAAACCACCGTTTGTTTACATGCGTTACAGAAAATCCCTACACTTTCATCAAGATAGCCGCTAACTGGAACGATATATATATTTCCAGTTCCAGCCCCACAAAATGGACACGGTTTACAATCTGTGGCATTCTTCATCATTTTTCTCACCTGTTAATGGACAAAACGGAAGCAGCGCAGATATAAATGTGTCGCATCCATCAATCTGGATTTGCAGCAAGTCGCAATAATAACTGTAATCATCAACCGACATATCCCATTCCGACAAATGCGGACAATCGCAAGGACAGTCGAGGGGAAACTTAGTCATTCATCCATCCTTTCTTTATCATCGTTCCATAACCACTGTGGCAGTGTCATACTACTAGGAGATATTTTTACTGATTTAGAAACATATCCGCAACTATAGCATTGATAGCTTATTATCGGCGGTATGCTTGCTGTAGATACACAAGTCATAATTCCTCTACACCTCGGGCATAAATAATTCACTCCATCCACCCCTCTGTCACCTCATCATCGACTTAAACTGTTCCTCAAATTTCCTCATTTCCTCTGATTTCTCGTACTGCTTACATCTCCACAACTGCTGTCTTCCTTCATTGACAGTCCGCATATAATGCTCTGACATGGTGATTTTCTTCGCAGTACATCGGTATCCTTTTCCGTTGTACTTACAATCCAGTGACGCACAAATTACTTTTGGCATTATTCTCCGCTTTACCTCTTATATCACATAAATCCGTCCCATTCTTGCTTTAAGCTGTTCCACAGTTTCTCCATTTGAGTTAAGACCACAATTAGGACAGATCGCATTTGGAATCACATTGTCGTAGTAATTTGCATCTGAATATCCCCATGCTTCAAATTCATGCTTGCACTTTTCACACATAAAAACAGCCGTGAAGTCGTTCCTGTGGCTATAGGTTATGTCTTTTATCTTCATTCCTGTTCACCTCTCATATCCGCGTCAGCACAGTAGAAGTTATATCTACGTGTCCCATCTGCCAAAGGGCAATAATGATAATTTGGTGCAAAATCATTTTGCCATGTCGTGTCCCAATGTTCGCAATCCTTACACCGTATGATTTCTGGCTGTTCTAGTGCGGAGATGGCCATTCTCAATGCTTTGCGATAGTTGCCGGACAAATAATCATGATGCAGACGCATATCATCTTTAATCATGCCAATGGCTTCTTCTCTTGTCATCCTTCCCGCCTTTCTGCACCTCTCATATCCGCACCACAATTCGGGCAATACTTAAAATACTGTGCCTGTGTATCCCAATCGTATATGGCATAACACTCACTACATTTAACACGACCACTGTTCTTTACAAGTAACGTGCCTTCCCACTGCCCTTTCTTCCGCTCTGACAGTGCGGATGGCAAAGCATGAATGTTTGAAGCAACTGGATAGATGCCTGACTTCCATCCTTTATCTAGCAGTTTAATAACATCATCTTCATATATTGCTCGTCTCATCCTGTTCACCTCTTGTTTGATCCAATGTTGCTTTAAGGTGACTTATTTTTAAATTCATAATGCACCATCTATCCTGTAAACCGCCCGTCCAATCATATATGACGTAATTAACGTATCTCGTTACCTCTCGCCCTGTGTATTTTTCACCATCCCATTCTTTTAAATGCAGATAATCTCCGGCCTTAAATCCCCTGTCATTCTTTCGCAATTCAAATGTTTTTTCTCTTGAGCATACTGCATCGAAATATTCCGGAAGTATTTTAAGTTCATGAATCATCCTGTTCACCTCTCATATCAGCACTACAAAACGGACAATATTCCGTAAAATCCTTTGTGATTTCGCCACACTTAGGACATTCATAATAGACTATCCACTTCCCCATCTTCCGCTGTGGCTGTGCGGAGGGCAATGATTTCAATCGCTTTTCTAATCCTCTAAATGACCCACAAATCAAACCTTCATACCAATCCTTCGCCGCATCAATCGCGTCATCAAGATATATTATTTTTCTATCATTCATCGAAATCCCATCCTTCCCAGTCAATCGCCTGTCCGCAATGCTCGCAGTATGTTATGCGCTTGCCTAGAAAGCGCCAATGTCCCAAATAGTAACCGCACTTTGGGCACACAGGCTCTTTTTCTCTTATCCCCCACATCCTGCTTGTGGTTTCAGTTGGCTTTCGTGGTGTATCACGTTCCGGCTGTGCGGATGGCATCTGTTTAATGTATTCCGTTGCCAATGCCGCACCGCAGGCAATCCCTTGTGTGTAATCGTTTCGCATTGGGTCAGCAGGAAATATTTTGTCAATTACTTCAATCGCCGCCTGCCTGTAGATCGTGTCCCCGACATTTGTGTCGGGAACATAACATGGTATTTTCTTAATGCCGTTGATTATAGTTTTTGCAAGACATATCCATTCTCCGCACTCAAACTCAACAATACGGATTACATCATCTTCATCAATTAGTCTTCCCATCTTCCCGCCTTTCTGCTGTTTCTTCAATCCGCATCACATACCCTTGGTCTTTGAATTGAAAATTGAACTCCTTATCACCAAACAACAGATACTGAGCGACAGCACACAATGCCTCATGAGTAACCTCCGATTTGTTTCGCCAAGTATCGCCTTTAGGGTTAAGCGTTCCCGCATAGATTCCAAAAAGGCCGCACCCCACATGATATTCAGCCATTATTCTTTCCGCCTTTCCGCATAGCCACAATAGAAATCTTCATCATGTTCTACCCTTAATTCGGGACTTGCTGTGCAAATATAGCGAGAACCGTTTCCGCTATGTATTCCATGCTCACATTCGTAGCAATTAATAAATGCCAGTCTTACAAGGCTCATTGGGATGCAGCCATTCTCATCCTTAGCAGATTCGAGAATGTTTAAAATCTCATTTTTCACCAATGCGCATCCTCCTCGTATGGAACCCTCACCATGTTAAACCAATCCATAAAGCCATCTATGTAATTTCCTGTCTTTTCTGGATCTTGAAAATTCTCGTATACCTCGCCATCATAACCAAGCACATTAACATGACCGCCGAATAATGACGTTACCACGCCAGTCGTGTACCCGTCTGTAACTTCGTCCCCAACTTGAAGTTCCTTACCATGAGTCCACTTCTCATATTTTTCCACAACGTTCGGGTAACTCATTTCTAAAACATGAGGGATACTATAGGCATCACCAAAACATTCTTTAATCTCCTCTGGCTTCATGCTAACCACATTTATGATAAGACTCCATGCACTTTCATAGCCGCGTCTATAAGCGTTTTCGCATTCCATCTTTACATATTCGTAATTGACATCTTGTTCGTCTTTTCTTCCTCGGTTATAGATTTCCTTATCGTGATCCTCTATTGGATGTAGAATATGCTCAATTCCGAAATCATCAAAAACTAAAGTTTTCGAACCTTTAGCGCGGAACACTGCCGTTTCACCGTGAAGAGTGGACTTCCTTACAAGCGGCTCATCTTCAAGTTCAATGATATATTTCTTACCCATATCTCCCCCGTGTGCTTAGAGATCCCCGAAATCCCTTTTGAGTTCATCCATTTCATTAGACAGCTTTTCGATCTGTGCCTTTACCAACTTCTGAAAATCATCATTGGAAAGGTAAAAATTATGTAGTGTCCCATCGATTCTCAAATGAATCATCTTCCCAGATCTAGAATCTGCGAAATTGAGACAGTCATGAAACGTATCTAGTTTTGGGAGAAGATAATTCTCGATCTTTGTCTTGATTTGAAAAGCGGCGTCAAACTGTTCATTTGTCATACCCTACCTCTTCCTTTATCTATTGCTTTAACTATTTCATCTGCGGCAATGCCCTGAGCATATCTTTCCGAGCAGTACACCCACAGGTAGTTCTTTACTTTATTACTAAGCCATTTCGGGTCGTCGCTATGTGACGGGACGTATGACATAATGTAATACGTTTTATCAGGATCAAGATCACGAGAGTAATAGTCTAAATACTCCTCCAGATTCATGACGTAATGCGTTGTGTTGGCTGTCATAAATCTAAGCGGCGGAATATATTTGTGATCATATATTTTATCGTATCGATCTACGCCTATATATTCTTTGTGATCCTTAAAGAAGTAGCACTGAGCCGCCTGATTACATCCCAGATCGACGATTGTAAAATCCTTCGGAATCAGCTGCGAAACAGGGAAATACACATGTTCGAAACATAAAAACTCAGAATCTAATTCACTCATTCCGTACTTCAGTTTTATATCCAACTCCCCTTGTGGAATCAGATCCCATAACTTACACGTCTTTAGGCTCATACGCTTTACACCTCTTTTTTGGATCGAAATACTCTCTACGCTTCATTTCAAATCCATCTCTTGGTTTTTTACATTTTCTAAAGATTCCGAGAGAAGTCTCTTTCTCTTCCAGCCATTTACATGTGTAGCATTTATACTCTTGCTCTAACCTAGCCCGCTCTTCCTCTGCTTTCCGCCGGAATTCTCGATCTAACATATTTCTTTTCCAGTCAGAAAGCTTTAAGAAATCCCACACAGGCCAGCCGTTTATAATGTCATCTGTTAATTTCTGGTAAATATCTTCTTTAGAAGAGATCCCCCATAGATCGTTAACGAATTTAAATGACGCTACATAATTCGCAACAGCTTCTTCATCAACCTCACACTCTCCAATTTCCATTTCTCCAAAGGTTCTTACCACATCAACCACCGCCTGATAAAATCGTAGCTGTATTATTAATTTTTCATTCGGAGTCATCATCTTCCTCGATCTTATAGAAACAATGTCTGTTATATGGTATTCCTAGATATTTTAAAAATGCTCCATGTATAAAATCATCGGTTAACTCTTCTTGTGAGACATTATGGAGAATATATTCTATTGTCCCTACAAATTGGGCATCGAATATTAATGTTAAAACCACGCGTCCCTGTACTCCTTCCAATTTCTAGGCATCGTATCCTGTTCATATTTCCTCATCTTTGCGACTTCTGCGGTATACTGCTTATAAGCGATGCAGTGGGAATGACATCCCACCTCTCGCTCAGAGCACTGATAACACGGTGACTTCAAAATATTTTCCTCCCTGTTAGAACCATGACTTTTTCTCGTACAGCCATATCCGCTTCATTAAGATCTCCCCTATATGTCTGGATCAGCTGCTTATATGACTGATTCTGTGCTTCCAGATTCTTAATCATTGATTTATACTCGGAAATCTTCGCATCATTTTCGGAAATCATTTCTTCAAAACTCTTTGTGATTTCCGCGATTTCCTTTTCTTTCTCTCCATAATCCGCTTTTGCCGCCTCGATCTGCTCCAGCGCCGCACTCATAAAGGCTTTGTCATAATCCTTACCAACACCGAGATCAATCTTATAAAGCGTAACCACTGTGTCGCGATCTGGATCATAGATCACCACCCACAGATCTTTTACATAAATCTTTGACTTCCCCGATCCATTCTTGAGAGACTTGCCGGAGTAGATCAACTTCCCATAGGTAATCATCTTTTCAATGTCAATTCCTATATCCTCTTCGTGCCGAGATATATAGACCGCAACATCGGTTTTGTTTTCTTTTGTCATGATCCGCTCAGCGTACCGCTCTTTGGCGTGTTGAGTAATCTTCATAGCTCCCTCCCTCTGTAATGCCCTATCTACGATTTATTATACAGCCCTATTTCTGATATGTCAATTGAATTCATCGGTCACGACCGAGTAGTCCTTTACCCACCACTCAAGATTTGAATAATCTTTCACCCAGCCACTTTCTGTCTTCTTTGATTTCGGCTCACGCTTGCACTTTCGTAAAAATAGAACGTCTCCGTTTCTAAAAGGTGTATCATTAAAGGCCGTTTTGATTTCAGGGTTCTTATAGAACTTTCGTTTATGCACTTTAAGCTCACAAGTCTCTCCTGTCTTTAAACAGTAGGCGGTAAAGCGCGGAGAAAATTTGGCATCAAGACCAGTTACAAGAACAAGTCTGGAGTTAAGTTTCGGGTCTGAATACTCGATATATCCTAGATACTCAAGCTGATACTGGATTTGTGTTATGACGGGACAAGGCGGCGTCTGACAAGTGTCTTCATAGTATCTAAGCAATTCACGGTTTCGTATCTCGGAGAATCCACCAACTACAATTTTGGTTGCATAAGGCAGCATTTCTGGACTGGTAAGATCAAGACCAAATTTCTTAGCAATCTTCTTCGTACTCCAAGCGCCGCTCGGCTTTTTACATTTTTCAAGATCTGCGGGGTCGATCATATTCGCCTGTATCCACATATCCGCGTCGATCTCTTCGATTCTAGTCGCAGTTTCCTTATCAGAGAATCTTCGAATATCTTCTACTTCAACACACAGGTCGTTAAGTGCATCCCTTTTCAGCGTTTTCCGAGTGGCTAAATCATCAAACCGCCTAACTAAATATCCCAGCTTCTGCGGATCTCCAAAATCGGAGAAGAAATTTAGCTTAACCAAAACGTCTAGCTGATTGCTTCTCAGACTTGTTTTTTCGCTAAGATCATAGAGGAGATCTACAAAGTGATCGTAATGATTTTCCCGAAGCGAATACATTTCTTCTGCAACAATCTTGTTCAATCCCTTTATGCTATCTACGCTCTTATAGATTATTCCATTATCTTTATCATAAAAGAATCCTGCCCTTGATACCCCAAATCTCGGCGGCATAATCTTATATCCAAGTTGCTTTATTAATTCTACTCCGGCGTTGAAATCCTTTTCTGTCTCTGCGCAATTTAGAAATGCCGCACAAAATTCCAGTGGATAATAATGTCTGTAGTAGGCGCATAAATATCCGAGCATAGAATATCCTGTTGCATGATTGAAGCCGAATTGGTAGCTTGCGCTATCCTCAATAATTTTAATAAACTGCTTCGCCTCTTCCTCGGCCTGTTCCCGTGGTTTATCAGACTTACTACAATATCCATCAAGGATTTCCGGCAACGCAGCCTCAAGCCTATCTGCCTGTTTTCTTCCTATTGCTCTTCTTACATTATCTGATGCGCCGCCGCTAAGTCCACATATCTGCTGTAGAAACGCAATTGTCTGCTCCTGATATACAAGATATCCATGCGTATTTGACAATAGTTCATCAATCATCTTTGATGGATTGTGGTACTCTTTTAAAGCAATAAGATTATCTCTATAACTCGCCCCACTTGGTCGAATACAGGCGTTGCAGAGGGTCATATCGTCGATTGTAAACTTTCTTCCATGCGCCTTTACGTTTTTGTAATACTCTTTAAGAGTCCTAAACGCATATTCAGATTCAAACTGGAAGACACCAACAGGACTTATCATCATACTGTCAAATACATCTTGATCTTCCCAGTCTATATTAGATTCTGTAGGCTGTGGATTATTTGTATACTCGCATACCTTTTCAATAATGCCAACGTTTTTTAATCCGAGAATATCGTATTTGACAAGTCCGATCTCATGAAGCTCATCCATATTAATTGGAAGTATCTGAGCACCATCTTTTTCAAAAACGCTGTAGTTATCAATAAGATCTATGGGAGACACAACAATTCCGGCAGGATGTTGCGATTGAGAAACAATGCAGCCTACAAGTCCGTCATAATATTTAAATATGTCTGGATATTTTTCTCTGGTTTTATCCTGACTTGTCGCCCACTCCTGCTTAATTTCCTTAATTTTAGCAAGCGTATATTCCGACTCCGCTCCATTCTGTTCTGCAATGATTCTATATGCTTTACCTATTGTGTCTATAACGGCGGCGTCTGCCAGAGTACCAACGGCTAAGATGTATGCACACTTACGATACCCAAATCGCTCAAACATATGCTGATAAATAAACGGCCTATCATCTTTAAACCAGTCCGTGTCGATATCGCCAATTTCCTCGCGATATTCATTGGCAAATCTCGAAAAAACTGTATGTCTTTTTACAGGATCTACATCAATAATTCCAGTGATGAACGCCACTGTAGAACCGCCAACAGAACCACGGCACGGAGATGTATAAAACCCCTGTTCTCTCGCCCAAACCATAAGTTCCGACATAAACAGCATGAATCCAACCATGTTAATCTTACGGAAAACATCCATTTCTGTTTTAATGTTTTCAAGATACTGTGGGTTGCTGCCATCGATCATTCCGGCGTCTACTTTTTCTTTATACATCTTCATTATACGGTCGGACATTATTTTGTTCTCATCCTGTCCCTCGTATAATGTAGGATATTTGATAGATGTATCTATCTCAATCGTTTCTACAGAATCTGCCATTTTGTTCGTGTTCTCTATGGCCTGTAAGACCACCTCTTTTGGCAATGACCCCTGTCTAATAAAAGCGTCAACCAGTTCGTCATATGTCTTAAATGTCAGATCACAATCATTTTCACTATCACCCCAGTCTCCGTCTGTCTTTCCATACTTTAGGATGATCCGGCAATCTGCTTTGTACTGATCGAGACTATGTGTATCAGTTCCGGCAATAAGTGGTTTATTTAATTCTTTTGCCAACTCATAAAGGAGCCGATTGTATTCCACCTGTTCGCCGGAATGGTATTGGATTTCGAAATAATCATAATGCTGTACGAGTTTAAGATATTTCTCTCTTCTTTCCGAGGTATCCTCTCCATCCGCGTCGGCTGCATCTAATCTCTTTCTAAAACTCCACAACGGACTAGCCAGACAGGCAGAGATCTTTATAATATTGTCGCTGATGCCTAAGAACTCATTAAAACTAATTCTTGGCTTATAATAGAAATGATCTGGTCTTGAAGATGCGCTGATAAGACGATTTAATTCTACAAACCCATCTTTATTCTTTGCGATCAGAACAGTATGATAATTATCTCGAATCTTGTTTTCTTGATCTTCTGTTTCTGTTAAATAGCATTCGATTCCATAAAGGAACTTTAATCCGCTTTTCTCAACATAACTTTTTTTCTCGAACCAGTTATAAACATTACCGTGTTCAGAAAATCCTATGGCTGTCATACCACAGGATTTTGCTTTGTCCACATAATCTTTATAACTGGTTGTGCTATCAAGTAACGAATCCATTGTGTGACAGTGATAGACACAATAGTTACTCATTGCAACTCCTTATTGAATGTCTGTACAAAAGAAAACCCCTTCTGTGTTTGCAAAAATATTCCTCGCAATATCTTGATAAAGAGTAGATGTTACTCCATGTGCATCATTGATCGAGTCTGTATAATACTGAGCAACCCTTTTCTTAAAAAGAACAAATTCCATTGTTCCACCCAGCGCTTCTCTAACAACCACTGACGAAAAGACAGGATTTCCTTTAAAAGCCTTTTCAAAAATGGCCGCCTTAGAATCTTTTACGGTGTTCGCCGGAATAATACTAATCGCCACCGATACATTACCGAACGTTTTCTTTGACGGAAGGATCTGTGCCAGAGCGATAGCTTTCTCGTTGTTCTCGACGTACATCCGAATAATATTCGCTCTCTCGTCATATTCCAGTATTATTTCGGGATCTTCTCCAAACAGCGCTACCATTTCATAATAATATTCAAACCAAGGCGCAATCTGTTTCATAATTAAATTCTCCTTCTTCGTAGCCGCGCCGACAGTACTCACATATCTCTCTCTGTCCGCACAAATTTCTACAGTAGTAATCATCTCCGGCTTTTTCAATTGGCGTCCAGTCATCTCTGTCATAAAGATTAGAGATCCGCTCTATTGCCCACTGTTTTGCTTCTTCGAACTCCGAAGAGAGCCACGGCAGCTTAAGCCACTTGCGATCTTTAAATAGGTTCCACCACAACTCATCTACCTTTCCATATTCTTCAATAACAGGAATACTGTATAGATATAGCTGCCGCTTAAATCCTTCAATTGCTTCAAGATTCTTTTTCGATTTACTTAGCGCCCCTTTAGATGTATAAGCGAGCGAATGAGATTTGTGGTCAAGAATAATAATTTTTCCTGTTTCCTTCTCTCTTAAAAGTAAATCAATATATCCAATCATTTCATGCCTTCCGACCTGAAACTTCACTTCTTTTTCAATACCCAGAACATCAAATGGTGACAGATCGAAATCAAAGCTATCAAAATACTCTTTTCCTAAAAAGAAATACTTTTCTTTCAGATCTCCGTTTTTCGTATATGGAGCATCCATCCATACCTCATCATCAAAATGATCTTCGTAGTAAAGGCTTAGATCGAATAGCCCCAGTTCACCTTTTGCGTACTTCTCGAGTATCGAATGTGCGAAGGTTCCGTACTGCCCGAAGAAATTATCTCCACCACTATTACACTCGATATAATGAAGATAAAATTCTAACAGGCACGTATAATTGATCCGGCTGAAACTCCACGTCATTGTGTCTAATAAAAAATTTTCACTCATCTTCGTCGTCACAATCGATATAATAAATTATTTGCGCACCACAATTTGTGCAATGACATTCATGAATGATGCCAGCTCCCATGATTTCATAATCGCTGTAATCAAAGTCTGAATCCCATATCACAGATCTACATCCGCAATGAAAACACTCATACAACTCTTATTCTCTCCTTGTATAGTTTTTCCCAAATTTCTCTCCCTTCATCGCACGGGCTATCCTTTTCTTTAAGCAATCCATTTTTATCAAAAATAACGGACACATTTGTAAACCGATTTAATTTCTTACCTTCCGCTAAAGCCTTTTCCCAACATACGTCCTGATCAAACGCTAAGACTACCTCGCCCACATTAAGTTTTATAATGACTTTAATCTGTTCATCGTTTAATCGAGATGTTTCCGCTGATACGCCATAATCATATCCCCACGCATCAACCTTCATAACAGATTTAATTCCCTCGAATATAATCACAGTGTTCTTTGCTTTTATATTCTCCCTGTTCTCGTACATCCCCTGTAAAAAGTCCGGCGTTCCAAGCTTTTGATAATTGATATACTTTGATATCCCAAGTGTCTTATATGCTTTAAATCTGGTTCTGCCTTTAACTCCGATCAGATTTCCATCATTGTCTCTCACAGGATAAACAATTCTGTTGCCGTTGGTATCTATGCGTATATCATATTTTTTAATCATTTCATTCGTGATTCCTTCGGCGATCCACTCCTCTGGCTGACCGTCAATCACCTGAAATTTGTCAAGATAAGACGAATCTAGTACCTCCCTCTTTGGCTTTTCATTAACTCTTTTTATTCTTTCAAGAGTTTTATAAAAACTCATCGAGGAGCACGGAGCTATCTTAATTATTTCTTTTCCAGAAATCTTTTCCGCTTTCTTTACCGCATCATCAAAACGTAATCCCTCATAATGCATTAACCAGTTGAGAATGTTGCCACCTTTTCCACAACCGTGGCAGTACCAAAGGTTTTTGGACGGCGTAATAAAAAGACTGGGATTAATATCCTGATGTTTACTGCAAAGTGCAGCGTATGAATCCGATCCGACTTTTTTAAAAGTATGTGATTGCTCCGCATATTCTAGGAGATCAATTCCGTTACATAGTTCGTTAAGTTGCTCTTTATCATACATTACTCAAACGGCATATCTTCTGGTATTTCATGTTGTTTCGCATCACCAATTCTCATAATATTCTGAGAGAAGATTACATCTATATAATCGTCGTCTCCCATGCTTATTGCCCCATTTCTGTTTTTATAAATTGAGATCTTATAATTACCAGACTCTATCCCATCTCGTTGAATTAATTCCGGCGATTTTTCTTCCCAGCTTAAAAGTGTATCCGCATATCTAGTTGGCTTTTGCGAGTCCGCAACCCTCCCGGTTACCTCGTTCTGCTGTAGCCCAGCTATAACTGGCACCGAGATTTCCGTACTGATTACGTTCTTTAAAAAATCCGTTGCCAACCCCATCGATTGCGAAACTTCCGCCGCGCCGTACATTGTCCCCGGCTTTAAATAATCAAAGATAACAAGCCCAAGACCGATTTTGTTTTTCCACTTTCTGACAAGACCCTCGATTCTAAACTTATCAAAAGTGTTAACATACTCGTGAATCAGCGGCGCTTTCCTCAGGATCTCAATTGCTTCCTTTACCTTTTCGTGTTCCTCTGGAGTCATCATTCCAGTCTTAACTTTATGCACCGTGACCCCGCTTACTGAAGCAATGGCTCTTGGCAGCCATACCTGATCTGTTAACTCTGTATCTATCAACAGCGTCGGGACGCCAAGCGCGATTGATTTATGAAGGCATTCAGACAAGAAAAACGATGATTTTCCTTTACCAGTTGCCCCCATGACAAGAGTTAACTCACCGGGGACAAGTGTACAATAATCATTAAGCTTCTTAATCTTAAAAGGAATTCCGTAACCGCTCGGCGAACGCTTGTCCATTATATCTTTCCATATAGAGTCAATCTTCTCACCAAGCATAACAGAATCCGCGCCATATGCGTATCGGTCAACAATTTTACTCAGCCCGTCGTTACAGAAGTCGTTCAATTCTTCAAGTCCGATATTAAGATTTTCACACTGCCGACCTAACGATGCAGAAAAGGTTTGTAGTTCCCTTCTAAACGCATATGTAATAATCTGATCCTCGAGAACCTTGTATTCTTCATATGTTCCACGAGCCGCGTATTTGCTAAACTCGATATATTTAGAAAGATCTTCAAGCCCATGCTCCGCCATAACCTTTTTTACCGCCGCGTTTGTTGACATAACGGTTTCCAGATTTAGGGCGTCTATTACTTCGACTCCTTTATTGGCAAGAGTCTGTATTCCCCAGACCAGACATTGATTTTCCTTTTCGTAAAAAAAAGTTGGTCTAAGATTGTTTTCTATCAACAAGAAGCTAGGATTAGCTATCAGCGTCGCAATAGTGGTGGCTTCCAGTTTCGAATCATAAAGTAATGTACCCAGTCATCATCACCTCCTGATTATTGCCCCAAAACCTTTTCCTTTGCCTGAGTTACTATATCCATCAACCTTAGACAGATCATCTTCGACTATAAATTCCGTTTTCTTTATAGAAGGTGTAGCCTTTCGCTTTTTCCATGCGTCTTCTATCTCGCTGTTTTTAGCTATGTAATAAAGCCCCGCCGGATTTCTTAAATTAAATCTATGATTAACAGCGTATTGCAGTGAAAACAAAATATAATCCGCAGAGTTTCCGTTCTTAAAAATCAGATTATTTACTACACCGCGTAAGTAATTCCAAATTGGATTCGGATCAATCTTCTCTTTGTATAAGGTAAGAACTTGCTCAATCGTTTCTTTTTCGTGATAGCAATCCTTGTGATAGTATGAGTTTCTACCTATTAAAATAGCATCCTGTTTTGATAACTCACGACTATCGTGGCGGCAATGAGTCCATCTGCATTTTACGTTATCCATATTTACCTCAAAGGTCGCCCGACCTTATTAAAAGATCGGGCGCTGTTATTTACGAGAAAGGCAATTCTTCATCAACTCCATCTGCAATTGAGGGGTCAAACTTCGGCGGTTCCTGTGTTGTCCGCGTCGTATTGTCGTCTCCCATTTCGAAGTCATACACATAGAAATTTGTGTATGTTCTTCCGGCTTCCTTTACATATCTCTGTTTAACCGCAACTCTAAGAAGCTTAATCCTCAGCCGTGGTCTGTCTCCATCAGGGAACTGAAGCGCTCTCGCTTTATCCGCCGCAGCGCCGCCGAACGTTACGAAACCACTGAAATCGGTTTCATACTCTCCGGCAATAGATTTAAATGTTCCGTCCGGCTGTCTCTCTGCCCTCAGCTTTGATGTTGAAATTCTTCCCTGTACAAAGCCGCGATCTTCCTTTACTTCCCATAGTGTTGCATATGTATCATTTGCAAATGCCATATATTATTTCTCCCTTTACTCAATCGGCTTTACGCCTTTAATTGCAGCTAAACACTCCTGTGCCTTTTCAATACTCTTAATTGCATTCGGGTTTCCATTGGCCGAAAACTGTTTAAGCGTTGCCATAAGCTGTTCGTTCTTTGTACCGCCAAGCGCTGTACACAGTTCAACGATTTCCTTTTTAATAGATTTAAGAGATTCCTCTGGGGAAATTGAAGCTTCAGCATATGTTTTAGGTTCTTTTACTTCAGGCGGAATATCGCTGCTATTGGCCCAGTTATAAAGCTCTTCTCCATGCTTTTCTGTTAAGACTTCATATCTGCCATCGAAAATTCCTGTGTTATCTTTATCTGCTGTGCTCACATGGTTTCCCTGATCAATTACCAAAGATACCGTATACTCGTATGAAATATCCTTGTCCTGCTGTGCACCCAAGCCCACCTTCTTCGGAACCTGTTTTCCATTTTTCTCCTCGAGCACCCATGTATCTTTTCCTCTAGCAGTCGCAATAATATGAATCGGAGAATAAAGAATTTTCTCTACCATCGCACGATGTCTTGGCTTTAACTTTCCCCAATTTGTAAACGAATTTCCGGGCATCTTATCATGAATATCATTAATCGTAGCCCACTCGTGAGAGAGAGAGTCAATAATGCATACCTTATAACCCTCAGCAATTGCTAAATCGATTGCCTCAATATATTTCTCTGGGGTATAAGGATCTTCAATTTGTAACAGATCATATTCCCATCGATCCGAATAATATAAATCTCTGCTACCTTCCGTGCCAATGTATGCAACTCTACTTCCGCACTTATTTGCCAATCCTGTTGCAACCCTTAACGCCCCGACGCTCTTCCCTGATCCTGAAGGGCCTGTTAAGAGTGTTTTTGTCCATACTTGTTTCCTTTTTGCAGTTACAAATCCTGCCATTCTTACCTCCAATAATCATAACTGTCTAAAACACCACTTTTCCCTATCCGGCATTTCTCTATATTCGATTATGTTCGCCGTGCCGCAACACTTACACTTCACTAACTTTGTGTCATAATCTATCCCCCTAAAATCCCAATACACATCTTCCCGCTCGTTGTATTCGAATTTTTCTTTACACTTGACGCATACCCTTGTCGCCGCCATTCCTATACAGATTTACTGATGCTCTCGGATAGATAAGGCATGTGTTCCACATATTGTGGTTGGTGTCATTTGCGGGATAAATGATATTGCCAGTTTCTAAATCAACAGCTGCTCCTCCAGTTCCCTTCAGATAAACCTTTCCTTCACATGTGAAAACTGTACCTTCTCTGATCTTGTCGAACTCCATCGATTTCTTAGTCGGCTTTTCTCCGATCCACATAAGTAATTATTTTCCTTTCTTTATATTTGTGATATAGGGCTTTACAGATATTATATTACCCTATTTCGTGTTTGTCAACTTTTAAAAAAGCGATGCCATCATTTCAGCCGCTCTTTCCTTCTCCTCTCCCTTGGTAACAATATAACGCTGGGTTGTGGTGGCGTTCGCGTGTCCTACACAGCGACGAACAAATTCGATATCCCCAGTCTTCTTATAAAGGATACTGCAATATCCGCTACGCAGCTTGTGCGGGCTAACGCCATGACCGAGAGCGGCTGCCGTATACTTCTCTACGACATTCGAAAGCGTATTCCCGTGCATCTCCCTTCCTCTCTTAGATAAGAAGAGGTGGTTATCATCACGTTCTCCACGAATCTCGATCCAGTCCTTAAGCACCTCGATCATACCGTCGTTAAGCAGATACTCGTGGCGCTTATTTCCCTTATCAATAACAATTAATTTATGCTTCTCCAGATCGAGATCGTCCATTGTAATATTACTGAGCGCCGTCTTTCTCATTCCTGTGTTCATAAATAGTAAAATGATGGCTAAATCTCTACGTCTGAGCGTCTCGTTCTCTTCTTTCCTAATCTCTCGAACAATCTTCTTAAAATCCCTTTCCGTAAGCATGACACGAGATTCATTAATGCGGTCGAGATCTCTGTTCTTCGGTTTTCCAATTGAAGAGATGTAGTTCGCTTCAATCATGCCCGAGCTATAAAGATAAGAAAGGAAACTGTTGAGGCAGCACCATACTGTAAGCTGATAAGAGTCAGAAGTATATGTAATTTCTCCGTTCTCTTCTTTGGTCTGGATAGAAAGAAAATACCTCATAACAACGTCTTCGGTAATGTCGGATAACTTTACGTTTAAGACGTTAGGATTGATGAACTGTAAAAAATGATGGACTTTACTAATATAATCTCTGCAAGTGGCCGCAGTTCTACGCGATGCCTTGAGGCTGAGATACCATCTCCCTACATATGGAGGCATCTTCGCAACCTTAGCGTCATTCTTCTTTTCAATAGAAAGTTCGCTATGTAATCTTCCGTTCATATTATTTCCTCCTTATTTTATACGATCTCTTCTAAACTATCGATTGCATCAGAAAGATATTGTGACGCCTCATCTAAACTGCTAATTGCATCTTGAGATTCTTCTCCCCTCATAGAGTATTGAAGCCCCTCTGGCATACTGTCAAACGCAAACTCCTCATCGTCCTTTACCTTTTCTAATTCATTATATAATTCGTTCAAAGCGGCGCTTATTCTTTTAATTTCTTTTCTTCTATTATTATTCATAAAACTCCTCGTAATTATAGAATGTTTTTCCGTTAAGATCTTTTAATTCCGTTACTCGTACCACAACATTCGTTCCATCTACGGATTCGTATACATAAAAATCACCTTCTTCCATCTCACTGACGAATACTTCGTTTTTAAATTCAACACCTCTCTTTCTCGCATAACTCATCAAAGTGCTCTTTGTTCTTGCTTTAAAAGATGCAGGTCTGTGTTTACGATAAACGACGGGATCATCATCCTGAAACCAAATACAGACATATACATTATTATCTACAACAGAGTCCGAAATCTCCATTGCGATATAGTCTTCAATTACCCCATTCGCAAAAAATGTTTGGAGTCTTAAGTTGTTATCACCAAACTCAATCCATCTAAAGGAATCAATCAAATCAAATACTTCTTCTCGTTCAATATTCTTTTTATATGTTTCCTTCAAATATGACTTGGCTTCATATTCATCCTTTGCCTTATACAATTCCGGCGTTCTTATTGGGTTGTCTGTATCCACTACCATTACAATCCACATTCTTCATTCCTCAATAGTGCAAATCCTTGCTCCAGCTACAAGTACAAAATCGTGCATTTATATTATTATCTTCTATCAACTCTTTTCTCGTTCTTTGATTCCCCCACTCCATAATTCCTTTAAGTTTCTCAATCTTGTCCGGCGGTAATGTTTCTTCGTCAACTATTTTTTCGAATTTAAACGTATCAACATTTACTAATATATTGCCAAATCTGTGAGCACAGAGTACAAAATATCTCTGATCAGTATTGACGTCTGCATACATAACAGGAGCGTCTGGCAATTCATTAAACCCGTATCCTTCAAACTCAAAACGCTTGTCTATTGCTCTATAGCCATCTCCAACACTTTTCTTTTTGTCATAAAGGTAATATTTTTCACCTTTATTAATGGCCTCTGTTTTCCACTGCTTTCTTTCAAGTGCTCGCTTATCCCTCCATTCTTGTGATTTATTCCTAATTACTTTTCCGTTTCGCGGATTATAATAAATTGTATCCCCATATCTAACAAAATGACCATTCTTAAAAATAGGTCTTACTTCAATTGAGTATGGAATACCTGTTTCTGTATCTATTTTGTGACCATATCGGTTAATCCAAAACTTATCGCCATTTTCTTTTGCCCTATTTCGTCTACGATTATCCGTATAAGCATCTCTAGTCAGATTATAAAAATAGATAGTTACGCCAATAACGATCATTATAACAGCAAACATACTTTTACCTCCCTTCCAGCACTCTTCTCCACGCTCTATTTTTCAGATCTCTCGGCATCTTCTGCTTAAAAACAAGTCTTACATCCGGCTCGTCAGCATACCATTTCCGCATTGCGTCATACACACCGTCCATCTCAAGAATGGTTGGCTTTACAAACTTCGTACCTTCATAATACCAACTCAGCGTCATTTCATCAAATGCTTCTAAGCAATGCATCTCGCCATCCTTTACCTTAAAAGCAACAAATGAAACTTTACCAAGATTTGCAGGATCATTCGGGAATACTGCAACCCAGTGAAATCCGTTTCCGTCATAGTCGGCTTCGCTTCTAATAATTACCTCGATTATATTCTTTGTCATTACTCAGCCTCCAGACTATACTGTTTTGATATAATTTCCGTCAGGATCATATACAAGATAATTCATGCCGTTTATCTCATATCTGTATCCGTCTTCATCTATCATGCCGTGGTAATATCCACGATGTTTAACATACTGTATCAGCCCTCTATAAGGTGTGTTTGCGTTAATCCACTTTACAAACTTCTGTTCCGCCACATCATCAAACTCATCTTTGAAGACATCTACTCCATTAGAGTAATACCACTTAACTTTACCCATTGTATACCTCTGCCCAATAAACTGCCTGTTCAGCCTTATCGACGAGTCTACTATATGTACTCACCATAAACGCATGGCGATCATCGTCCTCTTCAGGAATCTGTTTCGCTCTATTAATCATCGTCTCACACATTTGAATCATATGGTTACAACGATCAATAATAGCCTGTTTGTTACGACGAGTGCTTCTTACATTCTCAGGAAGGTTTACCTCTTCCCAGAGGCCCATCGGCTCAAGTCCATACTGCTTAAAAAGATATTCAAAGTTCATGCGTTTACCTCCGCTGATATTTTTTCACAATAATGTTCAATTGCCTTTCTGTTTTCCGGCGTATCAACCCATCCAAAATATCTTCTGTCAAAATTCTCTGGCAACTCATCAACAGGAATGATTTTGCAGAAGCCAGTTCTCTCAGCTTCGATTGCGCAAGCTTCATCGTCATACCCTTCAGAATTCGTGTCAGGAACAAGGTACACATCTCCAATTGCTTCGATTTCAAGCATTCCCGTTCCATCGAAATCGAAGATATCGTATCCTCTCTCACACGCTTCTAAAGACCATCCTTCTCTAAGTGCATACACAATCTGTCTCTTTGTAGGTTTTACATATGCCATATTCAATCTCCTTTCGCTTCAGTTTATTTAATTCGTGGCGTGGTTATCCGATAGAGCGGTGGTCTTCATCCACAATATCGTAAAAATCCGACTCGTAGATGCTGTTTACTCTGTCATCTGCTTCGTAGTTGCGGATCGCATCTCTCGCATCCGTGACGGTCGCGAATGCCTCAATAAATGTTCCTGTTTCTCTGTCTGCCGTGTAAAACATGGTGTGGGATTCCTTTCTTCTCTTAGCCGACCGATTTACACATCAAAGTTAACTGCGTGATACGCCATCCATCTGCCGTTTCGCTTAAACAGTTTGTACCAACTCGTAAACGGTCTGCCTGTGCAGTCGTAGTATGACCAGTACTTGTCAATATATTCCGCGTCTCTGAAATAATCGTCCGCTTCCCTCTCATCCTTAAGATCATCAGGCAATTCGATCAGGCAAACGTAACCATCAATTCCGTATTCCTTTATGATCCTGCGGTCGGAGTCGCGGTGGGTATAGTCGCGAATTGCACGTTTCAGTTCTGCAAGATCAGCATCCGCCGGAAGATTTCTAATCAACCAGTAATTAATTCTCAGATCGTCTTTGTTCCTTATGGTAACGGTCATCTACATCACCATCCTTTCTCTTCATCATCATCGTCAAGATCATCATCAGGCTCTATTTCAAGGTCTTCGGAAAGTACAGATGCTCCGAGCAATTCTCCGATTCCCTGTTCCCATTGATCGCTCCAATCAATGAAGAACGCTTCATCATCGGATATTCTTACATTTCCGTATTTGTCTACATACACATTGTCTGTTTCGCAGTCATACACATTCAGCGTCAAGCTGATTTTTACACGTCCGTTTACTATCATTATTTAAACCATCCTGCCTTTTCATACTCATCCGTCAAATCTGCTTCATAAACAATTCCGGCAACGCCGATTCCCGAATTTTCAATTGTGTTCATTACTGCGTCAATATAATCGCTTTCCCTCTGCTCATCGGTTAAGATAAGGTCTACGCTAATCTGAACAATTGACATATCAATCTCCTTTCGTCATTACGCATATACGTTTTCGCAAAACACCACATCATCGTTGCAAAAAATTTGAAGCGTATATGATCCGTCATCGGGTTCTCTATACAGGCCAACTTCAATTTTGCGTCCTCTAAAATCTTTACTTTTGTACTGAATGATTTCGCCATACCCAGACCATGTGCCGGGTTCTAACTCTTCCCAATCAGGAAACATATTCTTCCAGTGCATAAAACCTCCTTTCTTAAAATGCGTGAGTTTCGAGATATGTTTTACAAGCTTCATAACGATCAGGACAATTCTTACGAATATCTTCAAGTGTGTAACCGTGTTTGTTTGGATCGAATAACTGATAGTAAAAATCCCATTCGTCCCAATTCTCTTCCTCGGCGACCTGTGCAAGTGCATCAACCTCATCGTCAATTGCTTCCTCGCCGTAAGTTTCAAACCATACTTCTTCGTTACATGTAACAACCAAACGTGCGCCGACTATCTCATGGGCAGTCTGAAAATCGCTACTAACAAGATTCGGATTACTAATATAAACAATCGCGTCATCACTACAATGCTCAAGCTGCCTCTTCAGTTCTCTTACTGTCATATCAATTCTCCCTTATTTCAAAATCGCCATACGTGATACTCGCTTCGAGGTAATCAATCCCAGCCTTTCGAAGCGTTTCCCTCATCATTTCCTTTGTGTCTTCAATATTGGGATCCTTAAATGTAATATTGAATGTTCTCATGCCACATCTCCTTTCTTACCCGTAAGAATGAACTCAACTGCCTTCTCTGCCTTGCTTGCCGCGCTCACGATCAGCCGCTGATCGTTATTAAGCGCTTTCAGCCATCCCTGAATATAGCCCGCAGAATTATTGAAAGTCTTTTCAATTTCAATTCCGCAGTGATTGACGAGCATTGCTGCTCCGAGTTCCGCAACCAACTCTTCCTTACTGTAGTCTTCGCCGCCAAACGCCGCCGACTGCCCAGTCGAAAGTCTGTTAAGTCTGTGAACCGCACCAGTCGAGTGCGTCAACTCATGGAACGCCGTCGAGTAATACTCTTCCCTTACAGGGAACTGGCTCAGCATCGGAACAACTACCTCATCCGTTGTCGGGGAGTAGTAAGCCTCATTGCTCGGCCTGTCGTTGGTAAAGGTGAGAGACGTTTCCCTCGTCACATACTCAGAGATGATGTCTTCTGCTTCCGTAATCGGATCGTGCTCAACGATCTCGATATCTTTCCGTTCAATAGTCGTATCGCCGATCCAAAATACGTTGTAATACCGCAGGATCGGGATCGTATTGACAACGGGCTTTCCGTCCTTATCTTTCTCGTTCGGATCTTCCTTCCGCATGATCTTCCAGAAGACTACGAACTCGGACTTGGCACCCTTATTTACTTTGCCACCCATCTCCTGCACCTGTTTGAAGGTGAGGTAGCCGTCGTTATGGCTAAGAAGAAGCTGATTCAGCAGTGAGTAGCGGCGTTTCGTTTTGTAGTTGTACGCTCCGTTTACCGTGCCAGTCCAGCCGCGCTGCCACGGAATGATTCCTTCCTGAAGCTTACTGATGATTCTGTTTGTAACCATTTCATAAACGTTCATGTTTCCCTCCTTATTTATTATCTGTGCAGATATATCCTTCGTCGTCTAAATACGACCGTAATTTATCTACGTCCCTTGACATAGCAGCTTCTACAAACACATACCTTCCTTTATAGAGTTTGTAGAAATCATGGTTGCCATCAATTCGATTTGTATAAGTCTTTGTTTCCGTATCAAACGCAACTCCGTTACAAGTTCCGTCTTTGCGACAATGACAATATTTTAAAACCTGTCTCATACCTTCCCCTTTCATCCAATGTTCAATATCGCTTACATCTTAATTAGAATGGCTTCCTTTATTACTTCGGAGAGTTCTCCAGTTGCCTTATCAAGATCGATCACGATATCGGGAGGGCAATCTCCGTATTTAATACCGTATTCGTCCTGAATCTTAAGAAAAACATCCGTTACTGCATCATTGAGCAGTTTAAAAATTCTCTCGTACATATCATCCAAGAATCACAGAATGCTCTGCATCAGTTACATGCATAAATGAACAGGTGGAATAAATTGCGTACTGCACATCTTCCTGATTCGTAGTAAAACCATAAGACAGATCGTGGAATCCGTTCCATTCCTCATCGGCAGGCACAATTACGTTGCAATCGCCGAATCCATATTCAATCGCTCCATCACACAGATTTCTAAGTTCGCTAATCGTCATCATTTCACCTCATCAGCCCACATAACAAACCACATCATTTACAACATCCCAGACATCTTTTCTGTACTTGATAATGTCGCACAACAGAGACATATCAACCGCATCGACCGAATAAGTGGTGCGGTCATATATATCCTCTGGATTAGGAACATCTTCAAGTTTTCTATTTGCCGTCATTGCTGCATCGATAGCCCCAGTTTCCGTTTTGGCATTTACAAGAAACTGTGTTAAATCAGGTTCCCAAGTAACCAGCCACAGCGTCATTTACATCTCCTCCCTTCATTCGCATACATAACAGTCATTGTTCATCATCCCAGAACCCTCCCGTCAAGAATGTGGTCAATGGTATTTAATGTCACCGCGAATGACTCGATCTCAGGGATTGTCATATCAGCGCATTTCCTTACGGAATCCCTGAGATCAATAAGAGTTGCCTTTGCGGTAAGAAGCCGCTCCCTATCTTCCTTGTTGAGATCAACTCGCATATACAGATTTACGTTAAACATATTAATTCTCCCTCCACTCTTCGATCTCTTCGTCTGTGAAATCATTTTCAAAATCCATTGCGTACCAATACTCAGCCGGAGAATTGAACTCACCTTTCGGATCTGCGAGATCGTACAGTGCGTCCTCTTCGTCCTCATCAATGTCGTAATTCTGATACTGATCGTGAATCCAGCCCAGCACCCACGGAATCGACTTCGTCTTCAGTAACTCTTTTACCTTATCTGCTCTCATCATTTTCTCCTTTCAGAACGAGAGATTAATCCGCTCGTTAACATCCTCACTAATTGCGTCAACCAGATTCTGCAAGAAGGAATAGGTTACCTTCTCACAAAATTCGTTCTCAAGTTTCGCGTACTCCTCGTCCGTTTCCACATCGGTTTCGGGATCTTCAATCCCCTTTGCTGCACAAAATGCGTAAAAGAGATCAACCGAATTCCATCTGAGATTGTCGTCGAGATACTTGTCGATTTTTGCGAGTGTCATATTCAGCCCTCCTTTATTACCCTATTTATGATTTAATGTGCATTGAAAACAACGTGTTCATTTGCCTTAAGTACCCAGCACCCTTCTTTGTAGAAGTGGCAAGCCGAGCAGTTGCCGCCGCAGTAGTACGCACCGAACTCCGGCGCAGTCGTGTCTCCGTTCTCCCAAAGAACGTGTGACTCAGGAACGTGATGCGGATTGCTGATCTCCATTCCTTCCCATCTCGAATAAATCGGATGCACATTAGAAGGAAAGCCGAAGTTGTCAGGGTTCATATAAATGTAATCGTCAATGAAGTTATTGCATCCATCGTAATTCTTGGTGAAGAACAAGATGTCCGTTCCCTTATTGTTATCTCCGACTTTAGCAACGAAGCTGAAGTCATCATCCGTAAGATCGCCACCAACATTCAGCCGCAGCTCCGTTACGAATTCTGCCTTAATTCCGTCGTCGATCTCCTGCCAGTAGCGGGCGGGATCTGCCATGTGGATCGCGCTGTTCTGCGCTCTCAGATTCACACATCCCTTCTGGATGCAATCATGTCTGACGTCGTAGCAGTTCCCTCTGCAACCAGAGCAGTTGGGGCAGTCAATAATCGGAAGCAGTGAAGCTGTACGACAGTTGACACCCGTCTTCGAGTTGCCGGGAACAAGTCTGACATGAATGTTTGCAACATCTTTCAGGTACTCATCCCTCAGCTTCAGGTATCTTTTTACGGCTCTCTGAATTGCCGCGTTGCCCCACTCGCCCTTTCTCTTTGCCATCTTGCGCACTCCTTTCGCTTAATATGTGCAACCTTTAGGATAGAACTCATTCTGTCTCCAGAAGTTGGACTCGTTTGCCTTGGAAGGATAGAAACACTTTAAGCAGTCATGCGGGCATTCCATCCCAGCCATGATGATTTCCTCAAAAGGAGCGTCTGGATCTAAGACGCCAGCGCCGATCCGCTCATCTCCCTTAAACAGCTGATAGAAGAGACCTTCATAGTCTGCGAGCAGCATTCGTAAATCCAACCATGTTTCAACCATCATTTCTTTTACGAGCGTTCCGTCTTCTGGATAATTTGCGTAATGTGTCAGATCATCATCTTTCTCTGCTGTAATCACAATTCTGTACTTCATATCCCTTAATAACCTCCGCGCCCAATCTACACGATCCGGCAAATCGTTTCCGCAGTATTTAATCTCTTCCTTTAGTGTGTCTGAGATCGCATCATAGTCTCCCTTGAGCAACGCATCTTCAATATCGCGAATATAGAAGTGTCTTGCGTCATCTGGCGGCTCGACCATATCTAAATCTGTCATAAACTCAAACATCTCTTCCGCGAATTTTCGTATGTCCATTGCGTTACCTCACAGTTTGTAAACATGAACTCCGTCCTTGGTCGCTTCACAGAAGCAGCCCATCTCAACGAGTCGGGTGATAATTGCGGGCGGGCATTCCTTAATCACAATTCCCTTAACGCATGTCGTTCCCTGAAGTCTCCCGAACTGAAGCGTTACAGGTGATGTGTTCTTCGAAGTCTCATAGATAACCTTGACAATGTCGAATTCGTTCATTTCGCTTACTCCTTTTCAGTCGTATATAACCTGATTTCCATCCTCATCTTCAATAAAGAACAGTTCTGCATCATGTCCTTCCGCTTCCCATTTCTTCTGTGCTTCGTCAACCGAAGCCGCATCGATCCACTCCTCTTCCACAACTGTACGGATATACACAACTCTATATGTCCCCATTTCGCTTACTCCTTTCACATATCAACCGTGATCGTCCCCTCGACTCCATCGCAATGCGTCTGTAAATAATCAGCGATCATCTTCGCACAACAGTTACTCCATTTCTGTTTTGTCCGTGATATCCGACAGTGTTTTTTATAATCCCAATACTTCAATTCTTCGGCGCAGAAATCGCCGATCCTGTCATCATATTCGTTTATGTGATACAGTACCGCCTCGGCCTCTCCGCCATAACGGCTTACAATGTACATCGGATTATCATTGTCGAATTCGTCGATTCTCTTAACGCCACACCAGTCGTAACACTCATCTTCCGTTCCACAGGCGAAGTCAATAACCTCACCCACCTTCATATCATTTACAAGCGTTGCAAGATCGATCAGTTTCATTTCCCTCATATATTCTCCTCTCAGTGATCTGTACCATGACCGCAGATAATCAGTTCATCGTTTTTCTTTCGCCGGATCTCCATTCGAAGAGGATCAGAGGGATCATGCCACGTTCCGTAGAAAACGCACTCCTCAAGATAGTGGTCGGGATCGAGATCCCAGATCCCTTCCAGATAGAGTTCGTAACAATCAGCCATATCCATCTTGTCGAAGATCTGTATCGGTTTCTCTATTGCCGAATAAATTTCGCCTTCCATCTCATACTTAACAAGAAACATTTCTTCACTTCCTTTCCGTCCACGGCTCCGGGAGCGGCTGCCATGCAAGTACGTCATCGTCATCAAGATCTCCAAATAACATATCATTCCATTTTTCTTTTCCGCTTCGTGGATCGCATGATCTATGTGCCGTACATACACTCGGAAGATTCGACCTAAAATTCAATGGTTTTTTAGAGATGAGTACATATGTTCCAACTTCTGGCAACCTCTTACTGCACGGTATCCACCCCTGTTCTGGCTGTGCAGGCGGCTCGGTACTAACAACTCTGTCGCAGTAAAGTCCGCCATCCGCTTTCGCTCTTGTCATGAGTCTCAGGAAGAGACCCATCAGTTCCGCGAACGTGTCGTCATCTGCGTAGTACTCCAGATCTTCGTCCGTCGTTTCGCTTGTGATATCTCCGTCCGCAACTCCTGCGTAGAGCCACGGCATGAAGATATCCTCGTTGTTGATGCATCTCACAAGTGTTTCCATTGCACGGATTACTTCCGCTCTTTCCTTAAGCTTCATAGATGATCTCTCCTTTCCCATCTTCAATAGTGACTACCTTCAACCGCTAGTGTTACATGGTTACCGCTCCCTTCTTCTAAGATCGATCATGTCCTGCTGATACCATCCGTACTGCACCTCGGGATCGTTATAATAACCGTCCAGAAACACCTCGCCATCTTCTGCCCACGCCCTCTCATACTCGCGGCTCGCTTCGGTTGTGTTCATACCTTTTGCCTTGCAGTTCTCCACAAACTCATAAATGTCGATCATCTATATCACCTTCTTCCTTGTAATGTCCATCCATACTCAAAGTGATCTGCTTTACGAACAACAGTTGTTGCACCATCCGTAATAATCAGCTTGTGTTCTTCAACGATATTTCCTTTCTCATCTGTAATAATCACTACGCCTATACTCATATCTGCTACCCTAATTTCATTTTGTGGTCACAAAATCGAAATCCCTTATTTCAGTCATGTTACGTTTGCCATTGCAAAATGGACAAAACAGCATCTTTAAATGTCCTCTCTTTCTCGCCCGATCCATTCGCCTTGGAATAGGAAATGCGTTTCCGCACTCGGGGCATATACATCTGCTTATGTTATATTTCATCTCTCCCCGTCGGCACCCGTACTCGCAGCCCCGCACCCGCTGTGTTCGTAGCGAGCCACGGCGGAACTGTACCTCGCGTTTGCCTTTTCCGCCTTTCTCTTAATTGCTTCTACACACTTTTCCTCAAACTGCTTCTGAAATTCGTCTCGAAGATCCGGCCACTTCGTTGCAAAGTCAAAAAGGTAACTGCGTTCCCTACTTCCTTCGTTGGGCATCCTAGTAAAAAAGATCGGTATCCCAACCGTTTTCCCTTCATATTTTCCAAGATATACTCGATTGTCTTCATAAAACAAGATCGAATAACCGCCGCCCATTGTCTCAACAACAATCGTGTCTCCGATCTCCGTTGCTACATCACGAAAGGGTGACAGGTCAGCCACCATCCTTCTGTAGAGATCCTCTGTGTACTCGCGGATTTCCGTATCAATCCGCTCGATCTCTTCATCCTGTCTCGCAATCATCTCGTTAAGTTCTGCATTCAGCTTCCTAATATCAATAAGTCCCATCTCATATTCTCCTTATTCCAGTACTTCAAAGTGTTTATTGTTTCCCTCAAGCCAAGCGACCAGATCGTTTGTCCAATCATGAGTATACTCACTCATGAATGTATCGAAGTCGCATTCGTTCTCTTGCAGTATTTTGTTTTCATTGAGCCACTCAATAAGATCAGCTTTGTCCAAGCTTAAATACGCGGTGTTGTCGTCTCCGTACTCAGGATTGTCCCACCAATCACTGTAAATATTATCTGCATAAACACTAACCACGACATATTCATTGCTCATATTTGCCTACCTTTACTTATACGAAATCAAACTGAGGATTGTTGCGTCTCGCCAACATACGGCGGCACATATCCTTTGTGGTATCATTCCAGTGCTTCTGTCTATCTGTGTATCTGCCATCGGAAAATACAATTCCGTTGTTGCGGATCATGTGAACCCAATAGTGGCAGTTATCTGTCCACATTGCATTCACGTCTAAGCTATACGGCATCTCGTCAGGTCTAAAAATCGTGGTGTCCGGGTCAGGAATTGAGATATAATCCTTATAGCTTCGCTTACAGAGTCCGAAGAACCAATCTTCAAATCCGTTAAGCGACATGAATGTCTTCTGTTTATCGCGCATAATATAGTCGTTTGTATACTCCTCGTAATATACGGTCACCATAGTTTTCTCCTTTCAGTTAGTTATAGAAATACCTATTAATCCGCTCACTACACGCGCCGCTCGGCAGTTCCCTCACCCCAATCGCAGGAAGGTAACTGACATAGTAAAGATCCAGATTGTAGATCTCCTTAAACTGTTTCCCTAACCGCTTATACCACCTCTCTTCCTTATTCTCTGATTCCTGTGTGTATCGCGAATTGCAACTGCGCTCGTTGTTTGCGAGATACAGATTCCGTTCTGCCAGACCGCAAAGTCTGTAGAAGCTGTTCATCATGCGGTGCGCTTCCCTATAGTCCGCGTCCGTAGGGAAGTCGGTCTTGTAAGCAACAAGCCTGTCGATCTCCTGTTCCCTTAACTGAGCAATCGTCATATTACACCTCCAACTTAATCAGCTTTCCGCCGCATCTGCCACATCTGTAGTACATATAGTTGCGAGTAAACTTGCTCGCCCTTCTCCGTCTTATAACGCCGCCGCATCCTTCGCATCTAAACTTGTACTTCACGGACTCTCTCGGCTTTACGTCAGCAGGATCAACTCCCTTTGACTCAGCCGAATTGGTTCTCGTGATGTCATAGCCAAGGCGATCCTTCACCATCGCGGCATACCCCTTCCATTTCGCTTTATGGTTCATACAGCCGTCGCAAGTATGGATGATCTCGTGATACAGCGTGTTTCTCAGCCCGTCATCGTGGTTTCCATCACACAGCAAGTGGTTGATGTTGATGTGGTAGCCATCGGGACGCCGCTGGCACTGACCCCATCGCCGCGCTCTTGTGTTAATTGTGAAATCCCTTATGTTTCCATAAGGGATTCCGATATGGTCAAGCTGAACCATGCAGTCTTTTGCGATTGCGTCAAGATAGTCTGCGTTACTCATCTAATACATCACCTCCAATCGCTTCGTTGTATCCAACTTCCTTCAGTCCACGATCATAGTAGATGTTTGAATGGGCATATCTAATTCGGTTGCCATCATAGAGCCTGATAAATACAGGGGTAGGAGATGGAATACATTCCGTCGGATACTCTCCGCTGCTCCACAAAAACCCTCGTTCTTCAAGCACTTCGAGCAGATGTCTTAACGCGTTTTCCGTTGGAACTTTTACAAATACTTCACTCATACATAAGCACCTCGTTTATACCGACTTCTATATAGTTATCAAAGTAGAGTCCACAGCACATTCTGTTATCAGAACCAATCTTCAAAAACTTTGGAAACACGTTCGGTATCCAGCCGGACGGCCTCTGTCCCTCGACCCACCTCAAGTCATCAATCGTATCAAGGTGCTTCAGCACCTCACGGCAGATGTTTTCCGTTGGACAATACACAGAAAATTCCCTCATCTTTTCCCTCCAATCATCTTCATAATCATATTTGCCTGTGGCGCATCATCGATGGTGGCGAGTTCACCACCATCAAAGACGTATTTGAACAGCGCCACGGTTGCCTTCCTGAACTCCGAATCGGAGTCGATATACCCCAGCAGATCGACCCAATCCTTCTGGAACTCGCGTTTCGGTTTCTCTGCAACCTTGACGACGGGCTGTGCGACCTTTTGACTCGACAGATCAACCCCGAGCACCTCGGCGATCTTTCCCTTAAACGCATCGGTCGGGATATACCCGTCTCTGCGAATTCGACCGAGCGTTGTCGTAGATACGTCAAGCTGCTTTGCGAGCTTGGCCTGTGTCATCTTCTTCTTGGTCATTCCTGCGGCGATCTGCGCCCACATCGCCTTCCCTGTCTGTGCCTGTTCTTCGCTTGCAGGAGGGACAATTACCTTCTCGCTCTTGTCCATCGGCTTCATCCCATACCGCTTCGCTATCACTTCGATATCGTTGCCAAACAGGTCTTTCAGCTTGGCGTAGGTTCCCTTGGTGATGCTTCGCGTTATGCCACGCTCAAGCGTGCTGATTACGGACATGCTGATTCCTGTCACCTCGGAGACCTCGTCCCTTGACAGGCCGGACTTTTCGCGCAGCCTTCTGAAGTCACGACCGAAAGACGTGAACTCCAAGTCGTCTCCGCACAGTTCCCTTACAGAGACATTGAACTTATTGGACATAGTTTCGAGGACTCGGGGATCGGCTTCGTAATGGCCGTTGAGGTAGCCCGCGAACTCGTCCGTTGTGATACCACACATGGCCGCCGCGTTTGCGGCAGTCAGGTTGTTATGCTCTAAGATGTTCTGAAGATTATTAGAAAAACTCATTTGCATTTCCTCCCCTTAAATCAAATCGTGTAGTCGTAGTAATAATCGAGAATGTCGTTGTACTTTACGTTCGGATAAGTCATGAAGAACTTTCCAAGCGCTTCATACATACTGTCGGCTTCTACATAGTCTTCCACCTCCTGATTCGTTTCGTGGTCAAACCACACGAAGTATGTGATCTGGCTTTTCTTATTTGTGTTGTAGTACTGCCGGGTCAGCGGACTCCATGTCGTATCCCACGAATAACCGTAGTTGTATTTCGCTTCAATAAACTCGAAGTACGGAGTCTCATCAAGCTGCGCTTTCTCCATGATCTTGATGACGGCTTTTATCGTGTCGTACATCTCGGTTACCTTGACGAACTCTTTCGTGGTGTGGGCTTTGTAATAGCCACAGGAAAGATTGACGCTCGCCACTCCACACGCCGGAGACAGGTTACAGATGTCTGAGAAGCTTCCCCAATCTTCCCGATATCGGGACGTTTCCGTTATCCAGTCCGTGAAGTCTGGATTGTCGCAATCATAAAAGACCGCGTCGTTACTGCCGCACCGATCCAGTTCGATCAGCATCTTCAGAGGTTTTAACTTGTTGATGTATTTGGTTTTCGTGAACTTATCCGACCCGACTCCGCCGATCTCCTCATCCTCACAGAAAAGAATTGTCGGTCGCAGTTCCGTTTTCTCCAGAATCTTCATGATTATGAAGATGCCACAACGATCATCACCCCCGATCCCTTGCGGCGAAGTAATCGTGTCGCTCCCATACCACACATCTTTTACCTTTTCCTTGTGGACGGTATCCAAATGAGCCGTGAGCAGAACGGGGACGTTTGTCCCCTCTGCAAACACGAATCCGTCTTCCTTAACAGGGTTATAGCCCCGCTTCTTAAGAGTGTTATAAAGGTATCCCTTGAGATCCTTCTGGCTTTTCTTGCAAATTGATACAAATTTCATTACGCAATCTCCTCTCTGTTTCTGGCGCACTCGACACAGCACTCGTTGTCTGCGTCCCAGTTGCTTTCGGTTACCCAGTGGCCACACTCCCCGCAGTAGTAAGCGTTGTTCTCATAAACCCACTCGCCTACATCATCGCAGTAGTGGTAGCCGTATTCCTCGGCGTTCTCTTCCGTTGCGAAGGTGAGACCGTCAACCTCTACGCGATTCTCCCAGTAACCGCGTCTGTCATACAGCCACTCCTGCTCGTAGTCGTCAAAGATGACGTCTCTGCACGTCTCGTGACGCCACCAGCCATCGTCACACAAATGGTATCCGGCGTTTTCTGCGCATTCAGCGCAGCAGTATACGTTTCCATCGACCTCAATGTGGTCATAGTCGTCACGTCTGACGACGCATCCGCAGTTGTCGCAATATATTTCGTTTGCACAGTCGCGGCAGACGATGCAGTCTTCCGTATGGTGACGCTCTCCGCACTCGGGGCAGATCGGATCAGCGCCGACAACCATCGGCTGATCGTTCTCGCTTCCCTTAAGGGTCGAGACGTTGCAGTTGTCAAAGTTCTCGTAATCGCGGTAATGAACGCCGCGAGAGATGATCGCGTGCTCACAAGCACACGTTCCCTTCTTGTTCTCCCAGAGGTTGGTAAAACCAAAGCACTCGGAGATCACGCGCTGAACGATAGCGCGGATCTGACGGTACATATCCTCGGCACCGCTATCGTTGTCCTGCGGGTAAAGGCGACCCTGAACAAGTTTGTCTTCGCCGAAGTGGAACATCTGGCGGTTGATCTTCGGCTGAAGCTCGTAGTGCGTTCCGTCATACGCCGCTTCAATCGTGTAGACTACAAACGAAGACGGATCGAGCATGTAGCTTTCCGTTCCGCCGGAATACATGCCGGAATAGTCGTTGGGCATGTCCCGGATATTTGTCTTGTCAATCGTGTGGCAGGACGCCCACGAGTTTCCGAAAGACATGGTGTAGAAGTCTACGGGATGAAGCGACAGGATTGTCCACCGCGTGATCTTCAGCGGATTGATTCCGTCCGCGAACTTGGTGTACTTTCCGTTAAAGTCCGCGTCCTCATCGAACTTGTACTGATGGCAGATTCTGCGCACGTTTCTGGAAGTCTTGCTTCCGTTGTGCGCCTTCAGCCACGGAAACGCGGCGTTGATCTTATCGATCTCGTCCTTGTCCATGTACTGGCCCATCTCGGACAGTTCGTTGAAGAAGTTAATCTGCTCGTATGTGAACGGTTCGGGCATTTCCGTTTTCGGACGATCCTCGAGAAGCTCGAGATAGTCCGCATCATAGAAGAAGCGGTTGCCGTCGAGCCTGATCCCGAACTTACCATCCATCCACCATTTATCAACGGTCGCGACAACCCCTTCCCTTCCAATCGTGGGAGTCATTCCATCCACCCACGAGGTGCAGTATTTGGGATCTGCGCTTCCGTCAAGGATGCGAACCCTGTCGCCAACCCTGATCGGGCAGGCCGCGGCGGAGATTCTTCTGTTGTGGCGATTCATCATCCAGGAAATATACTCCCCGAAGCGCTTGATGGAGTTATTGTCCTTGTTTCTGTACATGTCCTCGGAGAGGACGATTTTGTAGTGCCCGTCGTAGTGCGGATGACGGCTGAACGCCTCGAGAAGCGCGTTCTTTTTCGTCATCCACTCGTTGATGATCGCCGCCAGACCGTGATCGGTCGGGCGATAGTTGCGACCCTCGCGGATCTCATACTGCTCAAGGATGCTCCTCATTTCTCTTCTGAGGGTGTGAATGGATTCTGCGCTGAGTGAATAAGACATATAGTTACCTTCCCTTTCTGTCGGGTTGACCCGACGCTTTATTGAATCCCGATATCGGGATGTGTTAATACCCTATTTAGTTTTTGTTATCTCATTTTCTTACGCGCTGTAATCAGCACGCGAGTTACCTCATGTTCAGTTGTCGCGGCGTTAATCCGCTTTTCGATGTCCGGCATAACGCGCTCATATCCGAGCTGTTTCGCTATGCGGCGAGCGTCACGTTTGATCTGTCCCATGATCTTCCTCCAATAATTCGTTGATTCCAATTTCCGTAAATCTGCCATCTCCGCTATACCAACTTCTATTCCACGACAGCTTATGGTCATCTCCTTTAATCATGTAAAGATAGAACGGTAAGCCGGGATCATATCCGTATGGATCCGAAGTGCTAAACCAGTGCCATCCCCGTTTTGCCAGAATGCCGTAAACGAGTTCCTTTACCTTCACACTCGGAATGTAAACAAAAACGTCAAGTTTCATCTCTCAACACCTCATTGATTCCAATCTGCGTATACCACCCATCATCGGTAAACGGCGTTTTATCCCAACCAAGGCCTTCGTCACCTATCCTCTCCGGCGCATACAGAAAGAACGGTATTGGCGGATGGAAATTGAAACGCCATCCCTTTTTAGCCAGAATGGCGCATATGTTTTCCCTTACTATCTCGCTCGGGATGTAGACAAATTCTCTATACTTCATTTCTCAACACCTCTAAAAATTCGTTTAGCCCGACTTCTGTATAGTCCCTCGCTGGGATACGTTGAGTATCGGCATAAAAAAACAGAACACTTTCTCGTATGAGGTAAAGGTAGAACGGCGCGATGGGAGTCCACTCACCCAAACTCTGTCCCTTCTCAGCCATGACCTCTGTCACGACTTCCCTTACCTCTTCGGAAGGGATGTATGTGTAGATCATCCGTCTACCTCACCTCTTTCCCTGAAGCTGTAATAACTGCCGTCGCCAATAATGAGATTGTCGACCTGCGAAATCTCCATGAGGGCGCCGCACTCGTTTAGCTTCTTGTGGATAGTAACGTCTGCATCTGACGGCGTCGGATCTCCGCTCGGGTGATTATGCACCATGATGAAGTTCACTGCCCCAAGAAGAAGAAGCTTCTGAAAGATTTCTCTTCGGCCGACCAATGAGACGCTGACCGTGCCGTGCGTGGCCTCGAATACGCCGCAAAGATGCATTGCGTTGTCGAGCGCGAAGATGTAAACGTACTCTTCGGCGGCAGTGTCGAGTCCGAGTTCCCTTACGCAGAAGTCGTAGATTATGTCGGGGTTGTCGAACTTCTTGCGGCCATCACAGACATAGCGTTTGCCTTTCTCCGCCACAAGACAGGGATAACGCGAACTGTCGAGGACGGTTCTGTAGATGGATACTTTCATAGCGCACCTCCGTTTTATATGTATCCTTCTTTGCAAAACTGAAAATATATGTCTCCGACTCTGACAAGATCGTATGTATCAGGATCGTGATAATTAAAGGGATGCTCCGTCTCAATCTCCGCCGTGAATTCTCTAATTCTCCTCGTCGGCCTGATTGCATTGAAGAAGCGATCCAGCTTGGCGGCGGAATAACTGCCACATGTAATGTCATACCCGTTTCGCTTCAAGATTTTCCAGATTGCCCGTGACGTTCTCATCCCTTTGTGTGAGTCAAGAGCTTTCGCTTCCTCGTCTGTTAAATATGTTGAAAGCGTTTCGGGTTTCAGTCCTTTGGTGATCTCTGCGTAGGCTGTCGGGTACTCCTTCTCTAAGTATCTGAAAAAGGAGAACACTTCCGACCTCTTAAAACTCCTTTCAGTAGTTGCAGTAAACTCAATCGGCTTGCCGAGTTCCGTTAGTGCCGCAACGAGAGCACGTTTGAGAATGTAGCTCTCTTCTGGAGTGTATGCTGATCCGTACATGTTTACCTTCCTTTCTGGTTGCCTTCGGCAACCGACTTATTCGTCTCCCTTCTGTTGCGACGTCGCGACACTACATCTGCTAAGTTCTACTCCACACTCGCACTGATGATCGAAGTCGAAGTGATCCCAATTCAGCAATACGAGTTTACCTTCGTCGATCACGGCGATCATTTCCAGTTCCGGAAACTCCGACGGATCGTCTACGTACCAAGCGGGCGATTCGATCCACCTGACCGGAGCGTTCTGATACTTCTCTTCCTCGATCAGGTCGCGGTCAAGAGAGTAGATCGTAACCTTTCCAAACGAATCGTATTTGTAACTGACATAAAATTTCATTTCACTCCTTTCTGGTCAACTGCGTTGACCCGTCGTTTTAAAACGACGCTTCGATCTCCCTGAGCACATAACAGCTCAGAATTGTAAACTGACGGTTGCGAGCACGGTTCTCTTCCGTGTCCTGCGGAGTGGACTCCGCCATCTCCACGTAATACCTGTACAGGTTAATAAGATCTGACATAATTGTCTCCTTTCTGTTTGTGTCGGGTTAACCCGACGTGCTTGAAATCAAACGCACGGAATCCCGATATCGGGAAGCGTTCGAAATCACAGATTTCTTCACGCTATTACGTTGCATTTGCCTTGTAGAACAGCAGAAGCCAGCCGCCCGACAAGATAAGCAGAGTCAGCATGTCGTGTGTCTCCATGCTGTCTGCAAAAGCTACTGCCGCAAAGAGTGTGAATACTGCGGCAGTTGTAATCATCATCAAGATATAGTTCTTCAGCATTTCCGTTCTCCCCCTTATTTGTTTCCCCTGATTTTAATACCCTATTTAATATTTATCACGCCGTGGCGCATTTGTCAATTCCCGATATCGGGATTACACTGATTCCTCATAGAGATCTCCGTCCACCTCTACGATCTCATCCGGCTCTTCCGTCAGATTGGACTTCTCACGGATTTTCCGTTTGGCATCCTCAAGAGAGAACGCCTGAACTACGCCAACAGTCTGACTTCCCTTATGCGTGTAGACGTACAGGGACGGCAGCTCTGTTACCACGCGGAAGTAGTATCCTGTGTCAATTACGTTGCCATCATCATCTTTCCAGTTATAATGCTGCACGTCCGCATATGCGTAGTATCCCATGAGACACTCGCAGATCTCATCTGCCTTCTCCATCAGCTCGTCATGCGAGATGTCGAACTGATAGCAGATGTCCGCAAAATCATTCTTCATAGGGTCATCCTGAATCATCTGTGTGATTGCTCCAACAACGTCAAACATATCGTATCTCCTTTCAATGTTATGAAGATCGTCTCCCTTTGAGACGTACTCGGTTCCATCAGGATACAGTTTACCTGTTATGACCACGCCGGACTCTACATCCTCGAACTGCAATCCGTTTTCGTTGATGTTCGTATTGTTCTCCCTTCTTCCCGATATCGGGATTACGAATGATGCTTTGCATTTGCAAAGCTGTAGTCGGAGTGATCTCTGTCGAAGTCTTCCGGCGAGAAATCATCCTGACAGACAACGCCGCAGAAAAACGTTTCATGACCGTTGACATGGTCGGGGCGCTCGTAGAACATCGTCCAGTTTACCTTGCCGCCGATCCACATACACATACTGAGATCGTCTCTAAAGTTGACCCAGCAAACTGCCTCACAGAGCTTCTGGAAGGACTCGTCACTGATTTTTCCGTAGCCGCAAAGGATTGCCAGAAAAACGAACTTATGACCGTATTCGTCTTCCTTTACGGTGTACTGCATCTTCTGGAGCCATTCTTTTGCGAACGGGGTTTCAAGGTACTTTCTGTACTCCTGCACCTTCAGTTCCGTTTTGGCCTCCACATAATCGGCCAGAAGCTTCCTTGCCTCTTCCCTTGTGATGTCAAGAACAAACCTACTGTGATTGATTGCCCAGTAGGGTCTGTCATCATATTTAAAATCAATGACGGGCACGTCGGCGAAGACTTCTCTGGAATCACAGTCAGAGAGAATCCAATAGATGTCATAACCGTCTTTTGTTTCCAGCTTATCTTTGTAGTTATAATCCAGATCTTTCCCTTTGAAGGAAGGGAGTTCGATCTCTTCAACCAGCAACTGGCAAGCTGCGTGCGGATTGTCGGCAACCTCCTCATCGTGCATTTTCTGCATCGCTTCCCTTGAGGGGAAGTAATTCCAGAAGCATTCGAAGCCGCTCTTGTACCTCTTTGTCACTGCATAGATTTTCTTCATAATGAACTCCTTTCTGTTTGTCGGGTCAACCCGACATTTCATTGAATCCCGATATCGGGATCATAACCACACCCAAGCCCATGATGCACCGATCACGGGCCTTCCGAATGACTATGATTCACCGATCTATAATCCAGTCGTAGCGGTCAGCGATATCATCGCTTCCCTTACGATCAGGGGAATAGATGAAGACGGTCATCACCACGTCTCCCTTCCGTACACCCTTCACCTTGCGGTAACTGATATAGTTGTACCGCTTGGAAGAGGTGTTAATCATCCTGCCGTCCCCTTTTGCATTGAGGACGACTCCATATGAGATCTCAATCACGAGATCCCCCTTACCATTGAGGATACGGTCTACCTTGCGGCTCGCCATATCCTTTCCGTCAAGAACCCTAACAAGTCCCTCGCGTTTCCTCACCTTGCGGAGTACTGCAAGGGAAGGGAACGACTTCCCTGTTGCCGAGATGGGGAGAGACAGCATAATGAGCGCTGTCGTTATAGCTGTAATCAGAACTTTCTTCATGCGAATCCCCACCCTTCTACAACTCCTTCGTCTTCGTCATCGTAATCCGAGAGAGACTGATATCTCTCTTTCATGAACTTCATCCCGCGCTCATCCGGCACGGGCTGAGTGAAGCGGACTAACGTATAGTCCACCACATCCTCTGGAAATCCGCTTTCGAATCGGACACAGTACTTCCAGACCTTTGTCTTGCCTTCCACTGTAAAGCAGGACATAGTAAGCACCTCATTAAAAACATAGGTGTCGTCATCTTCCCCAAACATTTCGCTTAACAGGAAATCCTGTGCGTTGATTCCCTGTCTTGCTTTCAGCTTATTAGCAGCGTCGTTTATGTCGTTTGCGATAACGACGCCTTCACTCACGAATGACTTCCACGCGAATACCATTCTGTTTTCCTTTCTATCCCGATATCGGGATTAAACCTGATTACATTGTGTGGATGACAGCACTCTTTATGCGGCTGCCTACGCGTTTGTCGTGGATGCATGCCATGCGGTAGTCTTCCGCATAGTAATCCTCCCACAGATTTTCTGTTCGGAGTTCATAGTTCGCGCCGTGAGACGGATACCCTTCGGCGGCGCATTCTTTTGCGATGTGGTCGAGTTCCCTATAATAACTCTTCAGAATCTTTTCCCTCATGGTTTTTCTCCTTTCATGGTGGGTGGGACATGGTGACTCGGAATTAAAAATTTCTCCGCCTTGAAACACCATAACGAAGAAAGTTGTCTATGCCCGTCTCCATAATGAGACTGGCAGTATCATTAAGGTCGCCTATGGTGACCTTTGTAGTCACACCATGTCTGGTCATAAAATGGGAAAGTACCACCTTTCCCTTATAGACGACCGCCGCAGACCCCCTTCCGCAGTTGGCGGAATCGCTATAAGCGAGTGCCACATAGGGGCTACTCGGCTTTTCTTCAAAACATTCGCAATCCTCTCCTCCGTTGAAGAGAAGATCGAATACGTTAACATATCCATAAACCTTGTGATAATTTCCGTTTATATACATCTTTCATTTCCTTTCCTTTCTGAAATGTTTATTCTCCCTTTACGGCAAGCCGAGCGATCTTGCTTGCCTTTAAGCGCATAGAAGGCGTGACTTCCCAAAACCGAATAGTGCCCACGTCATTCATGATGTTAACGAGGGCATTTCCGTATGCCTCATTAAGGGCATAGTCGTAGTTTCTGTTGGAAGCTGCGTACGCCTTATCAAACGCTTCCCTTGCGGAAGCAATCTTTTCACCGAGCGTCATTCCCAGCACCTCCACTCTGTAATCTCCACCGTATAATCGGTGGGCGCTTCGTCTTCTATTTCCACATCAAGAAGCTTTGCGTTCGCGAAATCATCGGGGATGTTGTAGTTCTCGCCACTTTCATCCCAGATGTGGCAACACCGCCACTCCATGTCAAGATTTCCGTTCTTGGCGCTCCAGTACGTCTCGAGACGATTAATCGTCAGTTCTCTTCCGTCAGGAAGCGCAAAGCGAGCCGTGTTGATATACACGTCCTCGCTGTTCGTCTTCCCTTTGAATTCAATTGTCACAACGACACCCCACTTCCTCATATTCCCTTCCGTTAAACAGGCGCACAGCGCCTGAAGTCAACAACATCACCCGTGCTTCCTCGAGCGTAGCGCACATCACGCGCTTGCCACCCTCGAAGTAGACGGGGAACATGCGCCCGATTGGGCGCGTCTTCTTGGGGCGATCTGCGAAGGGATTCTCGCAGTAGCCCTGTCGCACTGCCCACTCCTCGCACGGAGTGAGCAGATGCCTGTACTTCCACGCCTGACGATCCTCGACGTAGGTGTTCATGTCGTCATAGAACGACATGGTACGTCCGCGCTGAAGGTCGGCGGCATCACCCCGAGACTGCACGTACAGTCTCTCCTGAATGTCGTACTTCCGCGCCTTGAGCGTGTTCGCCGCTACGGCGCTGTTGCCCCTGCTGCTCATACGCCCCACTCCTTTTTGAGTGCGGCGCACTCTTCCTGCGTGATGATCCCACGATAGTAATCACGCATGATTACATCGCGGATTGTTTTATCCAGATACTTCCCCAGAGCCATCCCTGACTTGTGGGCTTCCTCGCGGTGCTCGCGCATAGTCTTGCGAGCGAGCACCGCGTCGATGTGCTCGTTATACCACAGCATAGTATCCCCCTTTCATCCCAGAACGGCATCCTGAAGGATGTCGCACTGATCCATGTCAAGATCGTACTTGTTCGCGACCTTGACGAGTGCCGTACAAATATCCTGCCCATCGCGAACGAGGGAGAGGACTTCCTGCGCGAGGTCGGAGTAGATGAACATTACACCCACCCCCTGACCTCGGCGGTCTCCCAGTAAAGGGAGTCGGAGTCCGAGTACTCGGACTCGATGGCAGCAATCTGCCCCTCGAGGTCGGCAATCTGCTCCTCGAGGTCGTCAATGCGGGACTCCGCGTATGCGGCTTCCTCGCCGTCATCGTAAAACTCCGCATCGCGGAGATCACGATACCAGTGCCCACTCATAGCTCTGATATCGGCAATGCGGGACTCAATCTCGGCAACTTCGTAGAACATACTGCCCCTTTCTGCCCATTCCGGGCATGCGCACAAATCGCAGGTGATGACGCACCTGCCAACAATAGTGTCTCATCCCACCATCAGCGCGAAGCGTGACAGCAGGTCGAGAAAAGGCGAGGGTGGGCGTCGAACCCACTTCGGGCGAGCCGCGAAAAGCGCGTGCACACCCGATCCACTCTCCCCGCCTGAATGGGAAGACCGCGAATTACTTCGCGGACTTCTTCGTCTTGAGGTAACGGGCACGAGTCAGCTCGGGGATCTCGACCACGAGTTCCGCAGTCTCAGAGCCTGCCTTGACCTTGCATCCGTCAACCTTGATAGTTCCCGCCTTGACCATCGCGTCAAAGAGACGGCGATAGACAATCTTCAGGAATTCAGAGCGACCGCGAGTCTCCATGGCCGCCTTGCCTGTCTTGACAAACTGGCGAGTATTAGAGCGGGACGAATCCCCCGCGACCGCTGACACGAGCGTGTTGACAAGGTCGCAGTCAGATCCCGCCTGAAGCTCATACTTGCCGAGAAACTCCACGAACGCATCACGGAGCGCCTTCTCATCCTCAGCGGCGGAGTACGCCTTGTAGAGAGCCTTCGCGTGTGCACTGTAGTCCACGCGAGTCCATGCGGACACCACGTCCGCATATGCCGCTTTATAGGTCTCGACAAGGTCTTCGCGCTCTTTGATAGCCGCGTCAACCTGATCCGAAGTCATGATAGAACTTCCCCGCATGTTATTGAGATACTTAATTGAGCCTGTCTCGCTCTCAATAGCTTCCGCCAGTTCGAGCTTGTACTCCGAGCGCCAGACGGACTTCACCATGAACATGGCGACTTCCTCAGAGAATGTGCGTGTTGCGTCAAAAAGATTGATCTTGCGTGCCATAAGTTACCACCTTTCTGCCCACTTCGGGCGTAAAAAATATGCGCACTATTGCGCTAGTCACACTTGGGGCATCGAACCCCAGACCGCCACTAGTTTCTCAGTGTGAACCACTGCCCATGCTACGATTCATCCCGCACGTCTAAACGGACTTTCCACAATGTGGCAGGGAGTACCAAGGGAATCCACCTTGGCAGAGGACAGACTATCAGCCCTTACTTTGACGACTGACTGACTCGGACGCCTGTCGAGTGCACGCACTCCCCCCTGTATAGCTACATGGGACTTCAATATTTCAGCGTTCCTTCATGCCATACCTCGATCGCACTCTCACCTGCAGGCTTTATTGGCTCCATGTTGGGGCTCCATCCCCGAATACTACCATCCCTTTATTTGCCCTTCAGAAGTAAAGCAGGTTACCACCAATCGCACTTCCGGCACTTCCGGCACGCTATCGATTTTCAAGGTACTTTGCTAGGTTGACAGTTACTTTGCTTTTGCCCTTCAAACCTTGATTTTAAGGGCGGCATCGATAGAGCCGTGACTCTTTCGATGGTTATACCCTAATCTATTTTTATGCACCGGTCAAATTTTCCCAAAAAGCCCGTATTTACTGGAAAAAATCACCATTTTTCACACTTAAAGAGGGATAAAATTCCGGGGGATTCCGGCCGTGTATTTGAATGTGTATTACGCAAAAAGGGGCGTATTTTCAACCAAAACGGCGTATTACAATTTGTATTACGCTACAGGTGTTCACCACCAACACCAACTCAAAAATCCATCCTCCCCAACCAAAAAACTCCACCCATTCCCCATTCTTCAAATGCATAATTATGCATAATCTATGCATAATATTCATTATCGGCCACTCACTCGCGCTTCTTATCTTTGCATGAAATAATACAATTAGAATAGCTGCAAAAGAAATTAAGATCAGGAATTAAATCGATTTTGGATCAGAGAAGAAATGACTGCATCGTTAGAAGAGTTTAACGATTGCTCTTTATTGGAGAATTTTTGAGGGTGCTAAATTTCTGCTAGGCAGCTTAGCGAATAAGCGCCCGAGAAAATTCGCCAATAGTTATAAAGAACTATAGTTATTAATAGCAGTAATTAACTAAGTTCTTTATAACCTTGTGTTAACTAATTAAACATAAGCCATTGTTTAATTATATGCGTTAGCTAATTATATAATGCCTATAATTAACTAGTTATCTATAGCTATAATTAACTATTAGTTCATAGCATTAGTTAACTATATATTAATTACTGCTATAATTAACTATTAAATAATACCATTAATTAACTATATATTAATTAATAGCAATTAAACAATAGCATTAATTATATAATTATATATATAGGGGGAAGAGCAACTTGCATAGAAAATTTTTAGGTCACCTAATTATTTTTGCGCATCCCGCCATAAGGCGCACTTGACATATACTAAATAGGGTATTATAATAAGATCATGAGATAGTCGAAAAATTAATACAGACGAAGGAGGAAACCCGGATGGAACATTTCCCAAAAGGTACAGCAATAACATGGAATGATGTATATGCCTTCTGCGGCAATAACGTAGTCGGACGCAAAACCAGAGAGACATTCGCTCGCCGTTATCCCGACGCTGGACAGTGTCTATGGGCAATTGCGGACAGTCTTCACGGCCCATACTTCCCCGCCAACTATTACTGGGCAGTTACCGAATACGACATGACCGAAGACCAGTATCACGCGGCGGTTCGTGCGGCGGCTGAAGAGATCTACGAGCAGCGAAAGCTTCATAAAGATGAGACGCTTGAGTACTGGATCTTCGCGATCAATAACTGCCGAGTCCTTCTTGAGAGAATACTGGAGAGGGACAACACATGATTTATCTGGATGTAGCCGCAACCACAAAGCCGACTCGGGCGGCGATTGACGAGTTTAACAGGATTTCTACAGACTGCTGGCTTAACCCTTCGTCGCGCCTCTACTCTACCGCTGCCGCACAGAATCTGGAGCGGGCGAGAGAGGATATAGCGAACGTACTGGGGGTTAGCCCCACAACAATTGTTTTCACCTCAGGCTCGACAGAGACGGCCAACTGGATTATCCGTCGCTCAGTCGGGGAGGGGGATCATATCATTACAACGCATCTGGAACACCCATGCGTATATAACACGGTACTGGAAACTAATTGTAATATCCACTTTTTAGATAATGACGAGAATGGTCAGATCGACCTTCTTACATTATATAATCTTCTAGAGTACTGCAAGCGAACAGGGGGAAGGGTTCTCGTAGCAATCATGGGCGCGAATAACGAGATCGGTACAATTTACCCTACTAGGCTGATCGGCGAGATGGTTCACAGCTATCCGAAAGCCCGCTACTTCTGTGACGCGACGCAGCTTTGGGCGCATGGCGAGATTGATATTGAAGGGGTCGATTTCGCGTGTGCGTCCGCCCATAAGTTCGGCGGCTTTAAGGGAAGCGGCTTCCTATATGTCAAAGAGGGGGTCGATCTTCCGCCGCTGATCTATGGGGGACATCAGGAGCACGACATGAGGGCAGGAACCGAAAATCTGGCGGGCATCTGCGCGATGTCGCTCGCGTTTAAGGAAAGCGCAAAGAGGCGTCATCAAAGTTTAATTAGGGCACTTTCCGTCCGTGGCCATGCTATGAATCTTTTCTCTGGCAGCTACCGTGTAAACGGAGGGATCGATGTACTTCCGAATATATTGAGCGTCACAATGCCGAGCGGCGATGCGAGTAAAGTAATCGCGGCGCTCTCATTAGATGAAATCTATCTCTCAGCCGGATCGGCGTGTTCACTCGGACTGCCTGAGCCTTCAAGGATTCTAATGTCAATCGGACTCAGCGAGATGGAGGCCAGAAGAACAATTCGCATCTCGTTCGACGACACAATTACTGCGGAGGATATAGATACGGTATTTAAGAAAATCGAGAACTACAGGGAGATGCTGGATGATTAAGGTAACCGAAGACTATTATATAGAGCCGCTGATTCGCCCGACTCAGTTTGTTTTAAAGCATCGGTACATGTCAAAGCCGAGAGACGGCGGGGAGCCTACAGAGCGATTTGCTGTTGACGGCTACTATACGACCATTAGAGGAGCACTTAGGGGTTTAGCCAAACAAGTTAGCGCAGAGATCATTGCAGAGGGGTCGTACAGTCTTTCAGACGCCCTCAACAGGATTTCAGAAGAATGGGATAGGCTTTGTCAGAAAATTGACGGGGCTACTCCTTGGGAGGAAGAAGTTGGAAAAAAGAAAAATATTTGAGCTATTAACCGGGCAGTTCGAGACCGAGGAATTTAAAAATTATTATTTAGATATGGTTGAGCATATTCCCGATTACATCTTCACCATGCCGAGTTCAACTTCAGGCAAATACCATAATGCTACGCAGTGTCAGGTTTATGGGCAGCTATATCATATCTTTATGTTCCACAGCATTCTCGAACACCGCCTGAGACTCAAGGGTAATAAGGAGAAATTCTCTACGCCGCAGGAGCGGGATGCAATGAGGTGTGTACCAGCATTCCATGACGCGGTAAAGTGCGGTTGGAACGGATCTCAGCACACCGTTGCGAATCATCCGGTGCTGGCTGCGCAGTGGGTGCTGGACACTAAGGTTGATCACGACATTCCTGCGGACTGGAAGAATTGTATCGCAGCCATGTGTGAGTCGCATTCCGGCGAATGGAATAAAGATCGCAGCGGCAACGTGATTATGGCCGAGCCGAGAAACGAGCGCGAATTTTTTATTCACGAGTGTGACATTCTCGCGTCCCGTGCAGACCTTGATTGGATTATCTCAGACGATCTTAAGACGGTATTAGGTCAGGAGGATCCCGCACCGATTGAGGACTATGAAATTCCGATTGGCAAATATCGGGGGCGAAAGCTTGTTGAGATCTTTAATGAAGACCCAGATTATTGCCGCTGGATGCGGGAGAACATTGAGCGGCAGCCGCTGAAGAGTATGGTGGAAAGACTTTATGAGCAATCGGAGGGAGTGAAGTGATATCGGAGAATACGGATTAAAGATTCTTAATATTGCCGCAGCTTCGATCTACGAGATGAACTGCGGCGTTAGGGAAAACCTAGATACCACGGATGCAATGTTAACGAACTCGCTGTTTTTGGATTTCTTGTTAGAGAACGGACTTGACGTATGGAAAGACGCCTCAACCAGATCAATTGTTACTATCACATTTGACTATGGTTCTCGCAGCTACGAACAGGAAAGGAAACATCTCGAAAAGCTGCTGAAGGAAGCAGACACCGACGAGCGTAGAGAGAAAATCACCTCTCTGCTAATGACTGCCGAATCGAACAAGGATAAATATCGCCGACTAACCAAGCAAGATCTAAGGACTTTGTACTACAGAGAAGGCGTTGATATCACTTACAACACTAGAAATCGGGCGGGGGAGGTTATTAAAACTGAGACGCGGCATTATAAGATGCTGTATCGCACCCCCGGCAAAGCAAAGAAAGGTTTATGTACTTTTTGCGAAGATAAGATATATGATAAAGCTATAGATTTTCTAAGAATGGGGTTGAGGTTGCCATATGACAACGCCCCGATTGTGGAAATCGGTGCCTACTCCTCTCTCATCACAAGTTCGATTGTGGGCAGAATTAAGATCGAACCTGAGAATATTTTAATAATGGATGACTTCAAGGTTCCATTTATGACGGATGTTGTCAGTGTAGAGATGAATGAGGATAAGGAATGTATCGCAGTGCCACGAAAGAACTACGAGGTTACGAATGAACTCTGGGACGGACAGGCGCTGATCGACTCCAGTATTTTTCCAGCTTGGGCCGACGGCTATGTGTTACTCAGGCATCATATGACGAAGTGCGCGGCGTTCTGTACTCACATTCAAAGGTTCTTTAAAGATTACTGTGCAGAGCGGGGCGTTGATTATGACACATTTACTATTAAGGACAAATGGGGCAACGAGCATCTGGCGCGGGACGTCAAGCTGATCACGACAACGAACGCTTGTAAGTTTTTGAAGTTCGGCGTGTCATACGAATACTGGTCAGATTGGGTAAAAAAGAATGGATGTCTTTTCGGAGTAGTAAAAACAGCACATCCGTCAAAACTGGGCGAGGTTCAGCAGATGTCTTACCAAATGATTAACACTCTAGGTATAGACACAATGCACGAGGTAGTCCGCCCAACTGCTGAGTACATACAGAAATTACAGACAGACGACAATGTCTTCTTGCAGTACCTTGAAAAGAATAAAAATTTCTCAAATGATTTTGAGGTGTTAATCGCGCTGGTTAACCATAATCCTGACTTTATTAGGAGCGAGTATTTTAAAGAGCGCCGCTCTCGTATTATCAGGGCTTATGTTGTTAATATGAAGACGGGTAAGCTGATACAGAATGCAGATAACCTTGTCATTGTTGGTTCTCCAGCATCAATGTTGGAGAAGACTGTTGGCAAAGATCCGAGGGTAGATCCGACATTCGAGCATGAGGACGGGGTGATCCAGTGTTATACCGAGCGGTTTGAGGATGGGGAGTATCTGGCGTCGTTCCGCAGCCCGCATAATAGTTGTAATAATATCGGGTATTTACATAACCGCCATCATCCGTTTTTTAAGCGATACTTCAACTTTGGGAAGCAGATTATAGCGGTAAATATGAATGGCACAGACTTTCAGGATCGCCATAATGGAAGCGATCAGGACTCAGATACAGTCTATGTAACAAATCAGCCGGATATAGTTGCACACGCCGGATACTGCTACCGCAACCACCACACTATAGTTAACAATATACCAAAAGAGTCGAAGACATATAAAAACACTCCAGAGGATTTTGCGACAGTAGATAATAAACTTGCCGCCAGTCAAAACGACATAGGAATTAGTTCGAATCAGGCAGCTATCTGTTTAACATATTCCTATAATTTTAACGACAGTAAATTTTACGAATATATTTGTATATTATCAGTATTGGCCCAAGCGGCAATTGATTCCAGCAAAAGGGCTTACGCCGTAGATATTACATCGGAAATAAAGCGCATCAAACATGATATGGACATTAAGGAACATGGTTATCCGCGCTTCTGGCGCTGTATTCATCCAGAGTACCACGGCTATATAAATAACAGTCTCAAATGTCCAATGAACGAAGTCACACAATTTAGAGCACAAAAGCCACATCATAATTCCAATCCAATATCAAATCGTCAATTTTTCATCAAACACGACCTTACAGAATCAAGGCGCAAATGCAAGCGCGTAGAAAACTTAATACAGAAATATTCTCTCGAACTTCTAGATTATAACAAGTCCGAGGATCGAGATTATGAAGAGTATCTTTTACTGCGGCAGGATTTCGACAATCTGGTTGAGGATATACGAAGAATATATATCTCAAATAATTATCTTGGCCTGATGTCGTGGCTGATAGATCGGGCGCTGATTATCACACCAGAAGTCAGCAAAAATGCCGGACAGCTAAAATCGAGACTCAATAAGAATAGATCGTTACTATTAAAGGTGCTTTATGAAGTAAGCCCTAATCAGTTTTTGCAATGTTTCTATTCGAAAAGTGGTACACCTGACGCCAAGCGGCGTTAAGTTTTGTACCAGAATCTGGGATAAAAAATATACCCCAAAATAAGACAGTAGTGAGAGAGACGGAATCCGCCTTTCTTAAGAATAAAAAGGAGAAAAATAGAATGGTTAATAAGAAAGATTTTATTTCTAAAATTTCTGAGAAGTCTGGTTATACAAAGAAGGATATTGCGAATGTACTCTCCGCAATGGATGATTGCATTTTCGATATCGTCAAGAACGAGGATAGCGTGAGGCTCCTCAACGGAATTGTCGTTGGAGGCACCCATGTAGATACTTATAACAAGAAGCTTCCTAGTGGCGAGGTTGTTGAGGTTGCCGAGCACACGAGACCCGTTTTCAGATTTTCTACCACTTTTAAACAGGCGCTTAGATGATATATAAAGGCTATCGTATATTAAATGGTTCGTCCGAGGAAATTAACGACGTAATGTCGAATATAGATTATTCGGACTGGAACGTGAACGAATATCTTCTTATCCAAAATACAGACGATGGATCGGAAAAGGAGATGCGCTTTGATGGGCGGCAATTTGTTGGGCTTAAGCTGCCGCCCTCCAAATATATTAAGGCAAAGAATGCATTACAGAGATGCGCTTTAGATATTCTTATGAATCCAGATATTACAGTTGCTGCAATATTAGGAGGTTACGGAACTGGCAAAACCCGTTTAGCAATGTCTATGGCTCTTTATCATGTCAGAGAACGAGGAAATCAAGCTGCGATCTTAGGTGTTAGAGAGCCGACTGGTGAAGGAGAAGACATAGGATATCTGCCCGGTTCAGCCGAAGATAAGACTAATTATTTCTTTGCCCCTCTTACTCAGCAGTTAGATGGCGGGGAGTTCGAACTTGAAAGCTTAAAACAGCGTGGAGTGTTAGACACAATGATTCCTCGGTTTATGAAGGGCATGACTTATAACGACACTATTATTGTATGTGATGAGGCCGAGGATTTTAGTAAAAGCGTCTTGAGATTAGTTGGCACGAGAGTTGGAAGAAATAGTCGGATATTTATGGCTGGCGATTATAAACAATCTTTGACAGATCGAAGCATTAGTAATCCGTTAATTTTAATGTGTAATGCATTTAAAGGAGATTCCCGATTTGGGTGTATCTATATGGAGGAAGATGTGAGGTCTGATACTTCTAAAATGTTTGCAGATTTGTTTCAAGATTAACGAGGAATAACATGGAACTTATACCTATTGCACTGAGTGATTTGCTGGACTCGAGTCTTCCTGATCCCGTAGATTACGCATATTATAACGGACTTACGGAACGTAAGATTATTATTAATTCTCAGATTAGCGACGACCTTCTGGAGGTAGCAATTCTTCCGTATATTCAGATGGATAACGACGGAAGCGGTGAGCCAATCGAGATTATTATTTCAACGGTGGGCGGCGATATTTATAGCGGCTTTAATCTGGTAGATCAGATTGAGAAGGCTAAGACTCCAACCACAATTCATATTATGGCTATGGCAGCTTCAATGGGGACGCTGATTGCAATGGCTGGGAAGAATAACCCGAATGTGAAGACCGTGTGTCATCCGTTCAGTGTTGGTCTGATCCACAGTGGTTCCCAGTATATGGAAGGATCTGCCCATGCCGTAAAAGATACGTTTGATTTCACACAGCATTACGAGGAAAAGATTAAGGCGTATATCCTCTCCCACTCCAATATTGACGAGGATTACTACGAAAAGATTGAGCGGAAGGAGCTTTGGCTCGACGCTGACGAAATGCTGAGACTTGGAATTGTTGACGAGATTATTTGATAACAGGGCGGCTTAATGCCGCCCAATTGGAGAAAATAGAGATGAAGAAAAAGAATCTAATGAAGCTTCAGGAAAAGTATAGAAAAGATTATCAGATGCAGGATCTGATTGCCCGGACTCAGAAGGTAAAACCTTATGTAGATCAGGAGCTTAGCAAGGCCATGTGGGGAACCGACGCGTCGATTCGCAAGGAGTCAAAACATGAGTGAGTATAAGCGATTCGAGGGAGAGTCCGACGAGGAACTGATCTTTCGAATCTGTTCAGATAAAGAGAGTATCGGCAGCTGGGATCAGGTGAAAGATATTCTTAATAAGCTTCTGGATAAGGATTACGGTGAAAGTACATACCGCAAGAAGTTCGCCGCTTTTAATAAAATGTTTCTTGCTAATCGGTCGCGCTTTATTGATTCGGACAAACAGCTGGAGGCGCTGCGCGAGGAAGAACGCCGACTGGAAATTGAAAAGATTAAATTCCGCGACGAGCGTAACGCGTGGAGCGCACAAAACCGAATTCAGGCAAGAGCCGAAGCTAAACTAGATAACATTGAAGACGCCCTATGTGATATGGGGCGTATTTATTTTCCAGAACATCCCGCTCCAACTGTGACCAATGCTGATAGAACAATCTTGATTATGCTTAACGATCTTCATATTGGTGCCACGTTTGATAATTTCTTTGGCAAGTACGATCTTGATACAGCTAGGAATCGACTTGGGCAGCTACTCGAGGAAGTGAAAATTATTGCAAAGAGGCATGATGCAGATGAATGCTATGTTAGTCTCGGCGGTGATGCTATCAGCGGTAATATTCATCTGAATCTTCGGATTACAAATCGAGAGAATGTTATTTCACAGATTAAGCGATGTTCGGAATTAGTCGCTTCATTTTGTTATGAACTGACAAAAATATTTTCTACTGTCAACCTTGTCAGTGTTGATGGTAACCATTCCAGAATTGACAAGAAGGAAGAAGCGATGGGCGAAGAACGGCTGGACTCGCTTATTCCTTGGGCTGTCAGTATGGCGCTTCACGAGGTGGAAAATTTTAAATATATACAAGATAACAATATTAATAATGGGATAGCGCTTATTAATATTCGCGGCAAATATTACATCAGTGTTCATGGCGATTATGACTCATTTAATAAGGCTGGAGTACAGAATCTAATTACAATGATTCGCGTTGTACCTTATGGGATCCTGTTCGGTCATAAACATTATTGCGCAATTGAGGAATGTAATGGCGTAAAGATGATTCAGGGCGGCGCACTTTGTGGAAGCGGCGACGAGTTTACCGTTGAAAAACGAATTCGCGGCAAGGCCAGCCAAATGGTGTGTGTCTGCTCTCCTGATGGAATAGAGGCGTATTATCCTGTTGAACTGGATTAAAGGAGAATAAATAGTGGCTACGGCAAAAAGAATGTCCACTACGGCAAAGGCTTCCGGGTCGAAGAAACCTATTGCTCAGGTTCGTGCCGAGAATGAGAAGCTTCGCGCTGAAAATGAGAAATTAAAAGGAAGTGCATATTGCCGTATGTGTGATTCCATTAAAACAAAAGATAAATTTTATGTAAGTACCGATCCGATGTGTAAAGGTGGGGTAACTCCTATTTGCAAAGAGTGCGCTCGCAAAATTGCGCTAAGGGTCGATAGAGTTGGTGGACTACATGAACCAACTAAAGATTCCGTTATTCTTGCAATGAGATATTTAGATAAACCGTTTCTTGAAAGTGTATGGAACTCAAGCATACAAGAGTCTGAAAATCTTAATGGCGGACAAGTCAAATCAAACCCATACGAGGCATATGTGAAGAATATTGCGATGATGCAGCATAATGGGAAGACATATAAAGATTCTGACATGTTTAAAGAAACCATTATTTATGATGATGAAAAATCGCCACAGGAACTCGTCGAGGAACACAACGGTCAGGATACTTACGACTCGTATCTGAAAAATAAACAAGATGTAATAAGATTGCTGGACTATGATCCGTTCGAGGAAGAACCGATCAAAGACCAGCCATTTTTATATTCTCAACTGCTTGGAATGCTTGATTCTTCTGAGGATGCCAATGAGGATATGATGAGAGTTTCTTCTGCAATACAGATTGTGCGCGGTTTTCTTCAGCAGTCAAAAATTGATAATGCGATTGCAAAATTAATGGGTGATGTTACTGCCGTTCAGGAGAACTCTGGAACTATTAAGTCTTTACAGGATAGTAAACAGAAGCTAACAAGTATGATTACTAACTTGGCGGCTGAAAGCTGTTTGAGTTTGAAGAATAGCAAAACTAAAACAAAGGGCGAAGATACCTTTACTGGCAGGCTGCGCAAAATCAGAGAGCTTAACCTTCGAGATTCTGAGTTAAACGGATACGATATTGAAACGTGCAAAGGAATGCAACAGGTTGCCGACGCCAGCATGGAGGCAATTATAAAAGGTCTCCGGCTATCTGAGGACGAGATGTCAGATATAGTTGCTGCTCAGAGAAGAAAGATTGGCGAGATGGATTTGCAGACCAAATCATATAAAGAGGCAGTAAGAATTCTTCTGAAAGAAAACCTTGATCTTAGAGATGCGCTTGATAATTTAGGCGGTTTGCAAAGCGGCCTAATTAACCTTGATGATTTGGTTAGCACCTATATTGTTGCGGCTCAAGAGGTGACTCCAAGTGAATAATTATAATGTATGTTATGATGACAAGATTGCGAACCAATGTATTTATGGGAGCGATTTTGTCAAAGAAATTCTTGGGATTGAAAATCATCATAATGATATATTTGCACCGCAACGAGAATATCCGATTAGCAATAAAAAGCTTGAGGGATTCATACGTCTTAACGAGGAACGGAATTATTATCAGCAAAATCCTGTTAAATTCTATGAGGATTTTTTCAGAATACAGCTATTAGATTCACAGGCGTACCTCATGCAGTCTGCATGGCCCACAAAGAACGTCGTTGTGTGCGCTAGTCGTGCTTGGGGAAAATCACTATGGATAGTGCTCTTCATCATGGGAAAGCAAATGTTATCCAGCGAACCTTGGAATTGTTATATCGCGTCTGGGTCAAGCCAACAATCTGCTACAACTTTCAGAAAGCTGGAAGATGTTGCGAATGATCGAATTTCCAGTTTGAGAGGATCGACTGGAAAAATATTTAAAAACGAGGTTGTTGTAAACGCCGCTGCCGGAGATGGCTTTAGCCATAATCCATCTGGATTCGAATATAAAGTTTATAACGATGCTTTTACAAGAACTCTTTCGTCGAACGTAGATCGCGCCAGAGGTGCAAGAAGTGATTGTGTCGTATTTGATGAATGCGGCTTCTTGGATGGGAATTTAATCGAAGTTTATAAAGCATTCTGTGCTGTTGATAATACGTTTGCTACTGGTTTTGATGAAAATGGAAACAGTATAGATATGGTCAGATTGATGGCTATGCCACAATCGCCGCCAAAGCAATTAATATATGTTTCCTCTGCGTCAAGTGTTGATACAGAATTTTACAAAATATACAGGGATTATAGCAAACAGATGATCGCTGGTGATCCAGATTATTTCGTTGCCAATATAGATTGCGAACTTGCTATGAGGCCGACAATTCACAATGTGCCGACTGTGTCTGCTCTTACGAGGGATATGATTGAAGCAACTATGCGAACCAATCCCATTAAGGGGCGCAGAGAATATTATTGTGAGTTTTCTGAAGACGCCGGGGCAGACGCAATTATAAAGCGCGGTGTTATTACGAGGAATGAGGAGACTCGTGTCCCACTTCTTTATAATGATACTGGCGAGAAGAGATTTATCTTGGCATATGACCCGGCTAGAAGTATGGATAACTCGGTTATTGGCGTTATGGAAGTATATCCAGTCACACTCGTAGATGGAAGTATCGATCTTCGAGGCCGGATCGTCAACTGTGTGAATCTTGTGGATGTTGGAAAGAAGTTGAAGACCCCAATGCAAACACCAGACCAGATTAGATATCTGAAACAGATGATTCTGGACTACAACGCTGGAATAGATGGATACGGAAATATTATTAATGTGTATATAGACGCGGGAGCCGGAGGTGGCGGTGTGAATGTAGCTGACTACCTCATGCAGGACTGGGAGACTGCGGATGGGATTGTTCATCGTGGTTTAATTGATCATGAATATTCCGCAGATTATGTATCGCGTTTTCCAAATGCTGTAAATAAAATCAGACTACTCTCCCCTTCCGCATACAAGTCTGTTATTTATGAGTCTCTTATAGAGATGATGAATCAGGATAAGATTTCTTTCACGTCGGCATATGACAATAAAGGGTTTCTTACACTGTTTGATATAGATGAGAAGACTCTTGCAGAAGAAAGAGAAAAAATATCTGAGAGACTTAAAAAGAAAAAATTAAACCAGAAAGATTTTGAAGAAAAGTTGGCCGAAGAATTGGACAAAGTTCAGTCTGTAAATACGAGGATTCAAAAGTTGACTTGGCAGGAGGAGTTAGCGCTTGCTAACATCGATGCTATGAAGGAAGAGGTCGTGAACATGGTTCGAAAAAAACGCGAGTCAGGTCGTGATTCATTTGAACTTACGCCAGAAAAGGCCCGTATTCTTCATGATGATCGTAGTTATGTGCTGGCCATGATGGCATACGGACTTGCTCAAGAGCGGCGCAAACTTATTCTTAATCGAAAACCGAAGACCGATGCTAAAACTTTAGCATCTCAGCTGACAATCCGCCGTGGTTCATATGGCGGAAAAATTATTTAATGGAGGTGCATAAATGGCACAAGAAAAAACTGGTGTTGATGCACCTATGACTGCGGCAGAAATGCAGCAGTGGATACAAGATCATGATCGGGCAATGAAGAATTATGCGGCGGCGCTTGATCCGCTGAAACAGTTGAGGGATGTAACAAAATCTTCAAGTAGGAGAATTCAGTCTTTAACAAAAGAAAATATTATTACATATCTTCAAAGTCCGATTTCGAACGAGGCCAATCTTAGAAATGCCTCGTTTTATATTTTTTATAGAAATCAGGTTTATCAAAGGTTAATACTATATTTTTCAACACTATTCTGTCTTGAGGCAAGAAGTATTATCCCAAAGTATGACCTGATTAAACCAGATTCTGATGACAAAATTTTAAAATCATTTAATGATACGGCCAAAATGCTTGGTGCGTGGAATATCAATAATGAGTTTTTAAAAGTGATTATCACATGTATGATTCAGGACGTCAGTTATAACTGTGCGTATTATGACGACACTGGGTTATATTTGCTTCCACTTCCGGCTGATTATTGTAAGATCTATGCCCAGTATCCAGACGGTTCGTTCGCCTTTATGGTAGACATGTCCTATTTTAGAGGAACAAATAACTGGTTAATCGAAGCGTGGGGCGAACCATTTGCGAGCATGTATAGAGCCTTTGAAACAGAGGGCAATAATGGCAGATGGCAACCAATGCCTGATGAATACGCTGCGGCTTTCAAATTTAGAAATTATGATTATGAGACCGTTATTCCACCGTTTTCTGGAATTCTCGGGGATATGATCAATCTAAATGACATTTTTGATAACCAGAAGATCGCTGATGATGCAGAAATATATAAGCTTATATATTTAAAGCTGAAAACTATTACTGGTGCAAAAATGGCCGACGAGTGGGCCGTTGATCCATCGGTCGCTATTGAGTATTTTAGAAGGCTTATTGACGAGGCGCTCCCAGATTATATGTCTGCGGCAATCGTTCCCGGAAATGATGATCTCGGTGTTATTGACTTTTCAAATACAGATAAGGCTTCTGAAAGTAATAAGGTTCTCAAAGCGACAAAGTCAATTCTTAATACTTCCGGCGGAGCACAGATTTTAAATTCTGCCGAAATATCTGGAACCACCGCTTTTAATGCCGCAATCAGGGCAGATACGGAATTTGCCATTAGTAGTCTTCTTCCGCAAATTGAGGGATGGTTTAATCGAATTATAGAGAATGTTGTCTCGAATCCTTCAATTATCAAGTTCTATCATGTAGGCAGATTAACAAGGGATGACTTTAGAAAAGAGATGCTCGAAAATGCTCAGTACTCTCTTCCTGCAAAATTAGCGATCATGTCTTTGAGTGGACTAGACCCGCTTCATGTCATGTCTCTTAATCATCTTGAAGAGGACATTCTTGAACTTGGGGAGAAGTTTAACGATCCGCTTAGATCAAGTTATACCTCCAGTAATTATTACAGAGGCGGCAGACCAGTAAGTGATGATGGTTCTTTGACAGACGATGGCGAAGCCAGTCGTGAAAAGACAGATAGGGCATAAGCATATTAAAGGGAGTATATTATATGAATAGTAATTATATTAAATCCTCAGATCAAGACACAATCAAGAAGCTTAAGCAGCTTGGTTTTGTCCTCCTTGAGGAAAAGAATGGAATGTCAACCTTTCTAAATGACCCAGCAACCATTAGAAAGTTTGCTGAACCAGAAGGGATGATTTTTACATTCACAGACAAGATGAATTGTGGAGGTTGAGATGAACAAGAAAGACTTTGTACAAATAGTCAAAACCCCCAGTGTGTTCAAGATTGATGATTCATTCACAGATGATCGCTTTATGAGAGTAAGAATAGCGGTCATGCATTCTGGGGAGAATCTAAACAAAAGTTCGTTTTCTACCAAAGTGATCAAGGATGCGAAGGACACATTTGCCAATATTCCCGTTCTTGCAAATGTTATTAAGTATACTGACGAGAATGGAGATGAGCACTTTGATTACAACGGACACGATGCTCATATTGAGGAAGACGCTTTTAACGAAGGTGAGTACCGACTTATTTATGACGAGAAGGTTGTAGGTACTGTGCCAGAGTCAAATAATTTTGAGATTGTTCATGATGCGGAAACTGACAAGGATTATGCCTATGTAGATGCGTATATCTATAGAGAGTATGGCAACTATGCAGCTGATATTCTCGAAGAGAAGGGCGGTATTACGGATGTTAGCGCTGAGATATATACTGATGAAATATCATATGATGCTAATGCTCAAGTAATCGTTGTCAATAAAATGAGAATGGCTGGCATTACCCTTCTTGGCGATGACGTGAATCCGGCAATGAAAGGTGCGAACGCGTCTGTCTTCTCTCTTGAGGAGGAAGATCAACAGTCGCAAATGATTAAAGTTATGAAGGAGCTTACAGATGCTCTGGATAAATATACCGCCGCTTTTGGCGAGAATCTGAAGAAAGGAGGAGAACCGAAGTTGAAATTCGAAGAGTTACTTGAAAAGTATGGGAAGACCGCCGATGAAATTGATTTCGAATATGACGGTCTGACAGATGAAGAACTTGAGTCGGCATTCGCTTCCGCATTTGAGGATTCAGATCCCGAAGGTGGCGAGCCTGATCCCGAAGAGGAGCAGGAAGAAGAGCAGAATTTTGCAACGATGTCAGTCAATATGAATGGCACAGTCCGCGAATTCAGCGTGTCTCTTCAGGACAAGATCTCTGCTCTGTATGAGCTTGTGAACAACACTTATGCCGATGAGGATGGCTGCTGGTACGACGTCACGGTTTATGATGATGATAAATATGTCATAATGACGGACTGGTGGACAGGCAAGGGTTATAAACAATCTTATAAAGTTAAGAAGGATGTTTATACTCTGGTCGGTGATCGAGTTGAGGTATTCTCAACTTGGCTGACACAAGATGAGATTAATAAGCTTGATAAGATGAAGTCTGATTATACAGTAATGTCTGAAAAGCTTACTCATTATGAGGAAGAGCCGCAGAAGCTTGAGATTCTTGGATCGGATGACTACTCTCTCATCGCAGAAAATGAAGATTTTATTGCGCTGTGCGATCAGGAGAATCACTTCAACATGTCAATTGAAGAGGTGACCGCAAAGGCTGACGCGATTCTGACCGCTGCCGCCAAGCAGCATAAATTCTCTGTAACTGATCAGGAGAAGAAAGCGAGTGTTAAACCGCTGCCCGCTCCGAAGAAGAAAGCAAAAAGATTTGGCACTCTGTTTGATGGAATAATTTAAGATGAAATATGCGGTTTATACAGGGACTCGTAATTTGTATTACAATATGATCCCAGCGGTTAAATCCATGCTGATTAATTCAGACGTGGATAAAATATATCTTCTGATTGAGGATGACAAATTTCTGGTTGATCTGCCAAAAGAGGTTGAGTGTATTAATGTGAGTAATCAGAAATACTTTAAACCCGATGGCCCAAATATGAAGTCGCCATTTTCTTATATGGCACTGATGCGAGCGGCTTTGCCAAAAGTATTCCCAGATCTTGATACTATTTTATCTCTTGATGTTGATACGATTGTTGATAAAGATATTTCTGACATTTGGGATCTTCCTCTTGGCGATCAATATTATTTTGCCGCAACGCCTGAAGTAAAAAGGTCTGAAAATGGATTGGTTTATACTAATGCGGGAGTAACATTATTTAATCTAAAGAAGCTTCGAGATGACGGTAAAGTAGATGAAGTTATAGATGTGTTAAATACTGCATACTTTCGTTGGGTGGATCAGGATGTATTAAATTATTTATGTCAGGGGCGGATTTATGAGATGCCCAGTGATTATAATGATACGCCGTATACTAAGAGACCTAATGCAATTAAGATCAAACATTATGCGGGTATGAAAGAATATGGAGAAATGTCATATTTTAAAAAGTACCGCGCAATACCGTTTTCTGAAATCAGAAATTAATAATCAAAAGTTTAAATCAATTAATTGAGATCGCTTAGGCGATCTTATTTTTTATTAAAAATTAGGAGGAAATTAAGCTATGGCTTATATGCATATTAACTATAATGTCACGAAACATGGCACTGGTTATCCTGCTAACGTCAATGCTCAGGAATATGGCGATCATATTCTTAACATTAAGCTTGCTTCAAATACCGACAACGGTATGCTTGTTGCTGCGGACGTGAGCAAGGTTTGGCCTGAATTTGATGTCTTTGATGAGGCTGCTGTTAATACGTTTGAAGGAATTGTAGAACAGCAGATGCCTGATGGTATGTGGCTTGTGTGCGTAACCGATCCCGGCGATGCACTTTTTGTTTATCAGAAGCCCCTTACTCCTTATGAGTCTCCGAGAGAACTTACAGAGGAAGATGCTTTCTATAACAAAGCAGGCGACATTGTTCGTTGCTATTGCCTTAAGAAATTCGACCGTATCGCTGTTTCTGAAGATAACTTCAACGGAACCCCTACAAAGGGTGCTACTATCAGTGGCGTCGAAGACAAAAAGATGACCGTAGGGTCTTATTAATTTCGAGGAAAGGAGGAGAGATAAATCATGATTAAGAACTTTAGTACGATGAATCTGCGCAACGTTTTTGCAGAGGATAATAAGTATGAGAATTTCAGACGTGTCGCTTCCAACCTCGTGCGTGGCATTGACACTTATGAACTTGATGAGAATGGCAACGAGAGACGCGTTTCTACTGCTGACGCCAACAAGGCGATCCGTAAGGTCTTTATGCAGATTTGCGGCCTGACGGAGGATGACCTTCGTTCGCAGAAGAAGCTTCGCAGAGCGCGTAGGGCGCATGAGACCGAGATCTTCGAGATCATCGAAGAGGATCTTGACTTTGTGATCAATGAGGGCTTTCAGGCCAATGAGTGGTTCAATGCCTTCGCTGAGATGAAGTCCCACGCCCTTGGTGATGCGAATGTCTTCTATTCTGATGAGAGACAGTATCTTATTGTTGGGGATACTTCTGGCGATCATCATGATGTGACCATGCAGCAGCTTGGCAAGGGACAGGAGTTCTCTGTCCGCTGCACGAATCATGCTGTGAAGATTGGTAAGGATATTGATCTTATCATTCTTGGTCGCTACGACTACAGCAAGATGGTCAACAAGGTTGCCGAGGCGTATGTGAAGGATATTCAGAATGGCATCTTTGCCGATGTTTATGCGGCGTCCGCCAAGCTTCCGGCTTCCATGAAGGATACTGGTGCTCTTTCTGCTCAAACGAAGCAGGACTTCGACGATCTTATTGCGAACGTCGAGATGGTTAATGACTCTGCTGTTGTGATCATGGGCACGAAGAACGCTCTGAGAAAGATCACTGGTCTTGCTGATGTTGATTGGGCGACAAATGAGCAGAAGGCTTCTATTGTTGCTACTGGACGTCTTGGTGCTTATGAGGGAACGACTCTTATTGAGGTTCCTCAGAGGCTGAAGATTGGTGCGGATCTTAGTACGATTGACCAGAACGACATGCTTCTTCCGAATGACAAGCTTCTGATCATCCCCGTGCGTGATGATAAGTTTGTCAAGTTCTATGACGAGGGCGAGACCGAGATCTATGAGATCACCGAGAAGGCTGCTCTTAAGGATGACTTCCAGACTTATGAGGTTCAGAGAGCCTATGGTCATGAGATCGTTCTTGGCCAGTATTTTGGCGAGTGGACGCTTGAATAATTTTTGTAGTAGGAATAAAGGAGAATAAAATGGCGGCAAGAAAGACAATGGCTACTATTGAGCCAAAGACAAAGGAGGCGGCTCCTAAGAAGACGGAGGCCACTCCTGCGGTTAAAACCAAGAAGTTTAGCAACGAAGACCGCATTCCGTGTTTCTCCATCACATCCGGCAAATATCTGTTTGTCGGAGATAAATCCGGCGATCTGTACCGCTGGCTGAATGATGGAGACGTAGTTGACGTGCGGTATGACGATCTTGTTGCCGCTGTAAGGACGAGAAAGCCCGCGGTGTTTAAGCCGCGTTTCATTATTAAAGACAAGGATTTCATTGCACAGTTTTCTCAGGTTAAGGATCTCTATGATTCTCTTTACAGCCTCGAGGATCTCAGATCTATTCTGACCCTTCCGGCTGATAAGATGAAGACTGTCATTAATTCGCTTCCAGAAGGAGCGAAGGAGTCCCTGAGAGATATGGCAATGTCTGCCATTGATAGTGGAAATCTTGATTCCGTGCAGCGGGTTCGTGTTCTTGATGAAATCTATGGCACGAATATGCTTCTGAAGCTGACTGATTAATATCAGGAGGTGAGTCATGACCTCTATAGAATATGACGAAGTGTTTTCCAGATTCTATTCAAAAGTAGAAGCGTTTGATTTTTTATATGAAGAATTGCCAGAAGAGTTAATTGCGGAGTACATGTCCGAGTGGCTGCTCTCCGCAATCTCTTATCCATATATCAGAAAGCTGTTTACAACTGTCATTTTGGATAATGACGACGAAGAGATCCAATTCGAGTTGAGATATGAGGTTGACGAATTTTCGGATACGCAATTTGTCACTGAGGTGCTGGCGTATGGGATGGTATATTCGTGGCTTGAACCTAAAGTAAAAAGCATCACGAATATTTACCAAAACTTTACAACCTCGGAACAGAAGTTTTACTCCCAAAGCGCCCACCTCTCGGAACTTCGCGCACTCGCATCTGATGCCGAGACGAGAATTCGCGGTCTCATCAGAGACAGAGGATATCTTTATAATACTTGGCTGGACGGTGAATAATAATGATTTCCAAATATGGAGACTTCTCCGCCGAACAGCTTGCGGAATACCGCTCCAGACTTCATAGTAAATTATTCTGGCTTTTACTTTATAAAGATCCTGAGACCAAAGATGAGTTCCAGTATGTGGATTATGATAAATATTTTTCCACGTTAATGAAGGAATTAAACGGACTCGGGGATCTACTCTTCCATCCAGACGGATTGGTTGAGATGCTTGCTGTCCTTGAGGCGGCATATAACGAATCTAAGGAAAACGATTTTAATTATAAGCTATATCGCAAATTCGTATTAGATGCACACACGATTCTTGATCGTATGAATTGGGAGGTGGCTGGATGATTACACGAGAAAGCTATCTCTCCGCTCTTTCGTCAAAAGGGTCTCACCTTGGCGAGGTGCGGAAGAATCGTTCTGATATGATTATGAATGCGACATTTACTGGCGATATTGGTTATCGCAAAGTATATATTCTTGACAAAGACGAGGGTTGGAAGTTTACTGACGCGAAATTCAGTAAGCACGCCGCATCCTCAATTGTCAAGGACGCAGTGGATTCCTATCTTCAGTTTAGACCAAAAGAGCACTATCCTGTAGGAACATATGTATTTATCCCAGATGATACAAAATATGATCTTACGGTTAGTCCAATCGTTCCAGAAGAAAAGGAAATTGATCCCGTGTGTCCGCCGGAAGAAGAAGATATTGTTTATGATATCAACGGCGCAGATCCACTGTGTGATGATGCTAAGAATCTGTGGTTAATTGTCGGTAGGACAGATTCTAGACAGTTTGTGCAGTATCTTGTTTTGAGGTGTAACTGGAAATTTAGATGGGTAGAAGGTCATGGTGATCGCAAACGACTTCATAGTTGTTGGGGTGTTCATCGTATGGCCAATTCGTACACAAGCGGGTGGTGGAATGACTTTAGAGTGACTTCCTTAGATTCGCTGACCGCATTTTGGCTTCCTGATACATACTTTCTTTTTCAGGACGACATTAAGAAGTATAATCTACCAGATACAAGAACGGTAACCCATCAAATCCGCACCATGATTTCAATGAACGACTTATATCCGAGTTGTTATATTGTTTCTAAGATTTTAGATATAGAACCAATAGGTGTAATCAAACTGTCTCTTAAACTTGATCAATTCAACCCTAAACGAGATAGTATTGAATTAAAAGTCTGTGACTATTATAACGATACTGGTGATGTTATTGTTGATGAGCCAGTTGGCACAGGAGATCCCTGTTTAACCAGCGAGATTGTTAGTATGATGGTTAACACAGACGGCGAACTTGAACCTTCGAATATCCCAGATCATTCCTTAAGTATTGGGAAAACCTATTACTACTCTGCCACCTTCTCAGATGAGGGAATTACTGCACAGTGGCGTATCAAACTTGTAGATGATGATGAGCAGTATACGGAAAAGGAACGACTTGAACTCGAAAGACTTATGGTTATTCGAGACGTAGATTCTACTACTATCTCACTCAGACCGGGCAAATCCAATCGGCTTAAAGGTCTGCATTTTACTCTCATTGTGTGCGACACCAATGGTGAGTATGAATCGACTTATGACGTGGAGGTGCCTGCATGAAAAGAGATATTTCGAATATTGATCGGGTTCTAGATGATGTTCGTAACAATGACATCATTTATAAGAAAGCGATTATTAAAAGGGTCTTCAATGAAGATCCTGATTTAAAAGATGTCCTTGGGCAACTACATCCTCTTCCACTTAATAAATATGTAGACAAGGATAATCCGACAGAGGAAGAGTTAAAAGAGCGTACAAGAATTCTTGAGTATAATGAGAAAGTATCTCATCCTCAAATTCTTTCGTTTTTAAAGGTTAACGATATTCAAACAGAAGTTTTAAATTTCATTATGTTTGATATCGGAGATGAACGACCGTCATATACGAGCGATTTGATGAAAAATCAAGTTTTAACAGTGATGGTGCTTGTTCAAGAAGATGATATGGATACCGAATATGGAATTGATCGCGCAGATTTGCTTGGGTATATAATTAAGGATATATTGGGAAATAGTAATCTTACTGGATTACGGATGAAACCATATTCTGATGAACCGGGAATAACCGATACGGCATATTATTGCAGAACTCTTAAGTTTCTGATACATGCGCCCAATGCAAATAACTTCAGATCTGGGGTACAACGAAACTCTTATGAGTGGTAAAGTTGATGCTCTTAGATTATATTTCGGAGATCCATATCCTATTACAGATAATATCAAAATTTATCAACCTAGTCTTCAGCAGATAATGGATTATGGAGAATCTGAATTTTTCTCCATGCTGTTCGTCTTTATTGGTAATACCACTTATCGAAAATTATTCCTGTGGGAAAACGGAATAGATTGGAATAAGGTTTCTGATTACGAATTATTTTGCAATCTTGTAAGAATGCTGCCACAAGATATGACCGAGATCCTATTTGGTGACATCGATTTTACAGGATTTAATTTGTATGTCATGGAAGATCCAAATCCTGAGCCGGAACCAGAACCGGGAGTGAAACTAAAGGTAATAGAAAAGAATAAGCGAGCGTTTCGCCTATTTGAGAGGACACACACCTTTATCAATGAAGATCAAGGAATAGAGATAAATGCAGATACTTATCATATGATGCGCAGTGTTCTTCGCGAGATGGTGAAGTCTTATCCTAAAACTGAATATACCGCTAGTAAGATAACGAAAGAACTTCTTATTAAAGAAGAAAAGGATAAGATCGCAAAAGCGGCAAGAGAGCAGACAGATGCGGAAGACTCTACTCTCCTGCCGCTTATTTCATTCTGCGTAAATCATCCCGGCTTCAAGTATAAGAAGTCGGAACTTAAAGAAGTTCAAATTAATGAGTTTATGGATAGTGTACAGAGGTTACAGATCTATGAGTCTACCCACGCCCTTATTGGCGGCATGTATAGCGGAATGATTGATACCTCTAAGATTCCTAACTCAAGTTTTGATTTTATGAGACCTATTAAACAAAAATAATTTAGGAGGAAAAAATAATGGCTTTTAAGCTTGGCGATCTTGTTATTGATAGAATCGTTGATGGTGTTGCTGAGAAGAACGACGGCACACTGCTTTATATCCTGACTAACCTTCAGGAGGCTACTATTGACATTACTGCCGATTCTGTTGATGCTGTTGACGGAACGGGTACGATCATTAAGACGTTTTATCGTGGCAAGCAAGGTCAAGATTATAATGTGAAAATTGCGTAATTATAATCAGGCCGTCTATGATGAATCCACTATGTAGATCATAGATTATGAGTGATGAAAGAAACTGGAAAACCCTTTGCATGGGTAATCAGAGCGGAAGTTACTACGTAATAGTAGTAACACGCGCAACGCATAGGAAATGAAACTTATATTGAGATATATAAGAATATAATTTTCCCACGAGTCATCACTACCGGGTGGAATAAGGCGCAGAGCCTTATGGTAAATAGATATGCTGGACTATATTGTAATGATATAGAGGTATGGATAAAAAGCCATACGATAACAAATCGGAATTTACTGCCACGAACTCCACCATCTCTCTGCCGATCATCGGCGCGATGAGTGGAACTGATACAGTTGAGGCTAAGGCTGATGCTGCTCTGACGATCCCGAGAATTATTACGACTGGCAAGAAGAGTGGTATTACTCTTCCGGGTATCAAAGATAATGGTGCTAGTTCTCAGATTAAGGTGAATGGCGTTGCGTCTAATGGAACGCTTGGTGACGAGATCACTTCTGAGAATTATACAATCTCTGTTGTTTCCGGCAAGGATAGCACGATGGAGATTACGTCTAATGATTATGACCATTTCATCATCAAGTACAACAGAAATGTTACACAGAACGCGATTAAGATTGTCAACCGTTCTGATGCGTTCCCGAAGACGGTGAAGCTTACGCTTAAGGTGCTTATTGTCGATCCTTGCGAAGCCGACACGATCCGCGCTGCGTATGTTGTTTTCCCGTCCTTCCAGCCGTCTCCCGAGCTGTCGATCAGCTTCTCCACTGATGCTACGATTGACTTCACGGGTCGTCTTCAGACCTCGTACTGCGGCACAGAGAAGGTGCTTTATGAGATCTATGTTTGCAGTGACGACGAAGAGGAAACTGCTTAATAATATTTAAAATTGTAAAGGGAGGGCCGAGTTGCCCTCTCTTTGATATTACTAAGGAGATAATATGAGCGATACAAGACAGTGTGTTATCTGTCAAACTGAGTACGACTATTGTCCCGGGTGTCCAAGATATAGTCATCTGCCGAGTTGGATGTTTATGTTTCACAACGAGAACTGTAAAAACATCTGGGGCGTGATTAATGGTTATAGGGCAGGAACAATTGATGCCAAAAAAGCTAAACAAGAGCTTTCAAAGCTTGATCTCTCCAAGAGAGACACGTTTAAACCATTTTATCAGGACATGATTAAGAAAATCTGCTCAGAGGCAGAACCAAAGAAAACAGAAGAGGCGGTAAAAATGAAGCCGCACTTTAATAAAAAGTAATAGTGAACCAAAAGGGGGTATGAACCGTTCACTATCGAATAATTCATACCCCCTTTTTTATTTTAAGGAGTAAACAGAGTATGAAAGAAACAGTCAGAAGCCAGACGACTGGCAAAGAGTATGCTCCGTCTGATGTTGTAAGAATTGTAAACCAGCTTCAGGCCGCAACCTATATGGCGCACGGAGCAGAGTTGCTCGACGTGTATAGCAGTCGAGATTATAAAACCCATCGTCCCACGATGGTATACATCTTTAATCGTGCTGCTACTACCCCACTCTATGATGCATGGTGCAACCATATTCTGACATGAGGGAGGTAGAGAAATGAACGAAACTTCTTATGAGACAAGATTTATCTGCCGGACTGCAATTGGAAAGCCGCTTTATATCGTGGCTGAAAATAAAGCCATTAATGGTCACGGCGGGACGGTATCGTCTTATCGGCTGAGCGATAATTTTGCAGATGCATCGAAGTGCATGAATAAAGTTACGGCGCGGACTTTGATTAAGGATTATCTTCAGTCAACCAATTCAACTAAAACCTTCGACATTTATGCCGTAGGAGTAACCGTAAAGCTGGGGGAAAAGATTAATGAGTGAGGCAATTATGGTTTCAATCGATCCCAGTACCAAGGTTACAGGGATGGCGCTGTTTCATGGCGGGGAGTTAACAACATCTTATGCTATCAATTTAAGCGCGAGTAAGAAAGATGCTGAAGGAAGAATCCTTGACATGGGCAGAGAGATTATGACGAAGCTTGATGAGTGGAATCCTGCAATTCTATATGTAGAACAGCCACAGGGACACGGAAACAACATTCGTGTCGCGAGACTTATTTCTGAACTGATTGGGTTTTGCAAAGCTTGGGCTGTTCAGAATAATGCATATATTGAAGAGGTTCCGCCATCCGTGTGGAGAAAATATCTCGGGCTGGATCAGGGTGGAAAAAAGAGAGAACAATTAAAACGGGACAGTATGAATGCAGTCCTTGATGTATTTGGAATCAATGTATCCGAGGATGAGTCGGACGCTATTAATATAGGAAGCGCAATGCTTCAGAGGTATATGGAGTAATTTATGGATATTGGAAAATTTGTGGAAGAATTTGATCAGTCTCAAGCGAAAGACAGGGTTGTTAAGAAGCATATTGTAACTAATTATATTTCCTACGAGGTAAAGATTTCAGAGGCAAATAAGATCATTAAACATTCCTTTTATACCGATGTGGATGGCGAGGAAACGTATCTCGCAAATTCGCCAGTTAGATACATCTTGTTTATGATGGCGGTTATCAGGAGTTATACAGATCTTGAATTTGATAATACGAACGCAATGATTCAGTTTGATCTTTTGGAATCTAGAGGAATTATTGAAATGATCATTGAGTTGATCGGGCAAGATTATGAGCGGTTCCAGACTGTCCTTAATATGACAATCGACGACTTAATGAGCAATGAGCGCTCTCTCGTCTCCTATTTTGATCGGAAGCTTACGGCGCTCGGTAAAACTATTTCGGAACTGGCAACACAACTAGAAGCACAACAGGCAGCGGCATCTGAATAAAACCGCTGTAAATTTGGCACGAGTATATCGTGCCATTTTTAGTGCGATTTTATTTGGAGGATATTATGAGTTTTAAGAAGCTTGCACCAGTGACTGACGAGCAATGGAAAAAGATTCCACAGGAAAATCGTCAGCTTTTTACTGATTATTTTTTAGACAATGTAGAACTTAGCGAAAGAACAAAAGAGACATATAAAAGCAATTTGAGAATCTGGTTCTGGTGGCTCTATCAGAATTACGGAGACAAATTGCATACAGAGGTAAAAAGTAGAGAGTATAAAAGATTTCAGAATTGGCTTGTTGAGCGTGGCTGTAGTACTTCTGATATTGCTACGAAACGCTCAACTATCTCCTCTCTCAATAATTATATAATGGTCTATTTTGAGGATGAGTATCCTACATTTAGGAATTTTATAAACGCCTCAATTAAACTTCCAGAAAAAACGTTTAAAAACGAAAAGAATCCGCCGACTCGCGAGGAGCTTGCAGCCATGATCCAAAAATTGGAGGATTCAGATCTTTGGGATAAGCATCAAAAGATAGCTTATCTAAAATTTACTTTTGCAACAGGATGCAGGAGGGCCGAGACCCGTCAGCTACTAAAAAGCGACGTGCTTGATGTTCAACCGATTGTAAAAACAATTACCGTATTAGACGAAGATGGCAATAAAGTCGAACACGAAACACGGTATTATATCACGCACGAAATTAGGTGTAAGGGCAGAGGAAAAACTGGTAAAGTTCGTAGGCTTAAGTATGATGAGGAGGCTCATGCTGCTCTTGTAAAGTGGCTGAAGGATCGTGGTGAGGATAATTGTCCATATGTATTTGTATCGAAGCTGAGTGATGGACGAATTGAACAGGTATCAGAGTCTACTTTTAATCGATGGGGGTCTGGTATTTTTACAAAGTTGCTCGGCAGAAGATTTCACCCGCATTGTCTTCGAGAAGCGAGGGCTACTGATGCGGTTGTCGCTCAGGGCGTAGATATTGAAAAAGTACGCGTTTTATTGGGCCATAATGATTCGAGCACAACAAGGATCTATGTCTGTGGCAACGACGACGAAGGCGCGGATGATGAGTTGTTTATTTGATACGCGATATTGGTTATGATAATATACAAAAGAGGTAGTAATACCTCTTTATACATAAAGAGGTGATACGATGGCGGATGAGTTTGATGCTTTGCTTCAAAATTTAAACATTAATTTGAATACCGCTGTTCGTCGTGCGGCGGTCGAAATAGGAGAAAAAATCCAAGACGAATATGAAACTGCGATAACTAATTTTTACGCCGATTACGATCCTCAACTGTATGATCGTACATATAGTCTATACGAGGGAGCAAAAGGGATTGGTGGTTATGGCACGAATATTAAGCAACTTGCAAAAAATATGTACGAGTGTGGAATTACTGTAGGCGCAGAAAATTATAGTGGTAACCCATACGTCAAACCATATCCGCATGGATGGGACGCCGATCCATCTATGGTATTTCCTAACGTTTGGGATCTTGGAAGACACGGGTTTAGTAGTTATAATGTTAGAAAAGCCCACGCCGGAAAAGACAAGGATGATCCAAAATATTGGAAAATAAAGAAAAGTAGTGTTCCTAAAAATAGTACTCCACCCCAAAGGGTAATGGATCAAGCTTTTAAAAAATACGATAATCAGGATTATGTGTTTGGAGTATTAAAGAAATATATTAGTGAAATCGGAGGATTTTGATAATGGGTGGCTGCTATATAATAAAATTAATAGATGAAGAAGAACCAATGTGTTATTTAGGATTTTCTGTTGATTATTTATTATTAGTCAGTCGTCGTCAAAGTCAGGTATTTATAGTAGAGGAACTCGTAAACGATCGCGTAATTCATCGTTTGAGAGGTCGTCGTTTTATTCCCATTAGAATACAGGGAAATGATTTTTGGGAGCGGTCATGACCGCTCTTTTTTTTATGTAAAAGAGGTGTGTTATGGCAAGTAAAAGTAAGGGAAGTTATATTATAAAATTAGGGGCCGACATCTCTGCCGTCGAAGCTGCGGTAGCAGAAGCCAAGGGACAAATTACAAATCTTGGCGACGATAAGGTTCTTATTCAAATTGATTATGATCATGGCGATATGGCTGCTGTGCGAAACGCTGTACAGAGCATTATTGATTATGATCCAAAAGTGCGCGTGCAGATTCAATATGATCTAGAGTCTGCGGCGTTAAAAAAGAAAAAAGAAGAGCTTGAAAGCGATGAAGATTTATTCAAGATGATGCTTGGTGAATCTGATAACCATGCTCTTACGGAACATGTAGCTGGAATTTTAAGAGAGATCGATGATGGTCTTGATAAGGGGATATCCAAGATTGATCTTGCGGAAAAGCTTAAAAGAGCAATGGATATTTCTGAAAGCTATACTAAATACAAAGATAGAGATTTGCAAGATTATGTGACAGATTGGATATATGATCTTGAAGAACAACTAAAAGTTGAGGATTATGAAGCTAAAACAGATATTTTTTCAAATCTCAGAACTAAGATCGAGGACGATAAGGCAATAATAAAAGGTCTGGAACTTCAGTTAAAAGATCTTAGATCTGCTGGCGCGATAGATATAGACGGAACAATAGATTTTTCTGGTATAGAAAATGGCGCTTCCGGCGTCGAGCAGCTTGCCTCTGGAATGAAAGAAGCCGCTCAGTCTGCGCGAGAGGCAAAAAAAGAAATAACTGGTTTTAGTACAGAAGCGAAAAAAGTAGGCGAAAGCATCAAGGATGTTTTTGATAACAAACTGCGTGATTTGACCAAAAATTATTTAAGTCAGTTACAGAATACTAATCGTAGAGATTTAAAAGAAACCGCTTTTGTTATGACAAAAGAGGGAAATATTATTGGTGGAACTGAGTTCGGCACTCATGATTCTGATAAAGGCTTAAACAAGAAGGCGATAAAAGAAGCACGAGAAGCTGGGCTAACTCCAGAGATTGGTGTACATACTCATGGAGGGTCATTTTTTCCCGCTCCGAGTATAAATGTTGAAGAAAAAGAAGTTGGTGGCAAATTAACAAAGGTGTTGTCTGGAGACCTTTTTGCTTGGTCAGAAAGTGTTAATCAGGGCATTAAAAAAGAAGTAATGCTTGGATTAAAAGCCATAAATATATTTGATTCTGAGAATTTTTATTCAAAATATGGCGAGAAACTTGATGATCCTGTTATTGCTGATAAATTGGCGTCTGAGTATCAAAGAGTTTCTGCTTCTTTGAAAAACTCTCCGACTAGATATTTGGAAGAATTGGTAAATAAATTTGGCCATAATACCGAATATACAGGAGATATCTTTTCGAATGGCTTAAAAGATTATCTCACAACGATATTTAGAGATAATTTTGATTTAAACAATATAGATATTGATAGTATCGTTAAAGACGTTGGGTCAAAACTAGGTAAAACAAGTCGGAGTTTAGGCGACATTATAGAGACCTCTATAAGAAAAAATAGTAAAAATATTACAGACGATGAACTTCTCAATTTCTATGGTTCAATAAGTTGGGATGATCTCTATGAAAAATGGGGTCTAAAAGGACTAAAAGAAACAGATATTCATGATTTCCAAATGATAAAGGAATTACCGGGCATATTCAGAAGGGGTGCCGGAATTAAGGATTTTGATCAATTTTATAAGCTCCATACTCATGATGATTTTTATAATCAAAATCCTTTAAAATTAGACACTTCCGTCCCTGAAATTAATGTTCCGAACAACACGTCTAAAATAGATGATTATATTTCCAAGCTGGAACGTCTCCACCAATTACAACAAACAATATACAATATGAAACCAGAAGCCGCATATGGAAAATCATATGAGGAAACTGGAAGACATATAGAGAAGCTAAACGCCCAGTATGAACAGACTGTTGCAGAAATAGAAAAACTTCGCGAAGCGGACGATGGTTCTGCTGAAATTAAAGAACAAATCGGCCTTCTCGAAAATCTTGCCGTTGCTTATAGAGAAGCAATGGAGAATTCATTTCCAAACGATGTAGCTCATGGAGATTGGCTTCGTAAGTATACGAATCTTTCTCCGAAAGATATTTATGGAGATAGCTCTGATTACACATTCAGAGCCATAAAGAGAAGTGCTGAAGAATTCAGAAATCAATTACAGCAAAGTGAATTAGACATTTTTAGAGAAGCGAATTTTTCTAATGAAGACCTGTCAAAATTGCCACAGGAAACCGGAAGCACATCTGCTCTTTTAGAAATACCTGAAATTATGGAGCGAATAACTTCTGCCGGAAAAGAAGCCACTCAAACTATGAAAGAGTTTTATTCCGCAGTCTCAGGAGAGGGTGACGGCGGTGGCGGAATAGGTTCTACTTCTGACTCGGAAGTAGATAGCTTAAGGTCTGAATTAGACCAAGCAGAGAGGGATGCTGAAGCAGAACGTCGTCGGGCCGTAGATGCAGAGGAACGTGCGGAACAAGCTGAGGATGAGGCTAAAGGCTATTTAGATGCCAATACAAGGTTATCAAACGAATTAGCTGAGGAAAGAAAAAATGCATCAGAAAGAGAAAAGGCTGATGCGGAAAGAATTTCACAGTTAGAATCAGACCTAAGTTTAAAAGACGATTTGTATCGAATCGCTGTTCAGGATCAGGTTGACTCAGATAAGAGGGCAAAAGAATACGAAGAGTTAAATAAAGATCTTCAAAGGCAAGTAAGCGAATTACAAAGGGGTAAACAAGCTAATGAGTCAACTGATAATCTAGGACGGGAATCCTCGAATACAGCCGATGGTATAGATAAGGAATCTGAAGCATTAACCAGATTAGCCAGTATTGCGCTTACCGCTGCCGCAAATAAAGACCTTGTTACGCAGAGTAATATTAGTCTTGCGAGCCAAATGACGGCGTCTACATCTAAAATTTTAGAGGAAGCAGAAGCATTAGATAAGCTTGCACAGAATGCAAAGAAAGCGGCAGACGAGAAGAAAAGGTTTACCAATAATGTCAAGGAGGCAGAACCAGCCGAGGAAAAGACAAAAAAGAATACAGAAAGCAAAGGTAAAAAGAAGAAGGATTTTGAAAAAGAATATCTTTCTTCAATCGACAAGTTTAAAAAATTAGCTCAGGACGGTGCACTAGAACAATTATTGCCGGATCGATACTCTTCCTTACGGCAACAATTAAATTCAATCGAACCGAATGCATATTCTATCGATAAGTTTAACGAATCTTTAAAAGAAACCGCCACTCTTCTCTCAGATGTTAAGAAGCGTCATGTAGAAATAGAGAAGGCGTCTGAGAAAGGATATATGAAGGCTATTAGTGAATACACTAATAGCGAACAAGATTTACTGAAGTATTTACCGGACTCGGCGGAGCAATTAAAGAAAGAGTTAAATTCGATTGAACCTAATACTGCATCAATTGATCAGTTTATGTCTCACCTTGAAGAAGCCCGTAAAAAGATGGATGACATGAGAGATTCTTTCAATTTGTGGCGTTTTTCATTCGATGAGGCGAATATTCTCAGTAGAAAAGTTCAAAATAATTCTCATCTAAATGAATTATTTGGGCAAAGAATGTCAGACATTGAGGATAAAACTCCTTATATAGACCCTTATGATACAGAAGGTGTCGAAAAGTATCATGATGAAGTTAAAAGTTTAATAGCCGATGTAAATCAGGCCCAGCAGATGGTGGCAATGGATGCAGACAGCGGAATTTCAAGCATTGCCAGATTAGCTAAAGATAGAAATCAATATATTGATGCTCTGGTAAAAACAGCAAATGGTAAAGGAACTGGTGCATTAGAAGATGTAATTCAAAATTATAATTCAAAACTTGATGCAATTAAACAAAAAATTGCAGACATTAAAGCAGAGTGGGGAGAAAACGATCCCAATGCGAATAGGCTTCAAAAGAATCTTAACTTATATCAGTCTGATACCGCAGATAAAATCAGACAACGTCTTCTCGCGGACGCACAGGCGAAACAACAAAAAATAACAAATGCCCAAATGTCTCCTAACGATTTCGTGCCAGCATTTACTGCCGAACTTAAATCTGCGCATGATTCGGTTGATTCTATAGTCAAGGAAATAAGTGGCGCGGATGTGTCAAAGTTTTTTGATGAAAAGGCTGTTGAAAAGTGGGTAGACTCATTGAAGGATGCCCAAAATACAATTGACAACATTAAAAAGCAGGAAAATGTATCGGCCACTGAAAATCAATTGCAAACGTTGATGCGAAGAATCAACACAGATATATCCCATCGTGGACTGCGTGGAACGCTGGCAGATGAATACTCAGATTTGAAAACTCGCGTAGAAGCAGCAGCCGCGGCAATCAGAGATGCCGATGATGCCGCTGAGGCTGTTAGCAAAATAGATATGAAGGGTTTCGTAACTGAATGGAGTACTCTAAATGCAAAAGCTAGAGAAGCTGGGCAATTATCAGATGGGTTTGCCAAGAAGTTTAGTGAAGCTATTAATAATCAGTCGGCACAGTTTTTGGCAACGTATTTTAGTTTTCAAGACATGGTGCGCTATGCAAAAGAAATTTCCCAGACAGTTGTACAGACTGATAGCGCACTTGTTGAGTTAAGAAAGGTATCAAACGAATCCAACGATAGAATTCAGGAAAGTTTTCAGAAGTCTGCCGAAACAGCTCAGGAAATGGGAAGTACTGTTACCGACGTTGTAAACAGTACAGCAGATTGGTCGAGGCTTGGCTATGACATTGGAGACGCCGAAGAACTGGCTAGAGTTACCACTCTTTTCCAGAAGGTTGGCGACAATATGACGCAAGAGTCTGCAAGCCAGTCGCTTGTTTCGATGCTACAGGGATTTCAAATGGACGCATCGCAAGCGGAGCGGATTGTTGACAGCGTGAATGCCGTCGCTAATAATTTCGCAATTGACACAGCAGGAATCGGCGATGCGTTACAGAGATCGGCTGCGGCATTTAATGCGGCTGGTACAGATTTAAATAAATCTATTGCATTGGTTACAACAGCGAATGCAGTGGTACAAGATCCGGCATCTGTGGGTAAATGTTGCCCACTTCATAGGTAACTATGAAACACAAAAAGTAGCTATATCGGTTAAAGTCCAGCGGTGGATCAGACCGAGGTAAGACCTAGAATATGTATATGTTTGTATGTGATACGCCAATTAGGATGGCGTGTCTTTTTTTTATGAGGAAAAAATATGCCAAGAAAAGGAGATTTAAAAGGAGTATACGTTCCTTGTGAGAACTGCGGCAAGATTCTTTATAGAACGCCGTATAGGATGAATAAAAACACACATCAGTTTTGTAGCAATCAATGCCAAATGGAATACGAGCATAAGCAAAGATTTGAGGATAGAAAATGTGAAGTATGTGGCAAGGTAATGCATCTATCGAAATTATCTACGCAGAGGTTCTGTTCCGAGTTGTGTCAACATGAATGGCAGAAGACGCGTGTTGGAGACCTAAACCCAAAAACGAAACGTGTAGAGGTTCAATGTGATTGGTGCGGTAAAATGTTTACTAAGACGCCGTCTGTATATGCGTTAACAGATAGACATTTTTGCTCTAACGAGTGTAGGCGCAACTGGTACGCAAAGGTTTTGAGCCAACAAGACTCTTGGAAGGCGGCATCAAGAGATCGATGTCTAAATATGCTTGCGGCTGGTGAAATAAGCCATACAAATACAAAACCACAAATTATTGTCAACGATATATTGACAGACAAAAACATTAAGTTTGAAAACGAACACATATGTGGTTTTTACTCTCTCGACAATTATCTATTAGAATCTAATCTTGCTATTGAGGTAATGGGTGATTTTTGGCACGCATCACCGCTAAAGTATAATATAGACAATCTATATCCTAATCAAAGAAAAGCAATTGGGAGAGATAAGGCGAAGAGGACGTATGCCAAGAAATATTACGATATGGATATCCTTTATTTATGGGAGGATGATTTATATAAAAGAGTCGAATTGTGCGCACAGCTTATCGATGTGTTCATAGATTCTGGTGGCGAGATGCCAAATTACCATTCTTTTAATTATTATATTAACGACAATGCCGAATTAAATCTGCGCTCAGAGATAATAATTCCATATCAAGAACAACCGTTAACAGCCTAACTAATGTCCTAATCATTTGGATAGGCGCATATTGTATTCTAGGAAACCGTAGAGACTGTAATAGTTGTATTGGTAACAATATGACTTCCGCTACTCTCCTATCATATATAGGATGAAGATCCAGTCCGAACTGCGAATATAACCTTTGATTAAAATCGCAGAGTATGCCAGAAATGACATACCGCCTATTATTAATAGGTCATAAAAGTAACAGATTGACTATGTTTAAGACAATGTCGGCACGCATTCGCGGATCTTCTACCGAACTCGCCGAGCTTGGAGAAGAAGAAGACGAATTTACAAAATCCACATCCAAACTCAGAGATCTCGTGAAGGGACTTACTGGGTTTGATATTCTGGAAGATGAGAATACATACAAAGATATATATGAAATAATTCGTGGAATTGGTAAGGAATGGCAAAACCTTACGGATATGGAAAGGGCTTCATTAACAGAAGCTCTCGGCGGGAAAAGAGGAGTTAATACTCTATCTGCCGTGTTAAACAATGTACAAATGCTTGAGGACGCCTATGCTGAGGCCGAAGGAGCAGAAGGGTCGGCAGGTGAAGAGCTAGAACATTATTCAGAAGGGCTTGAATGGTCAATTGGTAGAGCAAAGGCATCATTAGAAGAACTTGCAAATGACTTTCTCAGTTCGAGCCTTTTAAAAGATCTTATTGAAGTGGCTAACACACTACTTCGCATTGTTGATAACATCGTAGATAGTATAGGCAGTATACCAAGCATACTTGCTGCTATTACCGGGATGTCAACACTCAAGGGTTTGCTCGGTGCTGATAGTATCGTGGCTGATATATTTAAATCTGCCAATGAGGCGACTGGTGGAAAACCGCAGGAGACAATGCTTGGCAGTATTCGTGAGATGAAATCCCATAGAAAGGCTCTTAAAGAAGCAGCAGCTAAAGCCGCAAAAGAAACCGCAGAAGGAGCCTCTGCCGGGGTTGGGAAGGCTGCTATTTCTGGAGCTACAGACGCCATTGCTGAGGAAGGTACGGAAGCAATAATTAAAAAGGCAACCGAGGCAGTCGCTGAAGAAAGTACCGAGGCTATTGCAAAGACCGCAGGAGAAAGTGTTGTCGAGGGCGTATTTGGCGAAACCATTGAAGAGGGCGTTGAACGAACGATAGCCACTCTTAATGACGGAACAGTAATAAAAGCAACCAAAGGTTATGTAGCACCTGTGGCTCAGTCTGCTGGTGAAGCATTTGCGGAAAATATGGCAGAGAGCGCCGCAAATGTATCTGGTGTAATTGGAAATACTATTTTTAACGCTGAAGAAGAAGCAGTAGAACAGGCGGCACGAAGGTCTCTTAATATCGTGCCAAAATTCAATATCGCCGATGCGGCCACAGAAGGTGTCGGAGAAGCAGTCACCGATGCTGTTGGAGAAGCAGTCACCGATGCTGTTGGAGAAACCGTCGCCGAAGGAACTACTCGGGCTGTCGTACAAGGCGTAGAGAGCGCTGGTGCCGCTGGTGGAGCCGCAGCCGCATCTGCCGGAGGAAGTATTGGCGCAAAACTTGTCGCTGGTATTGTAGGCGCATTAGGGCCGATTGGAGCCGCTATTGCTGCCGCTGTTGCTGCCGCAGCCGTAATTGGGGGCGGCGTATATCTATATAATAAACACGAGAAGGCAGAACGCCAAAAACAATCTTCCGCTGCCGCAGAAGATTGGGAAACTGCCAAAGGTAGTTTAGAACGTTATGTTGCATCTTATCAGAGTCTTCATGAAAAGATGACAGATGCCAACAATTCAGAAGCAGAGACATATCAGTATAAAGAACAGATTTATGCCCTTCAACAGGAGATAGTATCGGCATATGGAGAACAGGCCGCTGGCATTGATCTTATAAATGGTGATCTCCAGCAACAGTCTGATCTTATTGAGCAAATTGGGGATAAGATTAGAGGTAATAATATCCTTCAAAATAAAGAGGCATTTCGTGATGCAAAGAACGAAATGCAAGGGCATCATAAACGAGAATATGGATATCTTGGACAGCTTCCCGGAAGTGCTGATGTAGGTGTTGGTAAAGAGATTGCAGAAGTTGCAAATGAATTTGATAGTATCTCATTCATGCAAAACGGTGAGACTCTTTCTTTCCATATAGATGCTGATGTGAATGACGCCATAAGCGATATTGATAAATTTGGGCAGAAATTAATTGAACTCAGAGATCAATATGACGAAGACTCATTCGAATATAATAAAATTCAAGGAATAATAGACTCTGCAACAAATTCACAAAAGGCTGCGTTAGATATTGCCGACAAATTTGGTGCCCAATATGAAATGGCAATGCTGGACGAGGTCGAAGAAGGCCAAAAACAGTTGGTATCAAGATATGCAGAAGCTGTTACGAAATATAATAAAGCCCTTGCATTAGGAGACAAAGAGGCTGTTGATGAGGCAAGTCAAGTTTTTGCTGAAGCCGAGGCAGACCGACAGGACTTTTTGTCGCAGGATAATAATAAAGATACTTATGGTTTCTTATTTGATGATTATAAATTAGATGAGACTGCAAAAAGAAACTATGATTTAAAAGAAGTATTGCCAATAGCAGAACAATACAGTGGCATTGCGGATGGTGTTTCTGATATACAATCTGAGATGGAGAATTCTATTAGCCCTCAGAATCAATACAGGGACAATATTGTAGATATTACAACAAGTCTTAGCAAGCTAAAGAATCTAAACATGGATAAGGTTGATTTCTTATCTCAGTTTGACAGTATTCTAAATAGTGATGGCAATTTTACAGACGTCGAACAGGCTATTATGGACGTTGGTCACGCATTTGGAATTGCGTTCAATAATACCGAGGATGCGAAACATCAATTTGATGGTTTAGCAACTACGCTTAGCAACTTTGGGTATCTGTATAGTGGTGTCGAAGACGAGGTATCTAAGTCATCTGTTAGTATTGCAGAGTTTGCTTCGAGTATTACTTCTGAAATAACAAAACTCGATGGTGTAAACGCCGCACTGGTTAATAACTTCAAGTCTTCTGGTCTTTCTGTCGCATGGGACGAAGAAACTGGCAAAATAACTGGCGACGTTGCCAATATCCGAGATGCATATGGTGACCTTGCGGGATATAACGAGGCGAAGCTTTTTACCAGAATGTCAACTGGCGTTAAGTTAAATGTTGAAGAACTTCGTAGGCTTCGCAAGGAGCAGGAATTAATCAACAAAGAGGCTTTCGCAAAACAGCAAACCGACCTTACAAATAAGTTGGCTGAAGCTTATAGGAATCTTTCAAATGCGGCTACAGATGCAGAGCGTAAGGCTGCATTAGATAACGCTCTGGATATTGAGGCAAAGATTCGCGACGCAAAAATGCTCGAAAGTCAATACGACGCTCAAACATCCGCATATCAAAAATGGTTAGATGCACAGTCTGCCGGAGAACAAGGTGATATTTACGACAATCTTCGTAGTACCGCAATCACCCGTGGAGACGAACTTCTGAACAAACGTCTTGTTGGTACAGAAGAATTCAGAGCAATTGCAGAATTGGTTTCCGGGCAGGATCTTAGTACAGCATCTCTTCAAGCGGTGATTGATGCCTATCAGGGGATCGATACGGTAGTCGAAGGAACATCGTATAAGTTACGCGACTTCTTTACCGAGGGGCAAGAAGGGACGGATAAGTTCGGCGAGGCAATGGTCGAACTTGGAATCGCCACAAAAGATGCTAATGATTATATTCACTTTGAGAATCTCAATATTGATGAGGTCGCCGAAAAGTTTGGAACTAGCACAGACGTGATCGAGTCCATCTTTGGCAAGATGAAAGATTACGGATGGAATATTACATGGTTCGATTCAGATACTCTATCTCAGCTTAACGAGGCCGATAGTAAAATAACGTCTATTGGCGAAAAGATGGCTGCTGCTAATAAGGGTGCCAAAACACAAGTGCAGTCTAGTCTTTTTGATACTTCAAATCTTACCACTGTAGACGCCATTTCTGATCGTATCAATATTGTTCAGGGTATGCTCAATCATACCACCCAAATGAATATAGATCCGACACAGGCGGAGCTTTTAGGTCAACTTCTTGATGAACTCATTAAAAAGAAGCAGCTTCTTGAGGTTGGTGACGGTGGAACAAATCCGTACTCTCTTGAGTCGTTAACAACTACAAAAACCGCATTTGATCAGTTGCTTGAGAAAGCTCAAGAAGTACAAAGCTTTCAAAATATGGACTTTGAAGTTGATATTGAAGGGGACGAGCAGCTTCAACAACTTGTTGATTATTTAGCGAATCAGCCAGAGGATGTTCAGGTAAAATTTGGTATCGAAGCTGGCGCTACATCGGAACAAATCATGCAGTCTATATTAGATGGCACATTTATTCAAAAGGCAAATCAGGCCGCCGCCGCTGCGGGTAAGGTTAATGCTTCTGCTTCAAAAACAAAGCAGCCATCTCAACAGGCCGTGCAAAAGAAACTTGAGATACAAGAAGAAAGGATAGATAAGAAAGAGACAAGCACAAAAGAAAATATTGAAACGAACGTTGAAAATAACGAAATAAATGTCGAAACAAATGGCGTAGAGGAAGCAAATCAAGAATTAGAAGGTGTAAAACAGGAGGCGGCAGAGGGCGCAACCCTTCCGGTTGATGCCGATACAACAGAGGCAGAAAACGCCAAGGGTGTCATAGATTCAATGGAAGACAAAGACGTTGGCGTCGAGGCCAATGTTGATGGAACATCCGATGTAGAGGATTTAATAGGAAAAATCAATAATTTAAATGGGAAAACCGTACAAGTTGCTGTCTCTGTGAGTGGTCTTGACGCTTTAAAAGATACGGTTTCTTACCAAAATCAATTACAAGATAAGAAGGTCAAATATACAACAGAATACGTCACAGTACGCACAACTATAACCAACAATAAAGGCGGCAACGGTGGCAAAGGCGGCAACGGCGGCGGCGACGTTAATGGCACCGCCCACAGCTACGGAACTGCTATCTCCCACTTTGGTGGCTCCGCGTTTGCCAAAGGGGATTGGAGAACGAAAAAGACAGAGACTGCGTTGGTTGGCGAACTTGGGCCTGAGATTCTTGTAAGAGGCGATACTGGAACTTGGGAAACCATTGGAGATGAAGGCGCAGAATTTGCAAGAATCCCTAAAGGGTCTATCATTTTCAATCATAAACAGACAGAGCAGTTATTAAAAAATGGATATGTAACTGGTCGCGGAAAGATGGTTGGTGGTAATGCTCTTGCTGGCGGAACTGCGCATGCTGATTATGTATCAGGCGGATCTCAAACTTTTGTTATTAAGCAGGCTACGGTTATCAGTGATGCAAAAACGATTAGTAGTAGTACGCACGATAGCGGGAAGAGCAGTATAGGTAGAACTCCATCGGAAAAAGCAAAAGAAACAAATAAACAAAAACTTGATCCCACAGCATTTGACTGGATTGAACGTCTACTGGAAAATCTTAATACTCAGTTGGAACGTTTTAAGAGTTTAGGAGAGCTTTATACAAAATATACCGCGCAGAACAAAGAGCTTGACAGCGCAATTAAAACCGCTCAAAAATTGGTTGACGCTAATACACATGCCGCCACTCGTTATATGGTAAATGCTGAAAGATTTTTCAGAGGTTATACATATACCGATGAGGCTGGAAAAGAAAGAATACTGTTTAATTCAGATAATAAAAAGGCGGGGGTTAATAAGCGTGTAAAATGGAAGGGATATAATGTTTACGGAGATAAAACCGTAAAACATTATATGAAGCTTGTGCAGAGCGGAAAACTCCAAAGAGATCCTTATACTGGAAAATTAACAAATAATGATATCCAAAAAATCGGAGACAAGAATCTGGCCGAAGCCATACAAGAGTATATGGATCTTTATGATAAAGCAACTCAGGCGAAACAGGCTGTTATTGATAATAGGATTGAACTTCAAGAACTTGCCAGACAAAAATTAGACAATATTATTGATGATTATGACAAGGTCGTTGAAAAGGCACAAGCCCTTTATGATTTAAATCAAGAAAATTATACTCTTTTAAAGAATACTAAGAGCACTTCGTCGGGTGGAAAAACAGTTCAACCAGAGGCATTTAATGCGAATATTGAGGCGCAAATTAAAAATCAAGAAACTATTGTCAAGCAAAGGGAAAAAGAACGTCAGGCGTTAGAGAAGGAATATAAAGCAAGAGTAAAACTTGATAAGATCAATAAAAAGAACCAGTTTAAGAAAGACGGTTCCTCGAAGACTACTGGACGGCTTCTATCCGACGATGACAGGAAGCAATATGAGATAGATCTTCTTAATATTCAAAAAGAAGAAGCTGCTGCAAACAATCAATTAAATGAGCTTTATAAACAGCAGCGCGATCTTATCAAAGAGTTACATGATAGCACTATTTCGTATCATCAATCTCAGGTTGATTATAATAATTCACAATATGAGGCACTACAGGCACAAAAGGGAATACTGAACTCAGATAACGAGGTCAGTAAGAAATATTATGACTATTTAAATGAAGAAATGTCGAGAACCACCAGTATCATAAACGAGAATAAGGCATCCGCAAAAGCGTATAATGATGAAATTAAAAGACAGATAAAAAATGGTCGTCTGACAAAGGGGTCTGAACCTTGGAAAGAGGCGATGTCTACATATTATGCGATGCTTCAGGCAGAGCAAGAAGCGAATGTACAACTGGCAAACCTCCGTGACAGGATTCGTGAACTTAACTGGGCCTCTTTCAATAATGCAATTGAAATTCTTGGTCATCTTAACACACAACTCGAAAGCACGCTGTCGCTCTTCAGCGATCTCAATGCTTTTAACGAGAAAGGTAATGTAACAACGAGTGGAATTGCTCAGTATAATCTTCTCGCAGAGCAAATCAATGTTGCTAAACAGGAAACTGCTGATTATAAGTATGCGATTGAGCAATTAGCCAAGGAGAAAAAGAACGGTCTTATTACAGAAGAGCAGTACCAAAAGGCCCTTCGTGAGAATCAGGAGAATATGCTCAAGTCCGCGAACAGCGTCAAGAAGTATCGCGACTCTGTACTCTCTCTCATCAAAGACGGCATCCAGAAAGAGACCGAGCATCTTAAGGAACTGATTAGCACGCGTAAGGAAGCATTAAAGCGTCAGAAGGATGCGGATGATTACGCAAAAACTGTTGCGCAGAAGTCAAAGGACATCCAGAAGACACAAGCCCAAATTGCGGCGATGGCAGGAGATACTACTCTCGCCACTCAGGCTAAGGTAAAACAGCTTCGTGAACAACTTGCCCAGCAAGAAGAAGAACTCACTAAGACACGGCAGGATCATGCATATGACATCTACACACAAGGTCTTGATGATGAAACAACCGCTCTCGAGAAGGCACAAAAAGAGCGCATTACGGAATTAGAGTCCGATCTTGCTAAACAAAACGCGGCTATTAAGGATGCTTTAAACAAGAGTCGAAAACAGTATAATAATACTTATAATTTCCTCTCAACTATAGCAAAACAGTATGGCATTAAACTTGAAGAAGACATTACCAATCCTTGGAAAAAGGGATCTGATGCAGCCAATGAATATAAAAAGGCTGTTAGTAAAATTCCTAAAAATAATGCCACTATTGCCACAGATTTAAATGGTGGTTATACAGATAAGAAGGGTTCGTCCAGCAGTAAAAAGACTACAAGTACAAGCAAAAAATCCACCGCTAAAAAGAAGAATCCAACCCAACAGGCTAAAGAAAAACTCAACAATGCCAGAAACGCTTTAAAGAATGCACAAAAGACGGTTCTTGCCAAGCAGGATGCATTTAATACTGCCAAGTCTAAATACGGAGCAAGTTCAGAACAGGCGAAGAAAGCAAAGGCTGCTATTACCACCGCTCAGGCAAATCTTAAAACCAAGACCACGGCATATAATTCAGCGGTAAGCAATGCCGCCAAGTATGGCATTAACACCAAAGAATCTGCGGAGACGGTGAAAAATACCGCCGCTCTTGAAAGGGCAGAAGCGCTTCAGAAGACTGCGAACGAGCAGAGAAAGAAAGCAAATGAAAATTTGCAGACCGCTCAGGCAAAGTTGGAAAAATCAATAAGTTCTATGAAGGATTTAGAGGCTAAAATTTCAGATCTGAAAGCGACACTTAAAGTAGCAAAATCTAATAATGATTCCGAAACAGTAGCAGCAACCCAAAAGAAGCTGACAGCTGCGCAGAACTCTTTGACAATCGCAAAGGCAAAAGTTAACAGTGCCAGCGACGGTGTTAATCAAGCAAAGCAAAAGGTGACTAATGCCGCCGTAAGCGCTACAAACAAGAAAGCCGCTGTAAATAGGGCTACGGATAACTTGGCTTATTCAAAAGAAAAGGATAATCAAAATGCAAAAACGGATGCCAAGAATGCTATTAACACAGGCAAAGCGCGTAGTAAAAAGCTGTCTGCGGCTGACAAGAAACTGTCTGCTCTGGATCAGTATATTATTCAAAAGTATGGCAGAACGCCTACAAACGCAATTGATAAAAAGATTGCAAAAGCACTCGGCATCTCTACAAGCACCACAATGACCGCAAAGCAGAAAACCGCAACGCTTAACGCCATGAAAAAGCTTGGTCTTCGCAGCGGCGCTTATCGTGCTGGTGGCGGCTGGCGTCTTACGGACGAAGACGGAATCGGCTCAGAGGCAATCCTTACTAAAGAAGGAGTACTTCGTCAGCTTGATGCTCGTGACACCGTCTTCAATGCAAAACAGCGTCAGGCGCTTTGGGATCTTTCTAAGATGGATGTCCCGAGTCTGCTGAGCGATATTAAAGCTGCGTCTCTCTCTCGCGCTGGCGGCGACGTGAGAATTGAGAACCATTATGATTCTCTTCTGACGGTGAATGGCAACGTTGATCGGAATGCGTTGCCCGAACTGCAAGAGATTCTTAGAAAGTCCTACGAATATACAACAAAGCAGATGCACTCTGACTTTAAGAAACATATCGGAGGACGTTAAAATCATTACTGGCAACCACATCTTTTAATAGGTGTGGTTGCTATTTTAATAAAGGAGTCAAATTATGATACTTCATGCGAAAGACTTTACATATAACGGCACATCGTTGTCCGACATTAACGAAGATTTCATTGTGATTTCTTTCGGGGATGGAGGTCATAACAGTGACGTGGAATTATTAACGCGCACAGTCAACCGAAGCCATGTATCTTATGATCAGCCGATTACATTCGATTATGGCGCGGTTGATAGTGATGTTTTTACTTTTACACTTACGATTTGTCATAAAGATGGCGGAGACATTACCCGCGCTGAAGCAAAGGAGCTTATTAGTTGGCTGATGTCTCCAGTCGTTCCGCAGTGGCTGTCAATTGAGGGGTGCGGGAACGAGGTATATGAAGATATCTTTTACAAAGGGCGCTTTGTCCATGCGGGATATGAGGATATTAGCGATACACGCAAGATTGGTATGACTTTTAATTTTGAGAACATAGCCCCATACGGCTTCACAAAGGAATATACATATCAGTTTCCGACATCAAGCGGATCAATGTCAGGAGATATTGAGAATCTTGGGACGGCGGTCGGAAAGACTGTTCTGCCGGAGATCAGGATTACGCCGAATGCTTCTGGCCGTGTAACAATCAATAATACTGCGGATTCCAGTGTTGGAGCGCTCTCGATCAATGTAACAAATGGCCAGCCAGTTATTCTCAGGAATTACGCTTGCTATCTTACAGATGGATCTTTATATGATTTGGATAAAATGGATAACTTTAACTGGGTCGTCCTAAAGGATGGCATAAATACTATTACAATTACTGGCGACTGCACGGTAACCATGAAGGTTCGATATTTTGAGGCGCTCGGCGTCTGATAGAAGGGAGTGTGTGCAGTGGCATTAATTGATATGGTTCATACACAAAACGGTGTGATAGCCGTAGACAGCGATGCATATGGCCGGAGCAAAGAATTCAGCGCATACATTCTAAATCCTGCCAGAAAACCGATCTGTCGAATTGGCGGCATTACGCAGTTTGATATAGATTTAAAGTTTAACGACATCAGCGAAATATCATTTGAGGTTCGCAGATATGTCACTGATGCTTCAACATATGAACAGGTGGAAAACCCGGCCTATATCTACATTCATTCTTTTTGTGAGATCTACGTGCCGGAACTGGGACAAAAGGGATTTTTTATTATTAACGAGGAACCAACCATAGAAGCGACCAGTACGGTAGATGAATTTAAAACCTTTGTCGCACAGTCTTATGAGAGCGTTTTGCAGTACGAAAACTTGGTGCTCTTTGATATCAACCAAGGAACGGTGACGAGTCAAGAATATAATACTGGTGAAAAGATCCGGCTGTATTATCCAGAAAAGGAGACGCACAGCCTACTGCACCTTGCTCTTAAGGATGACTACTATGGATGGCGGATCGGCGAGGTTGATCCGGCCATAGCCAATTTAGAGCGCAGTTTTTCTGTAGATAACCAGAATGTATACGCGTTCTTCGGCTCAGAGGTCTCCACCGCCTTTAGATGTGTTTTTGATTATGATACGGATCATAAGCTGATCAATGTTTATAGCCTTGAGACTGTCGGCAAAAACAGTAATGTATATATGTCATTCAGCCATATGGTTCATGATCTTAACATTGCTCCGGCTGTCACAGATATCTATACGGTCTTTAACGTCGAGGGCGCTGATGGTCTCAATATCAACGATATCAATTTCGGAAGCAGCAAGATTTATAATATCGACTATCCTCTCTCTCAGGTTGATGAGGATCTGGCCGAGAGGTATAGACGGTTTGAGAAATATAGGGACGATCTTAGAAAGCAGTATGCCAAAATCTCAATTGACTATGCCGACCTTATGGCAAGAAAGGCCGCTATTGAAGATAGACAGCCGGACAGTTTGCTGGACAACAACTGGGCTTCTCCTTCCTACTCTCTTGATGAATTGAAACTCGCTCTGGAGAACTGCAAGATTATTGTGGAAGAAATCGAACGAGAGTATACCATGCCGGATGGCACGATTGATTATGATGATCTCGATCAACATGCGGAGGCATCTCAGTACTACTCTTACAAAAATGTGGCTATTCCAGATCTTACTTCTGAGATAACCAAGCGCAAGGCATCAGATGTTCATGCCGCTAAAACCGTTGAACAGGAATTTGAGTTTGATCTCTATGGACTTAATGACCTGATCGCTGAGCGACAGAATCTCCAAAACCAGATCGATGTCCTGATTGAAGGTGGGTATAACACAAAGAAGAATACTGTAAGTATTGATGATGTATCTTATAACGAAAAGTATGAGATGTATGTCAAATATAATGAATACATCGAAAAAGTAGATAAGATGATCAAGAAGAAAAAGGCTCAGGTTAAAGAACTTGATAAGCAAATGGAGGCGCTCAACGATAAACGCAAATATATTGCTTATCTGGCCAGACTTGAGAATCATAGCTTCGATCAGCATTTAACAACAAATACAGGATCTCCTATCGTAACGTCTGATGGTCAGTATCTTGTTAGCGACCTGATGAGTACAGAGGATCTATTCTTTTCCAGAGAAGAGATCGCGCTTATTAAGACGCTTTATCGTGAAAGTGATTATTCCGATGATAACTATCTGATTACAGAACTTGACGATGTTGCAAGTACGATTAATACACAAAAGGAGTTATACGAGGCTGCGGTTAAGCGGCTGGACATTGAGTCTCATCCACAGATGTCATGGACTATTTCGTCTGACGATCTGTTTGATATGGATGAGTTCAGGCCGCTCAGAGATAACCTGAGAATTGGTGATTTTATTATCCTTGATTATGGCAATGTAGATTATTATTCCAGAAGACTTAATGACGACAGTCATCTGATTGGGGAAGATGGAACGCCAATTATCGAGGAGGACGGAGACGATATTGCCAGTGAGACTGAATATGAACATGCAGTAAAGATGCGTTGTGTCAGCTTCAGTTTCAGCGGTCTGAAAACATTTACGGATTTCAGTATCATGTTCTCCACAATGACCAATTCTAAATATCAGCAGAACGACTATGAGTCTATCCTCAATGACTATATCACATCGAAGACGAATGCGATCTCTGTGAGAGCAAGTTCTGCCGCAGAGACAGCTGCTGGCAATATAGCCGCATCGCTTATTCGTCCTTACATTCAGATCCTGAACGCGCAAATCGAAAAGGCGGAAATCCAGTCCGCTTCTATTCAGGAACTTGAGGCTGTATATGGTCATTTCGCAACGTTGATCGTGGACTATCTGAAGGCCGAGGAAGCCGATATTAAATACGCCACGGTTGACATGATGAACGTTGATCTGATTCAAAGTCGCGATGGGTCTTCGTGGTGGAATCTGGAAACTGGAGAGATGAATTTGGCCGGATATACGATCACGGTCGTAACCGAATATGCAGTAAATACCTCTCCCACTACTCCCCCACCCGACTCCGCTTTCGCAGAGAGCGATCCGCCGAATACACCGCCTACTCCTGCCACAGGAGAATATGTATGGCAAAGAATGGTTCTGGTTAGTGGAGGCACAGAACGTCATCTGAGTACGCCTGTATGTATACAGGGTGTTCCGGGCGAAAAGGGAGAATCGGTTGTGGCAGTATCCGGCCTCAGTTCGGAAGGACTGGTTCTCAAGAATAACAAGAAATCAACGACTATAACGATTACCGTTCAAAAGGGAACGACGTTAATAACTGATATGACAACTTTACGACAGGAGTTTGGAAATGACGTAAAGATTTTCTGGTATATAAAACAAATGGGCGACACAGCTTATACGATTATTCCAGAGAATGATTCCAGAATTAAAAATGATGGATTCGCTCTGACTGTTTTGGCATCCGACATAAAGAAGCAAGTCGATGTTAAGTATGAGGTGTGGATATAATCGGGGCGGGGCAACCCGCCCTATCGCAAAAGGAGTTGAACAATGAGACTATTAGCTTCTGGACAAACTACAGTGGCGGATACGACAGACGGATATTCTGTTGTTCTAAGTCCAAATAATTATACATTCCAAGGCACGACTGATTCGGTGAGCGGAACACAATCTGTAACCGCAACCGTAACTGCACATCGCGGTGAAGATGCAGTCACTGCCGATATTAATGCTTCGAGTATTACTGTGCCGTCTGGTTTTACCGTCACAAACGTAGGAACATCTCCTAGTGCGACGATAACTATTACGGCGAATAATACAGTTACGAGTAATGGCGGCTTTACTGTTCCAGTAGTTGTACATGACGGAACTGATAATATAAATTTTAATCTGAAATTCAGTTATAGCATCGCGTTCACGGGATCAGACGGACGCGGTGTTTCTTCTATTACGGATCAATATTGTCTGTCTACTTCGCAGTCATCTGCTATAGGAAATTGGGTAAACGAATTGCCCCCATATCAGACTGGCAGATACTATTGGACTCGTCAGCATATTGTGTATAGCGACGGATCAGATGAATACACAGATGCTGTTTATGACGGGGCTTTAACCACGGCGAATGGCAATGCTTATGACGCTGCACAGGCTGCGGCTGCGGCTCAAACACAGGCTGGACGCGCCGAGACTGCGGCGAATAATGCTGTCGCCAGCGCCGGACGTGCTGAAACTGCGGCAGCTACAGCGGAAACTAATGCGGCACAGGCTATTCAGGATGCGGCTGATGCTAAGACAGCCGCTACATCTGCACAAGCGGATGCGGCTGATGCAAAGACCGCTGCCCAGAACGCACAATCAGATGCGGCTGATGCGGCAAGTGCGGCTCAGGCAGCGCAAGGATCTGCGGCAACTGCGGCTAGTTCTGCAAGTGCGGCTCAGACCTCCGCTCAAAATGCTGAAGCTTCTGCCCAGTCGGCTCAGGACGATGCTGATGCGGCTAGTACGTCTGCTTCACAAGCGGCAACATCTGCTCAAAACGCCATTTCTTCGGCACAGGCGGCAGAGACTGCGGCTAATGAGGCTAAAACAGACGCGGCTGATGCAAAGACTGCGGCGGGCGAGGCAAAGCGTGAGGCGGCGACCGCTACCAGAGCGGCAAACGGCGCTCTTACCCAGCTGTCTACCGTTGAGGATGTTGTTGATGTCCTCAATTGGATTCAGCAGCATGGAACATATACAAAATCGACAGACACAGAAGTAGTTGCTGGCAAGTATTATTTTACACGCAGTGGCACTTCTCCGAATTATAACTATACACTTGTGAATAATCCGACGGGCAATCCATCCACGAACAACTATTATGAGTGTACTGGCGTGGATGAAGCGGTGACGAATTATGTCACAACCCACCTTGCTCTTACTAATGACGGCCTTTATGTCGTTAAAGATAATCAAGGATATAAATTGAAACTTGGAGCGGACGGCGCTTATGTCATTGATCCGACTGGACAGGTCGTGGCGACATATGGAGAGTCAATCTTCTTCGACTCAGATCGTCCTCAGCGGATCGGAAATAATAATGTTTATCTGGAGTACTATGATTCAGATAATGATACTGTGGCTGATGCTCTCCGCATCGTTGGTGCCAATATCACTCTGCAATCAGGACAGACTGTCGAGCAGAGTGTCGGCGCAGTTCAGAGCGATCTGGATAGTTATAAACAGACAAACAATGCGGCGGTTCAGGGCAATGCGACAGATCTCGCGAACTATATTTCATCCAATAACTCCGCATTAGAGGTACTTCAAACACAGATCGATGGAGCGATTGAGACTTGGTTCTACGAGGTAGATCCAACTACTTCAAATCCTCCCGCATCCAGTTGGGATACAGATGATAAGAAGAAAACTCATCTTGGAGATCTTTACTACAATACTGCTACTGGTCATGTATTTAGGTGGCAGAAATCTGGATCGACATATTCATGGACTGAGATTCAGGATATTGACGCTACTAAAGCATTGGCGGATGCGGCAAAGGCCCAGACTACCGCGAACAACAAGCGCCGCGTATTTGTCACCACTCCTACTCCCCCATATGATGTTGGGGATCTTTGGGTAGGCGGATCTAACGGTGATATAAAGAGGTGCGCGACAGCAAAAGCGGATGGTCAAAGTTATGCAGCCGGAGACTGGGTGCTTGCGAGTAAATATACAGATGACACTAAAGCAAATGCTGTAGAAACCGCGCTGAATAATTATAAGACAACTGTTTCTAACACATATGTTACCAATACCACTTTTGAGACTCGCGCCGAGTCAATTGAAGGTCAGGTTTCATCTGTTGAGACAACGACAAAAGCTTATGCAGATGATTTAATTGAACAAGAAGTTATTGATCGCAATGCGGCTATTAAAGCTAGCTCTGATGCAATTACTCTTGCTGTTGAACAAGTGCAGACCAATTTAGATACATTTATTAATCCTATTGCCGAAAAAGAGTATACAGATGTTGTTATCTCAGCCAATAATGATCAAGCTGGATGGCTGTATTTTGCATCAGTAAAACCTATAAATTACTATACGCCGTGGAGAATTAAATATAAGGTATATTCTTCAATTGACGATTTAAATGATGGCAATCAATATTCAGAAGTAATGATTGAGGGTGCAAAGAATACATATTATTCTTACCAAGTATATAATATGATTTCTAATACAACATATCGCCCAATATATGGTCATGTATTATATACATTAAACGATGTTGGTGTACAATCTGGATACGGACATTTATTTGGTATTAGATTTCAAAGTGCATATTGGCCTGATTTAACATATTCGCGCACGATTAAAATTGAGGTTATAGAAGCAGAGAACTGTACTCCAACATTATTTGACAGCATGTCTGTATATACCAATATTACTGGATATGGATCGACAAATTATTATGCCCGTTATGCATTTGATGGGACTACACAAGGATATTCGCAATCTGGAGACCGTAACGAAACTAATACGGTTATTAATAATTTTTATGGTAGAACTGGTGCGGTTGGCTTTTGGGCAATGTCTTTGGTGATGCGCGATGGACAGGGCACTTATCAGGGTATTTGTACCGCCGCAGATGGCACCGTTACATCTGGAAATAGAACAACTGCAACAACCAAAAAAGCAAGCACTAATGGTTTTGAAGTTGGTGCGTCTATTTATTTATTCCCTTGGAATACAGTAGCGGCGAATACCAATTTTAATCTTACTGCTTATGCAAGTTTTGGTGCATTAGATTCGAGATATTCTATTAACTCAACTTTAACAACAGGTTTCTTAACAATCGCTAAACCAATATATTTAGTTGGAACAGTTAATAGTAATGATGGTCTTTATTATCTCGATAATACGTGGTGGACACAAACTCCGACAACAGATGGAAAAGTTTATGTGTTAATTGGTACTGTTTATGATAGCACAACTTCATATTGTAGATTTAATCTATTTGAACAAAATAGATGGTATATTTGCGTAAATGGAAAACTTGTAGATTATAATACAGCGTACACTAATGCACAGATTAAAGTAACTTCTGATTCTATTAATTTGGAAGTATCAAAGAAGGTTGGCAACGACGAGGTAATCTCACGTATTAATCAATCCGCTGAGTCTGTAACGATTGATGCGGCTAAAATCAATATTAACGGCGTAATCACTGCTGGCAGTATTGCCAAGACTGCCGATCTGCCGACCAAGGTAAGTGATCTTACAAATGATAGTAATTATCAAACTGCTTCAGATGTAACTACTACTCTCTCACCGTATGCTAAAACTGCCGATATTTCGAGTACATATGCGACAAAGTCTACGGCAAATCTCAGAGAGCAAAGAATATATATAACAAAAGCGAGTGGAACAAACAGCGTAGGTGCGAACACGACTTGGGTGACATCAACTTCTGATAGTCAGAATGCATGGACGACAAAGCGGCCTACATATAACAGGGATTACCCAGTCCTGTTTACTGCAATTCAGTCTCAGACGGTTGCACAATCTGGACAAACAAGTTGTAGCTGCACTACACCAATTAAAGATGATACATTAACCATCATTGATGGTGGTCATGTTATTACTGGCAGTATTGATGCAGATAAGATTGCGGCAAACGCGATCACGGCGAATAAGCTGGCCACGGATGCTATTAAGTCAAATAACTTCCAAGCATCCCAGAACGCATCTTCACCCTACTCAGCAACGGGTACATTCCTCGACTTATCAAACGGCAGACTCTACATGCCGAACTTCGGCGTAGACGCGGATGGCAAAGCATTCATTAATGGTGAGATCATTGCCACAAGCGGTAAGATTGGCGAAGATTCTACAAGCTACTGGGAGATTGGAACACAGACAGATTATAACAATGAAGATTCTGCGGCATTGATCGGACACGGAACGTCCTTTATCCAGACAGGCGATTTCCAGTTATCGAATGGGTTACTAAATACACGTTCGTATACTGCAAATCATCAGATCACATATCCGAAATATAATAATACATACTGGGATTTTGGTATACAAGCTCCTACACTTGATACGACTACATCTAGCTATATAGCAGGTATAGACGATAATTTTATATATATTCGTAATCACGCGAATACAATTCCTTCATGGAAGCAGGATTGGAATTATCTCTATCGCGTAGATAAGAACGGAAATATCTATACCTCTGGACAGATTTATATCAATGGTCAATCTCTCGATCAGTTATATGCTTCGATCTCAGATGTTGATAGTTCGTTCCTTCCGACCACAGGCGGTACGATTAATGGCAATCTGACGGTTACTGGCAGTATTAATGGCACTGCAACTAAAGCTACACAGCTGACTCATACCTTGTCGATCAATAACAAGACATGGGACGGATCTTCAAATATGGATGTCGGCACACTTGGCGTCGCATATGGTGGTACTGGCGGTACGACATTTACAAGCGGTGCGGCGCTGATCGGTAATGGACAGGGAGCATTCCAGACAAGGGCTATTACAAACAACACAAGCGCGAACTATATAAGTGGTTCCACAAATCTGATTACGGCAAATACGCTGAAATTCTGGAACGGTGCATATGATTCGTCACATACTTCAAATTTGGAATATGTCAAGCTTGGTAAACTCGGCACGGTTGTTACGCACGATCTTGAGGATTTCATCACAACAGAGGGTGGAATCATTGATGGATCTTTGGAAGTAACTGATCTGAATGCCGGAAGTCTGGTGGTGACTGGCGCGGCTAGATTCACCAATGCTATCTACGGAGATCTGACTGGTAATGCAGATACCGCAGATAAGGTTAATCATGATCTGATTATTAAACTTAACAGCGGCACGACCGAAGGAACAAGTATGTTCACATTCGATGGTAGTGCGGCGAAGACAGTAAATGTAACCAAGTCGGCAATCGGGCTTGGTAATGTTGAGAATACTGCCTTGTCTACATGGGCGGGATCGGCTAATCTTACAACAACTAAGGTTGGAACACTTGCGGCGGCAGCTACAAAGGGTATTGATACCAGTATTGCGGCGGCAAGTACTAGTGGCAATCTTCCTACGAGTGCGGCTGTTGCGACATTTGTCGAGGGAAAGAATTACGTGACCAGTTCTGGTGTAACATCTGTCAGGGTACAGGCGACAAGTCCTGTGGTGTCCAGTGTTAATACAGCGCAGTCTTCTACTCTTAATACAACAATCAGTCTGGCTGACGGATATGGTGATACGAAGAATCCATATGCAAGTAAAACCAAGAATTATGTATTAGCGGCTCCGAGTGATGCAAATGGTGCCCCGTCCTTTAGAGCACTGGTCGCCGCAGATATTCCTACGCTTGCTTCTTCTAAAGTTGGATTAGGAAGTGTGGATAATGCTAAACAAGTAAGGGCAATTACAGATACTTCAAGAACTACAAATAATCTCGTTGCTTGGGGTGCAAATGGTTACACAGTTGCTGATAGCGGAATTGCTAAAGGAAGTGTGGCAACTAAAGTCACTCTTGCAGGAACTGATTATACGGCTTCTTCAAATGCGATCACAATTACACAGGCAAACTTACAAAGTGCAGTTCAGAGCACAGGGCTGGTTCTTATGACATCAGCAGAAAGATCAAAGCTGTCATCTATTCAGGTTTCTGAAGGTGGAACGATTGACTTTTCTGGTGTTACTGCAAGTTCTCCATTGACTGCTACTGTAGCTACAGACAAGAAGGTTAATATCACCCATAATACGAGCGGCGTTTCTGCGGGTACGTATAGATCTGTAACAGTCAATACATATGGCCATGTCACTGCGGGAACGAATCCTACCACGCTGAGTGGATATGGAATTACAGATGCCAAAATTGCAAGTGGGGTTATTACTCTTGGCGGAAATACAATTACACCATTAACCGCTGATAGTTCATTGAATGCGGCTAAACTTACTGGTACAGCAAGTGTTGCAACTACTGGAAATGCGGGAACGGCAGATAAATGGAAAACTGCAAGAACTATCACAATTGGCAATACAGGTAAAACGGTGGATGGAAGCGCTAATGTCTCATGGACGTTGAGTGAAATTGGAGCAGCACCATCTAGTCATAATCAATCTTCTAATACTATAACAGAAGGATATTTAAACATCCATCCAGAAAATAATCCTACATTGATTCCGTTTATGAATAATGATATAGCATTTTTATTAAAGCGTGGCGGCAGTGCAGTAATAAAATATGATGGATCTATATATAATGTTGATATATCAAATGTATTTGATGGGTCTGGATCATATTGGGCAATAAATCCAACTGGAATCACGGAAATAATTATTGAGTTAACGTTACATCAAACAAAAACTTATACAAATTTTGTTTATGTAGATTTTGGAGCTAGTAATTGGAGGGCAAAATCTGTCAAAATAGAATTAATGAATTCGAACTTTGCTGATGATGTTTGGAGTCAAAAATATAGCACTACCACAAATAGTTTGGGACATGCATATGTAAAAACATCCCATATTCCAGTAGGCGCTACTAGTTCCGGAAGCGGCTTTAATAAAATACGTTTTACTTTTAGTGATTGGGCTACGGCGAATATTTTTAGAATTGCCCAACTTGGTGTATATAATTTTGGTTCTGCTGGGCTTAGAGAGCCTTTCATGTCTAGAGGTATTGATGATTATGTTTTTAGAGACATAACTCCGAATACTAATAATACATATAATCTTGGATCTTCGGATAAAAAATGGGCAAATATATATGCCACTACTTTTAATGGCAATGCCACTACTGCAACATCTGCTACTAAAGCAACACAGGATGGGTCTGGTAATACAATAACTTCGACTTATGCTAAATTGTCTGGGGCGACCTTTACAGGTGCGGTGAATTTTGCTAATGCAACATGGAATCTTGTTGGTGATGATGCCTATATAGGCGATATGAATCAAGGTGGTAAAATTGGCATTAAGGGTAAGAATGGTACAACAGGTATTGTGTTTGTGCCATATTCTGGGTCTACAAATAATACCATTTCAGTTGATGGTGCAGGCAATCTTACAATATCTGGAACAACAATTGGTACTTTCAGTGGTAATTTAACTGGTAATGCATTAACGGCAACTTCAGCAACTAAAGCCACTCAAGATAGTGATGGTTTAGTAATTAAAGATACTTATGCAAAGCTCTCAGGAGCAACATTTACTGGTGCAGTTACAGGCACATCATTCGGAGCATCGAGTTATTTAGCGGCGAATACTGGAAATAGTTCAACTGCTGGTGGTATCGCCCTTTATAGTACTTCTCCAACAGTATATGGTATTGCAATGCGTGGTACTAGCAATAGCGGCAAGCACGGATATGTACAAGGCGATTGGGCGATTTATAATTATATGACAGGCGCTGATAATCGTGGATTTGTATGGAGAAATGCGACTGCGGCAAAAAATATCGCCTCTATTTCGAGTCAGGGTCATGCGGCGTTCAGTGGCTCAGTTACAATAGGTGCAAATGAAGCTAACACAAGCGGATGGCGGTTAGAGAAAGACGAAAATCTGGACTGTTTGAATTTTATTTTCGTAGCTTAATTTCAAGGCATCGCGGGGTTCAACTCCTCGCGATGCTTTTTATATAAAGGAGAAAAGGATTATGAAAAAGAAAGCTGGTGATGACCTATCGGATTAAGAATATGGTTGCCCCTTACAGGGGATCTTCATAATCAAGGGTTAGAAGATGTAACCATTACTAATAATGGTGCTACTGTTGATAATAATGGAAAGATTGGAAAGTGTTATTCATTTGATGGAAATTCAAGTCAAATAAGATTTAATTCAGACTGGATTCCCGCCATGCAAGGACATGATTTTACTATTGCATTCTGGGCATACAACAATGATGATGGTGATCGATCTGTTATGTTCGCAACTACTCCTACGAGCGGTTGGGGAATATCAATCGAGAAAACAACAGGGAATACATTAAGAGTATATTGGCAAGGTAATCCAGATATTATAATCAGTGACTTTACACTGCCCGTTGGTGAGTGGGTACATATAGCTGAGACATATACAAATAACAGCTTGTATGTTTATAAGAACGGCGAGAAGGTATATGAAAGATTGGATACTGTACTCGCGTCCAACCTGACAAATACTTGGAGTTATGCTGCCATTGGGCGAGATGTGCGAACTGGTAGTACAGCATTTAAAGGCAAGCTGAATGATTTTAGATGGTATGACCACGCTCTCTCTCCTCGCGAGGTCAAAGAAATTGCCAAAGGTCTGGTTTGTCATTATACGTTGAGTGGCATTGGGGGAGAGAATCTTAGTAATTTTAGTTCATACGCTAATAACTGGAGTATGGAGGAATTAACTGGAACAAATTATACAGATGATGTGTATGGCAATGTAATTAAATTGTCAACAAGTGCAGCTTCAAAAAGAATGTATCATAGCGTCTCTAATGTGTGGACAAGCGGACAAAAATATGCCGTCTCATTTTTAGCAAAGGCAGAATCCTCTGGTGTAACGTGTGATATGTCACGAAGTCTTGCTAATGTTAGTGAAACTTTTAGTTTGTCAGAGGATTGGAAAAGATATACTGGAACGATTACATGTACTGAAACAGTATCGGGTGGCACTCTTAGTTTCAGAATTTATCAGGCAAATGCAGTAGTTTATATCACGCAAATAAAATTAGAATATGGCACTATTGCTACTCCATATATTCCAAATTCTACAGATCCCCTCTACACTAAAATGGGTCTGGATGATGGTATCGAATATGATGTGAGCGGATACTGTCATAATGGAATTAAGACTGGGGCAATCACATATGATATAGATACTCCGAGATATTGGACGTCTAGCAAGTTTGATACAGGCATGGATATATGTGGTGATAATCCATTATCGAGTCCGTGCACACAATTTACTGTGGCTGGATGGGTGAATCTTACAACAGGGTATGCAACTAATCAGGGATTCCATATATTCGGATTTGATGGAGTCTATTGCAGAATTTGTATAAGTAAAGATAATGCGGCTGTTCGTGTTTTATTGAGAGATGGTACTACTAATTATACTGGTAGTTCTGCTATGGCGGCATCTGCATTGACTGCCGAAAAGTGGAATCATTATGCCATTACTTTTGATAATGGAACTCTTAAAATTTATATCAATGGATTACTCGATAGCACAACAACGGCGTCAATTACATCTGTGACATTTCCTTCTACTTATATAAGAATTGGGCGATACAACATAGAACAACCAAAAGGAAAAGCCTCCGATATAAGGTTTTATGTAACTGCTCTCTCCGCAGAAGATATCCTCGCGCTTTACAACAATCCAGTATCGCTATCATCAAACGGTGCTTTGCTGACACAAAGTGAGGTGACGGAATGATACACAAAACTGGAATTATTAATGCGAGTGGGGATGAGATTGGCGAGAATCTATTAATGAGAGCAACTACAAGCGGAAGTTATGGTTCAAGTCCTATTGAAACAACATTTACATTTACTGGCTGGGATACATATGCTCAGTATAATTTAGCAAATGATGAGATTAATTGGAATGATCACGTTGGTGAATATATTACTTATAGATGTTGGATGTCTAATGATTTACAAACAACGGGTACAGGGACTGGTATCATGCTCCATTTTCGATATGCCGATTCAACATATCAACAATTTGGTGGAGGCAAAGGAGGCGCGGTAAGTTCATATCTTGCGGAGGGTGAGTCAGGATGGATCTGGCTAACTGTAAAAATTCCAGATCCTACCGTAAGAACAAACCCAACATCTATAATACGTGTACAAGCTAGCATCAGACACAATTCCAATAATGGTGTATCAACGGTTAGAGTTAAAAATGGCAAGGTTGAATTTGGAACTGTCGCTACCCCTTGGACAATGAATGAAAATGACTGGGGCTTTGTTGGCAACAACCACGGATTTATAGAGAGATTTAACGGCGAACACCCGATGAGTGTTTACGAAGGACATTATGAGATGGATGAAATAATTGAATATTGAGGTAAATATATATGGGTAAAATTAGTAATCAACCAGATGCGGGAGATCTAGTTCTTACTGATATGGTTCCAATCGTTCATCTGAGCGGGACAGAACCAATCAATCAGAAGACAACGATGGGAGCAATCAAGGACTATGTGATTGACGCGTTTGGATCAAGCGGAGCGATTCGATGCCCCTCCCTAAAAATTGGTATGCTCGGAGACAGTGTGACGATGGGCAGAATCGGCGGCGGGGATGGCGCGGTCACTCCGCTTGGCATTCCGTACTGGGTAAACTATGAACTTAGAGTGCCAGTGACCAATTACGGCGTTGGCGGCATAGGGTGGATGACGCATAAGATTCTGGAGCAGAACGCATACGAATATATGCAGACAATTGATCTTACAGAATTTGATGTGCTAACTCTGGACTATGGACTTAACGATACAGATGTTCCGCTAGGGGACTATCTTGACACGACCGAAGAGACAATCTTCGGTTATGTTTTTAGATGTCTGAATTACATTTATTCTGTGAACCCGACCGCAAAGGTGATTATGATTAACCCAACGGTTGGTCAGCGTCCTGATACGTTCCCCTACTATGATCCGACTATTCCACAATCAGAGGAAACATGGACTTTCAGCCAGTTCTTTGAGCAGATGAACCAGTTCTGCAATAAGTACGCGCTCCCGCTGATTGATTCGTGGAAGGCGTTTAATGCATGGAATAGAGTAACATTTCTGCCAGATAAATTACATCCATCTGTTGATGGGTATAAAGTTCTGGGGACATATATTGCGGGACAGATCAGATCAATGATCTGATTTTTTTATGGTCATATGAGAAACCAATAACAATAAAGAGATGAAAGGGATAAAATTTTATGATTATCAAAGCAAGGATTAATGGAGAAAATGGACATATCTTCAAGCTTTGCAGTTGGGATTCAACGAACTTTGATTCTAATCCTCTGCTGAGAATTCAGTCTAGTGATCTGACTGAAGTCAAGAATGTATTTTCTCATGTAGAATCCATTGAAATTTATGTGAGTGAAAATCTCGTTGCGGCATATTCGCAGTATGATGCCTACTCCACTATCAGCTATGTGGGAGAGGTATTTGTTCAGCATGAAAACATCTTTGCGGAATGCATGGAGGTTGGGTTAAAGCGGACTAGCCTTGCGAGTGAAGTCGCGGATCTGAGAAATAAAGTTGAGCCTGTGATTGACATTGATGCTATGACTGTTGACGAATATCGCGACTATCTTCTGAAACAGGTGGGCGCAGCTTGCAGACAGGAAATTTATGATGGCACTCAGGTCGAATTGCCGTCCACTGGGGCAATAGAAAAATATACATATAATGATGACGATCAGAAGAACTTGACGAATGCGATGGCGATCCTGATTATCGCGCCGGAGCTGCCCATGATACCGTATCATCCGTCTGGCGGAATGTGTAGAATGATTCCTTCTCTTGATCTTCTGACGATCTACGGTACGCTTCAGGTCAGGCTGACGTATCTGACAACCAGATGTAACTTTATGAATATCTGGATTAGATCGATTAAAACAAAAGAAGAGCTTCTGGAGATCAATTGGAATACCGATCTTCCGCAAGAGTATCAGACTCGCGTGGATGATATTTATTCGCAGTCACTGGCGATCATGAACCAGATTAAACAGCGGTTCCTGCCGCAAGAGGAAGAGACCAATGCTGCCCAAGAGAGTTAAGGCGGACGCCGCTATATTTGTCATTGGCGGGCTGCTCTACTGCGGAATTGAACTGGCCTACAGAGGAAGGACGGCATTCCCAATGTTTATTCTGGCGGGATGCTGTGCGCTGATTATGGCATGGCTCAATAACATTTTCAGCTATGACATGCCTTTTAAATGGCAAGTACTTTTGGCGGCATTAGCTTGTGTCTGCGGTGAATACATTACTGGAATTATTGCTAACAGAGATTTCAAGATTTGGGATTATAGAAATCTGCCCTTCACCTTTGCGGGAGGGCAGTTAAATTTATTCTTCTGCCTAGTCTGGGTAGCACTTTCCGCAATTGGAATACCCATTATGGACTATGTGGAATGGAAGTATATGGGTGATGAAACAAAACCCTATTACATCATTGATGGGAAAAAGATTTATTTTTACTAATAAGGAGATAAAAGGAATATGAGCAAGAAAATTACGAAGACTATTACAAACATGGTGGCACTTAATGAAACATCTTGGTATGAGCAGCACAGAGAGGATTCCGCAGTGCTGTCCGCAAAGGCGCGGCTTGCGCTTAAGCGTAATATGAAAGAACTTGATGAACTGGCTAAGGATTTCTATGAGATGCGGGATGAACTGGATACCAAGATCCGTGAGAAATATTCGGACGATAAGTATTCTACAGAGACTGAGATCGAGGATGAGAACGGAAATAAGCAGCCCGGTCGTTCAGTTAAAGATGAATATCTGGATGAATATCGGAAGGAGATCCGCGAGATGCAGATTAAGCTTGATGAGGTTCTTAATGACACTGTTGAGGTTGATCTGTATGTGATTAGTCTTGATGATGAGGTTGATAGAATTGATGAGAAGGGTCTTGAAATCTCAGATGCAACGATGGATATGATTAGTCTTTTTGAAGATACAGAGGACGGCGAATAATGCCGTCCTTTTATTTTATGGAAGGGGTGATGACCTACGGCAATATTAAAGAATTTGGTGGTCAATGGATCAGCCAGATGCTTAAACACCCTATATGTTAATGACTTAAATGTAAGCGGTAGTTCGACTTTTGGAGCGTTGACAGCAACAGGTCTGACTGTCTCTGGAAATGTGAATGTAACTGGTACAACTACTCTTGGTGTAACCAATGTGTCTGGAACAATGACACTTTCAAAAACAACGGATTTAAGTGGAACTGCGAATAATAGCCCAGCCCTTATTGTTGGCGGTACAGCTACTACTCCTCATATGGAGTTTGACGCTAATGAGATTCATGCGAAGAAAAATGGTGCTGAAGTTGAATCTATTTATATAAACAATAATGGCGGCAAGGTTTATTTAGGTAGCGGAACTACTCTTTATGCGGAAAGCGGTACGCTTAATGCAAGTAAAGTCGTAGCCGGAAGTGGTCGTATTAATAATCTTTTTGTTGAAGATGAGCTAAGAGCTACAAGATATAATATTTCTACTATTGCAGATCTTGGCGGACAGTTTATTGTTGCTCCTACACTTTATTTAGTTGCGTCTGGATCAGTTGGCGATCTTCAAATTGATGATCCTATCACAACAACTGTAGATGTAACAGCTATTGGTTCTGACTCAGAAGGATACAATCTACAATTAGATATTACTTCTTCTGCTATTGGTAGTGCTGATACTGACACTACTTTTGCGGGGGCGTCATGGTCTAATGGTAGTACTGTTAAAGTTTCTGGAAAGATTGGTGGGGTTGTTCTTGGTGCTTGTAATGGTAAACTAACAAGCAATATGAGTAAAACCAATCAGACTTTACATCTTAAAATTAAGTATACTGGACAGACAATTAATACTATTAATGCAGGAAGATATAGTACCACTGATGCTAACAATCCTCTACAAGAGTTGAATGTCATGTTAACCGCCGTAAATGTTTCAAATAACTTAAATAAGGTCGGCATCTATATGACTTCTTATGATGCCAATAAGAGGTCGCATATCTCACTGTATGGCGGGAACGATGGTAAACCTATAGTTAGAATTGGTAATCTACAAGGGTTAGATGCGATTAATGATGTCATTCCTACTGGTTGGGGAATTTATACCAATAATGGATTTTTTAGCGGCGTGATTGTTTCTAATTCTGGTAAGATCGGGAATTTTAATTTAACAGACAAGCTTTATACTGGATCTCATTCAACATGGAATCATAATTCTAATGGAATGTATATCGCAGCTGATGGTATTGCGGGTGGAAATGGCGGAACTTGGTATCTCTGGAATGATGGTACTGGCAAAATTGGTAAATATACGTTTGCATCAAATGGAGCATTAACTACTGGGTCTGGAAACACTCAGGCGGGTATGGGCGGTACTTATGCTTTCTGGGCGGGTAGTGCGACTCAGGGATCTGCTCCATTTAGAGTAGCATATGATGGCAGCGCGGTATTTGCAAATGCTACACTTGGTGATCCTAATGCTTATCATGTGAGTATTGATAGTGATTCGGTTGATATTTGGAATGGGATAGAAACAAATCCTGATAATAGCGTTGCATCTTTTGGCCAGACAACAAGGGTTGGATATACAGGCGATGAGGGAGGCTATATTCAAATATCAGATACTGGGTTTAAGGTATATGGTCTTTATAAACAGGGGGGTCTCATAATGGGATACCCGACAGATGTTCTAGCAGAATTAAAAGATAGTCGTTTTACTGTTGGAGTAACAAACAAAACTGGAAAGACCGCATTATATGAAAATAGAATTTATTCTTATGATAGAAACGGTGTATTGTTTTTTTGTATTGGATCATGTGAAGATATAAATGGACTTGTTTGTCAATCAGATAGATTTACAGGCGATGGAAATACTACTGTTTTTCCTTTAACGTATAAACCTTGGAGATGGGAAGGGGAAAATTCTGTCAGTGTGCTAATAAATGGCGTATTACAAACTTTTGACACTGACTATTATCCTTCTGCGACTACTGATGTCAATAATACAGAATTAAATTTTGTAAATCCGCCTCCTGATGGGGCATCAATTTTCGTCTCTTATTATGTTGGTAATGCCACTGTTCCCGGATATACTTTTGGTCAAAGAAAAACAGGAGGTTATGGAGGTCTTTATAGTACTTGTTTTGGCTATCAAAATGAATGCGCTGGAAAATATTCATTTTGCGTGGGAAGTAATGTTGGTGCCTTTGGCGATTATTCAATAGCCATTGGCGACTCAACGATAGCTAGTGGAAAAAGCTCTTTTTCATGTGGGTATCATACACTTGCAAGTAATACTTATTCTTATGCTCAAGGATGCGAAACATCAGCGGCAGGAATAGCATCACACGCCGAGGGTCAAGAAACATTAGCTAGTGGTAATTTTGCTCATGCTGAAGGTTATAAAACGACAGCTTCGGATGAATATGCTCATGCCGAAGGGATATCGACAGTGGCTTCAGGGCCTTATGGCTCTCATGCCGAGGGGCATAGTACCGTTGCAAGTTCATGGTATTCTCATGCTGAAGGTTATGAATCTAAGGCTAAAGGACATGGCTCACACGCAGAAGGGCATTCTTCAACAGCAAGCGATGAAGGGTCACATGCAGAAGGGTATAATACATTTGCGGAAGGAACCGCATCACATGCCGAAGGAATGGGTACTCATGCAACAGGGAATGGTTCACATGCAGAGGGATATTATTCTATGGCTATTGGAGAAGGGTCACATGCTCAAAATTCCAATACTTATGCAACGGCAGATTATTCCACTACAATTGGGAAATTTAATGAGGTGACGTCTACAACAGTCAATGAAGAAACAACTTATGATGCGGGAAACTATGCTTTAATCATTGGTAACGGAACTTCTGAATTATCGAGATCAAATGCTCTCACTATAGATTGGAATGGATTTATTCGACGTCGATCATTAGTTATGTCGAGTGATTCAAATGTAACAGCACCATCTAGTAATACTACTCTTGCGTCTAATTCATATTATGATATTAATGACCATCAAATTGGATATGATCAAATTGTATTAAATACAAGTAATAATTTATATCGTTCTTTTGGTGTGACAAGGCAAGTTAATAATGCAACTATTACACATGCTATGTATATGGGCATTGAAACAAGTGGTGATAGATATGTTAGTTTCTCAGACCCTCAAGCATGGCGAAACGGTCTTGGATTAAAACGTGGTAGTTCTATTACAAGAACGTATACTTCCAATAATTATGTGAACCAAACAAACTTTAATCGATTAGCTGCATATCAAATAGGCAACCTTGTATATATAACTGGTAACCTTTCATTAAGTGCGGCAATGCCTAAGAGTTCCGACTGGGTTACAATTGGAAGCTTCCCTATAACGCCAAATGTTACATGGTATGAAAGTGTTGCGGGATGCGGTGCTGGTTCTAATATTCCCGCATTAGGAGTACAAATTACTACTGGCGGTGTAATTCAAATATATAACTATAGTAATACTTCTGCTCCATTAGGTGCTTGGTACAGATTTACAGCTATCATACCTATTGAGTGAGGAAATCAAATGAATAAGATAAAACGATATATGATTTTAGTTTTAGCCTTATTCTTGCTAGTCTCTGTCCCATCCTCTGCACAGACTGCGGAGAGTATTGGAAAGGACTACCCTAGTTTTACAAGGGCTGTCCGCAATAAAAAAATAATTTTATTACGTGTGAGAGTGGGTAAAACCACTCTCATTTATGATTCTAAAGTGCCCACGAGAAGGGTCAAAGCGGTTAAGAGGTGGATCAAATTCCTTCCAAGTAATGTTCAGAGGGCATCATCAAAGGTGTATTTGCTGAGGCACTCCTCCTTTATGAAGACAGGAAGGAAGAAAGATTTGGAAAACGTTCTCGGATATGAAATATTTGAGGACAAAGAGATCTATTTATACTCGATGTCTGACTATGAAGAGATGCAATCCACATTGTATCATGAATTTGGCCATGCCTATGATAATCGGACGGGAAAATATCTTAAGTACTCCTCTTCTGCCGAGTGGCACAAGATTGGCAAGGGTTATGGTAACAGGGCAGAGTATTTCGCCGATTGCTTCGGCGAATACTATTGCTACTTATATACAAAAGAAGCGCGGTTTATTACTAAAGTTCTCAAATACAAATGAGGGGGATTAATCAAATGGAGAGTCAATTCTGGGATGTGCTTGCGGCGCATCCATTTTTCGTATTTGTGGTTGTTGTTGGAGGTGTATTCGCGGCGTCGGCTCTCCTTGGGGCATTCCACAAATTGCATGATTATTTAGGATTCAAAACCAAGGCGGAACTGGAGCGCGAGGAATATCTCAGAAAAGAGAAAGAGCGTGATGAGCAAATCAAAACGCTGCTCGCTGAAAGAGAACGGCAAATGCGAGAGATCTGGGATGAAATTAAAGAGATGCGTCGCGAAAGTAACGAGCAATATCAGAGATTGGAACAGCAACTCGTAAACTCGCTTGAATCAAATATCATGATTATGGGAGATCGGATCTCTCAGAAATGTAAATACTATTTGCGGATAGGATATATTCCCGCTGAGGAGATGCCCGAATTCCGCGCTATTTACGACACATATAAAAAGAATGGCGGCAATCATGGAGTAGACGATCTTTTCGAAAAGACCGTAGCTTCATTGCCGTTACAAGTTGGGGAGGGATAATATATGGCAGTTAATACAGAATCTACCACAATTGCAGATCTGCCGGAGGCAACTAGTCTTACTGATAACGATCTGCTTGTTCTAGAAGCTGGAGGAACTCAAACTAAAAAGACTCTTCTATCCCGCTTGAAGGCATTTATTTCAAATGGACTTAATCTTACAGGGACACCGACCGCGCCAACCGCTGCTGTCGGAACAAAGACTACTCAAATTGCCACTACGGCTTTTGTAAATAATGCGCACCAATGGATTTATGCAAGAGGTCAAGTAACCGTTACCCAAGCGGAATATTACACGATATGTAGTGTAGAACTTCCGGCAAATTCGAGGTTTCTTGTTATGAGTTGGGTGAAATCTAATGATTCTAAATCATGTCAGATTTTGAATCAGTTGCGTATTGCGTCTGGGGGAGGAGATGACGGCGGGCCAAGCGTCAGCTGTCCTGCGCGAACCAGCACGACAAATGGAGCAGCCGCAGTAGCATATGGTATTTACACCGTAGGCAGTGCTGCAATGAGAGTAGAACTAAGGTGCTATGGCTACGATACGGCTACGCACACAGAAGACGGAAGAATTGACGCTTTTAGAATTGGATGAGGTGAATATTATGGATGGAATTAAAAATTTTCTTCAGCTGATTAACGAAAATTGGACTACGATCTGTGTGATCCTCGGACTGATTATTGGAATCGTCCAGAGGGTGAGGGTGTGGCTCGCCCAGTCTGATGATGAGAAGATTGAGTATGCCAAGAAGCAGATCTCCGAAACAATGCTTAAATTTATTACCACTGCGGAACTGGATTTCAGCGACTGGAAGCAAGCCGGAGAAATCAAGCGTGCTCAGGTCATTAAGCAGATCTATGCGGACTATCCGATTCTTGAGAAGGTAGCGGATCAGAGTGTTGTTATCGCATGGATTGACAAGGAAATTGACGAGTCTCTGAAGACTCTCAGGAAGATTGTTAAGGAGAATCAGAATGCGCAGTGAAGATCGCGCTCTTCGTGATCACAAACGTCGCATGAAAAGGATTGCCGAGAAAAATCGCGAGGCTGGATATAAAGCCAAAGAGAAGAAGGCCGCAAGGTATAAGAAGCATATTTCTACTTCTAAGATCGCGCTGTTTGTTATGATGGCAATCTGTTTTGAGATAATCATATATGCCGAGTGGGCTATGTACCGACTCGGAGACCTTTCAACTCTGGCCGTGCTGGTGGGAATTCCTGCCAGCATGGCTGCTGTTATTTGGGCCTATCTCAGCAAAAGTAAGACAGAAAATCAGGTCGGAGGGATCGTATATGAGGCAACCATGCGCGAACTCGATAACGAAGACGCTGTGGGGTGAAAGGAATGGCTTTTAAAAAATATAATTTAACGAACGCACAGCTTAAGGCTATTGCCAATCTATGTGTTCAGGAAAATGGAGAAGAAGGAGTCGCAAACGAGGCGTCGCTGATGGCGAATCTGTTTGAACTCCAAAGTAAGTATAAGACAATTTATGACTATGTTCGTAAATCGGGCTGGTTTAGTCGGGCGGCTCACTGGATGGATGCGGGAACGTCTTCCAGTGCGGCAGTCGCAAAGGTGAAGGATGTTCTTGTTAATGCGAACAGAACGCTTCCGCCCTACGTCAATGAACACGACGCTACGGGAGATATCCAAAGCGCCAAGAACGGAGAGGTCTCTATCAATAAAAAAGATCCTTCGCAATATAAAAGGGGCGTGACAAGAATTAAGAATGTGTATGGCTCGACATATACCTATTACTGCCACGCTTCCAATTCTAAGTACGCCGATCCAATGGGTTATACGGATGATGCATACAAAAAGTATGCCACCGCAAGTCAAACGACGATTGTGAGTAAATCAAGTACAAAAGTCGATCAGGTGATTGCTGTCGCAGATGGAGAAGTCGGATATCTGGAAAAAAGATCCAACGCCAGTCTGGATAGTAAAACTGGTAATTCCGGCAGTGGAAATTACACAAAGTATTGGCGCGATATGGACAAGAGTCTGCAAGGACAACCTTGGTGCGACTGCTTTGTGTCGTGGTGTTTTAAACAGGCTTTCGGCAGTACGGTTGCAAATAAGATGTTGTGTGGCGGGCTGAACTCTTTTTATACACCTGATTCTGCGCAATATTTTAAGAACAAAGGACAATGGCACTCAAGCCCGAAGGTCGGCGATCAGATCTTTTTCAGAAATAGCGAACGGATTAACCATACTGGTATTGTATACAAGGTGGACTCCTCGAAAGTTTATACCATTGAGGGCAATACAAGTTCCGGCAGTGCCGTGATCCCCAACGGAGGGGCGGTCTGTAAGAAGTCTTATGATCTGAACAATAGCAGAATTGCAGGATACGGAAGACCAGCATATTCTGTCACTACTGCTGTCGATGCTGTCACAACTGCAATTTCCACAAAAAAGAAGACTCCGACTAAGCTGACTAAGACGGTTGCATGGTATGGATACGTCACGGCTTCGAGTCTTAATGTCAGAGAGTGGGCTGGCACGGAGAACGATCAGGTATCCTTCTCCCCTCTTCCAGAGGGAACAAAAGTCGGTGTGTGCGCACAAATCAAGGCTGATGATGGCTCGCTGTGGTATTACATTAAGTATGGCGGAAAAACAGGATTCGTCAGCGCCAAATACATAAAGTAAGGGAGGAAACATGTATTCAGTAAGTGGGAATAATATTTCTTTGACTCGCGGGGATACTCTTCTTCTGACGATTGATCTTACAAACAGTGATGGCACCCCTTATGAGGCTGCAAATGGCGATGTACTGAGATTTGCCATGAAGAGGAAGATCAAGGATGAAGAGTGTCTCATCTATAAAGAGATCCCGACAGATACATTTCTGCTGGAATTACAACCTAGCGATACAAAGGAATTGTCTTTTGGAAAATATGTATATGATATAGAACTGACTACAGCAGTCGGGCGGGTTACCACCATCGTGATCGGCAACCTGAATTTGACTGAAGAGGTGTACTGATATGGAAGTCACGCTTACAATGCACGGACAGATTACAGGGGTTGTTTCAGAGTCTGCCCCGGTATTGCATGGCACGATTTCAATTCCAACCAAAGAGGATGATGCTCCAAAAATGGATGGGACTATCACTGTTCCTAAGATAGTCACTAACGCTGATAAATATACGGGCAGCTATACGGTAGTCCCGTCCAATCATTCACAGACACTTGAAACGCGGAATCGCGTCATGACTGATAATTTAACGATAGATGAAATACCATATTTCTCGACATCAAACGAATCGGGAACAACGGTTTATATAGGAGGATAAACATGGCTGTTAATAAAGTAATATATGCCGGAAGTACGCTGATCGATCTGACCGCCGACACAATTACCGCCGCCGATCTTGCAGAGGGAGTTACTGCCCATGATAAGTCTGGCGAGATAATTACGGGAACAAACACATATGACAGTGATACTTCTGATGATACTGCGGCTGTAGCGGAGATTCTTGTGGGGAAAACTGCCCACGCTCGCAGGACTAAGCTGACAGGAACTATGCCGAATAACGGCAGCGTAAGCGGCTCGATCTCTACCAAGTCTGGATCGTATACTATCCCTCAGGGATATCACGATGGTTCCGGCACTGTCGGAATCTCTGCCGTAGAACAGGCAAAGATTATAGCTAACAATATCAAGAGTGGAATTGAGATCCTTGGAGTGACGGGGTCGTATGCGGGAGATGCCGTAACTGCTCAAGCAAAGACGGTTGCCCCTAGCAGCACACAGCAAGTGATTACCCCGGACACTAATTATGATTATCTCTCTCAGGTTACGGTTTCTGCAATCAGCTATGTTGAGACACAAAACGCTGCCGGAGGTACTACCGTAACGATTGCGGGGTGATTAAATGGCAGTTAATAAAGTTGTATATGATGGCCGGACGCTGATTGATATATCGGACACGACCGCGACCGCTGATAAGATTTTATCAGGATATACGGCGTATGGAGCAGATGGAAACAAAGTAACTGGAACCGCCGAGTCTGGTGGTGTTTCTCCGCAGCCAACTGAGGAAAAGGCTGTCTTCTTTTATGATTACGAAGGGACTCTGCTGTATTCTTACACAAAGGCGGAATTCTTGGCACTGAGTGCGATGCCAGCTAATCCGTCACATACGGGTCTTGTGGCACAGGGGTGGAACTGGAGTCTTGCAAATGCAAAGACTTATATTCAGTCATATGATAAGCTGATTATTGGACAGATGTATACTACATCCTCTGGAGATACAGAGATTGATGTATCGTTATATGAAGGACGAATTGATCCGTATTTTGGGCTTGCGGTAAAAGGAACTGTAACAATTTACTGGGGAGACGGTTCATCCAGCAGCCTTACAGGAACGTCTCTGACAACGATCAAAAAAACTAAACATACTTATAGCGCCGTTGGTAATTACACGATTAGCATTCACGCTGAAGGAACCAATGAATATAGTATTTATTCAAATAAATCATCTGGCCCTAGTGCATTATTATCAAGTGTATCCAGTACATCCAATTCATCAGTAGCGAATGACAGTATAGAAGCTTATATCAAATGCATCAAGGCTGTTAGAATTGGAAATAACATTTCCACTATAGGAACGCGGGCATTTCAGGAGTGTACATGTCTCGAATATGTTAGTATGCCGGATTCCATCACAACCATAATGAGTTACGCATACATAGGTACAAATTTAAAATTCTTAACCGTACCCAATAGTGTAACCTCTCTGCCCGCATATTGTTTTGAAGATTCGGCGAATTTAAAACGTGTATCACTCCCATGCGCTTTGACTTCAGTGGGTGGTTTTTCATTTCGCGATTGTGTGTCATTGGAAGAAATAGCCATACCAGACAATGTATCCAGCCTTGGATCTTATACATTTAATGGATGTGAATCATTAACGTCGATTAAGATTCCTACGGCGGTTACATCTTTGGATACATATGTTTTTTACGGTTGTTCATCACTTATAGATGTCACACTCCCTGATACAATCACAAGTATAGGAGCGAACGCCTTTTCTAAATGTGGTTTTTCTGAGCTTACTTTGCCGGAACATTTGACCAGTATTGGTAATTATATTTTCAGCAGCTGTTTATCATTGATGTCTATCATTATTCCGGCTTCGGTTGTTTCAATTGGAGATCGTATATTTTCTGGGTGTACTAAACTGAAAAGCGTTACATTTGAAGGGGATGTCGAATCTGTTGGAGAAGGAATATTTACAGGTTGTTCATTCTTAGAATCCGTCACGCTTCCAGATACAATTACATCATTTGGTAAGGGATTATTTACAGACTGTATATCATTAAGATCGGCTAATATACCAAGCGGAGCAGACAATGTCCCAACTGAAATGTTTTACGGATGTTCATGCTTAGATAGTATTACAATTCCAAATACTGTTACAACAATTAATCAAAGTGCTTTTAGGAGTTGTGCATCCATTAAATCTATAGATATTCCAGAAAATGTAACTACTATTGCTACATATGCATTTTATAACTGTTATAGTTTATCCATTATCAGATTTCATGGAACAACCCCGCCAACGATTGGTGGATCTGCTTTTGCTGGATTAAAATTACCTTGTACAATATATGTTCCTGCCGGAACATTATCTGCGTATACAGGAACGACGAATATGCCTAAGAGCACAACTTATACATATGTGGAATATTAAAATAGGAGTCACCTTAAATGGTGACTCCTTTTTTACTTTTAGATCCCATTCATTATTTTAAAGGCATCTTCTGTCTGATCGGCAATGATGTGATAGTACACTCTTCTCGTAACATCCGTAGACGAGTGTCCGGCCATGCGTGAAATAACATCAATCGGGACGCCGTGCCGCAAGTAATAACTAATACCAGTGTGTCGCAGATAATGCATGGAGAATCCTTTTCTCGCGGGAGGAATAGGCTGATCTTTATACTCTTTCTTGGGATCTTTTTTCAAATTTGTCGCATACAAAATCCCATTCAGCGCCCGCCATGCCTGTGCCTCAGAGAGCGGCTTGCCGTTATCCGTGGCAAAAATCAATTCATTCTCAGATTCTGGGCGCATCCTCTTCTTATGTTCTAAAATTGCTTCTTTCGCATCGTCGGTAATCATGACGATCCGTACCCCGTTTGCCGTCTTTGGGGTTGTCGTGACCACCTGTGTCTTTGCGTCTTCCTCCTCGCTCCGATTAATGACTCTGGATATGGACTTTGTCACCTGTAGGCGGTTGTGGTCTAAATCTAAATCCCTCCACCTGAGCGTCCTAGCCTCGCCAGATCGCAAGAAAGTCATCATTGTGAAATACAGTGCCAACCCATACTTACTTCGCCCCTGAGAGCCTGTTGCGGCTTCGTTAAACACCCAGTCCCTGAAGGTTTTAATCTCATCATCTGACAACACCATATCCTTGAGATCGTTCGACTCAAATAGATTCCTCTCCTCTACTAATTCTCCAATATCCGCCCCTTTGGTCGGCTTGGCAATCCCATTCATCGGATTTCCCGAGAGGTCTTTGGCATAAAGGAAATGAAAGAACTGATGAAGCACATCGTATGTCTTTGATATGACAGACTGGGAGTACTTCTTATCATATCGCAGATAATCCAAATGTGACCGAATATCGTCTGCGTCTACGTCGGCTGCTGGCATGATGCCGAGCCTCGTATCTTCGATCTGATTTTTAATTGTCCGCTCAATTCGATCATAAGAAGTAGCCTTAATCTTTCCAAGCTTTTCTTCCTTCAGCCACTTCTTCATCGCGTCCTGAAGCAGATCCTGTGTAATGGGTATCGTCTCAGAGAGGAATTCTTTGTCTAGCTCTTTCTCTCGGACTTTCATAAAGTTTATACACTCGTCGATGGTTTTGGCAGTAACTCCGATTCTGATCTTTGTAAATCCGTCTGGATACGTGTGTGTTTTTTCGTAACGAAACGAGTCACCTCTTTGTTGAAACGACCCCATTCCTCTTGGCATTTTTGGTAAATTTTTCATAGGGCCTCCTTGGCGTAAATCTTGGCGTAAATTGGCGTAAAAGAAAAAGTATTTTTTACTGTTTTTTAATTATAACGCCTAAGAAATCCGCTGTCCAGAGGATAGAAAAAAGAGCCAAAAACCTTGATTTTACAGGGTTTTTAGCTCTTCGTTTTAGAGAGGCGACACCCGGAATCGAACCGGGGATAAGGGTTTTGCAGTCCAGCTTCGGGAGTCCAAAAAAGCTTGATTTTACGCGGTTTTTTGGCTTTCGATCAGCGTTTGGCGCACTTTTTGGCGCAATTCAAGCACCACTTATCAAAAGTTTTTCGGTCAAATCTGATCATTCCGCCTATCTTCATCGCAGGAACTCCTCGCGTATGCGCAAGTTTATACGCCGTTGACTTGCTTATACTAAGAATTTCCATTACATCTCTAATAGTATAGTATTCTTTCATTGTAAAATTTTCAAGACTTTAATAAAGATCTTCATGTGAGTCTCTGTATTTGACCCACGCCTCCATGTCATTAATATCTCCACCATCATCTAAAAATTGTTCAAACAATTGATTAACTCTAAACCTTGCAAATGCCAAATCTTCCGGGTCAATACTAAGATAGTCTCGCCTTGCCTGTGCCAGATCGTCTGGTTTTAGAACCGACCATACCTTAATAGGGTCTTCTTTAGCATCATCTATTACATAAGCGGTTAATTTCAACTTAATAGTATCCTTCGGTATAGACAGAACGACCATATGCTGATCGCCAGTATACTCGTCTTTCTTCTTCATAAAGAACAAATTCTCCTAATCTGCTGACTTAATTTACTAAACCGACACGCCTCATCCCACGCCTGATTCGACGTGGGATTTTCGCGACAGACGTCATTGGCAATCTCGGTCAGACGGCTCGCCACCTGTCTAAAAAGTGTTTTATCATCAGCGCCCAATTCCACCCATACCGTGCCCTCGAAATCCTTGCGAACGTGCGTGTCGTACATATATATTAAACTCCCCAGTTTAATGATCTAAAATTTCTGCTATCTCTGTAATTAAATACGCTATGATTAACATTATCAGTATGATGACTGATACGCTGTTCCGATTAGTCATTTCTGCTATCAGACGCTGCACATAAGGCTGCGCAGAAGATGCCGAGGACTGCCCCGACGAATAAACCTCCGATAAACCACCACATAATACCATCTCTCCTTACGCCAATCGTCCTCCGCTCGGGGGATCAAATAATTGTGTGATCATAATCACAACCATTAAAACCACCATAATACCAATTAACATCATTGCGGGAATCTCACCTTCATTCCAACAATATAAATCGCCCTCGTAACCATATTTCCCCTCAGGTCTCTTGCGATTCTAATCAATCCTTCTTCTTCGGCTTTTAGCAGGTATTTTCTTACTGTCTCAGTTGAATTGCACTCAAGCAAATTCTGTAACTCTCTAAATGTTGGCATATATCCATGCCTCATCCAGTATTTCTTTAAAGCAGGAACGACATCTTCAGTTGAATGTTGACTACTCCTCACTACCAATCCCCTCAAAAGTGTAAATCGAATTTTCTGTAGTTACGCTAAATCCACCGTTAAAATCTTCTACATTCTCAACAAATGATGTGAGTAGGGCGAGGCCATTTCTTTCATCGGCGTACTCCGCGTACAGCCTGTTATTAGACAGGACAATCGGCTCATATGTGATACGCCCAACTCTTTCTAATTTATCCTCTCCAGTATTTTTATCTTTTACTGATATAATTTTATAAAGATGTCTCAAAATGACAACCCCAACTTTTCTTTAATACCTTCCAGCTGTTTCTCTACCTCTTTCATATCTGGCTTAACAGTGACCTCGATTTTATTGCCCTTATTTTGGTATGTTTCTTTAGGCAACCATTTTTTAAAGACGTCATTAAATGATCCTTTGTTTCCGAAGAATCTCTTCATCACCGCCATTGCCAATCCCTTCTCAGGATCGTATGTATCGCCCTTCTGGCATTTCACAACAGTTTTTACACCATCGCTCCATTTAATAATCGTCGCGGGATCATGAAAGATAACATCAACAATTTTCGGAGTTATCGGTTCACCGATGAATAGCGTATATGTTGTACTATTAATCGTAGGCGCACTTTTGCCATTACTTGGGATTGTCCTTGTAACCGTATCATATAAATCCCTAAACATTATTTGTTCTCCTTTAATGATATTTTAGTAAGTATTCGTTAGATACTGCTTTAAATGATTTTGTCGCATCTTGAGATCTTAACACTACTCCTTCTCTCATCCCTCCATCGTATACAGATTTGCCAGTCGCATACTCAAGTAATTCATCAACCGTATCTGGAAGAATAAAGTTCGTATCTATAATCGGAACACATGGCAGATGATAATCCATTTCAAGTATATCCTTCATAACGATTGAATTAACTCGTCCACTATCAGAGAAGATCAAGTTAAATGCTGCGAAACAATGTTCTTTCTTATCATATGTGCGCTTTTGTATTCCTTGACCGAAGATCTCGCCCTGAATCGTAACCCATTCTGCTCCCGGATGTTTCTCGAGAAGATCTCCAAGTATCTCACGCATGTTATACTTCTTTGCGATCTCCCAATAGACGTTTGTGTTGTAGTAGGCTCGCTGATTCTCGTCCTCCTGTACAACATTTCTGCTACACACATAAAAATCGGATTTGGCAAATAAGCCATGTCCACGCTTTAAAGAATAGGTTCCACTCGTTCCGTCGATCTTCTCCGTGACAATATAAGGCGTTTTATCCTCGAGCATCCACGGAGCGTTTTGACAGCGGGTTTCGTCAGTCTTAACCACCCATTCAGGCCAGCCATTCTTCCGATCCTTCTTTCTGCCGAAGAATAGGAACATTAGCTTCTTTCCCCAGCTACGACGCATCATCCATCTCGCCCACGGCTGTTTAAAAATAATCGGATGCCGTTTTGACATTTGTTTATATTTATCTACCGAAGGGGCTTTTCTGATATTGTCTTCTGGTTCGTAATAAGTAATTCCCAAGAGATCCGTGACTCCCTGACCTTCTTTAAAGTCAGCCGGATTTAAACCAAGATCCTCAAATGACATCAACAATCCTTGAGATAACACAGTGCCTTTAAAATACTTCTGTGTTTTTACTCTATAACCTTTCGACTCTAAAAATTTAAATGATTCTGTTGCTGGTGTCTTCGAATCAATTTCGATATAGACAGCAAGATCTCCTACTTTAAATTGATCCTTACGAACCATAACATGCCACCCAAGTACAGTGGCGTATTCAACCCTATCCGCGCCTTGTATTGGGCTGATCGATATTATCTTTTCGACATGTGCCAATTCTCTATTGCTCATTTCTAATCTTGTCGCCCTCCTCTATTGGTTCGAAACATAAGCTGATATCATTCTCGTCAAATAACGTATATGTTTGCCGCCTTCTATATGGTATTGCCATAAATCTATAGCATTCTTTCTTCTTATCGCATCTCTCATTTCTGCACATCGAAATATCTGGCATCGAACGGACTCAGCACCTCCTCAAACTCCGCGACTTTATTCTCGTTATCCGTAATGATTGTCGCATTAATATTTGGCGATACGCTTATCATTGAAACTCCCATGATACTCTTGCCGTTTACAATATACCGCCCATCGGTTACGTCTATCTCCTCTGAGAATTGTTCGCACAGGCGGACAAACTGTGCGATCTCCTTCATGTTTTCAAATTTTACCCTCAATATCCTCACTCCTTTCTTTATATTTTAGGTAAAATCCGAGGTCGGATTCGAACCGACATTGAGATGTTTTACCAGTTAAACTACTCGGACTCTGACGGGCATAGATAGGGTAAATTGCAGAAAGGGAGGTAACGTTTCGCCCGCCTCAAATAAATGAAAGACTTAACCTGAGTAGTGCGATTCGAACGCACGACCTCCTGATCCCAAATCAGGCGCTCTACCAAACTGAGCCATACTCAGATAGGGACGAGGGGACTTGAATTCGGCTTATAAGGCCGCTGCGCTAACCTATTGTGCCACATCCCATTGTACGGCGAGGATTCGAACCTCGGACTCCCTCTTTCGCGAGGGCGTTTATCTCCGCTAAACTACCGTACTACTTGCCACTATACTCTTCCGCCTGTAATAGGTTGATCAAACCTACCCCATCCTACACTCTTGCTAAGCCGCTCCTCAGCAGTACCATTTAGTGACAAAAGTCGGAGACTACTTTCCGCCGCTTCCGCGTCCGGCTTCTTCGGATTACGGTGTCGCATCCGACGAGGATATTTCCTCCCAACGGTTAGGCTTTCACTTATCTCCGACTAATTGCGGGAGCAGGATTCGAACCTGCGACTTCCAGCTTATGGGGCTGGCTTTCTGACCTCTGAATTATCCCGCTATGTACTGGCGTAGCCCCAGTAGCAGATTCGAACTGCATCGCCGGACTACAATTCCGGTGCTCTAACCTATTGAGCTAACCGGGGACGCCAGAACGGGAGCAGAAGGATTCGAACCTTCGTTTTCTGATTGATGGATATCAGACTGTTGCCAATTGACATACTCTAACAAGCACATCACGCTTGTACCCTTTGTCTACACTTACACTCCCATATGACTGGCGGGAATCTTGGCGCCTCATCGATTCCACTTTAAGCGCTCATTAGCGCACCAGTCTATGCATGTTACTCATCCGCAGAACAACCACCACTCGCGTTCTGCCATGCGCTTATGTGGGCAAGGACTTGCACCTTACATGGCTTGCTACCCATATTAGTTCGTTCACAGCCTCACTTCTCGTATTAGCGTCTACTGTTCCGCCACCACATAACGTAGTCTTTCCCACTGTCAGACAAATTCCTCCATTCTTGCACTGAATGGAATTGGGACGATTGGATTTGAACCAATGACACAATTTCCTCTAGCCAACTGAGTTACGTCCCGATATGCACCGTATCCCCAAAGGTGCGCCCTACTTCCGTATTGCCAGACCGCTGCGTTTTCGGATTTCTCACTCGACTGGCTTTCTGGATGCCAACAGGAGGAGGATTCGTTTGTTTCCGCTATGCACCTTCCACAGATACGTCTGCTCGGAATTATTGGAAGTTACGGCGCACCTCATACGCCGATGCGATTAACGGAGATTCAGGATAACTGCAAACCTCTCTGGTTTAGCGTGGGAAGATACCACGGCATCGGAACGGCGGGACTCGAACCTACACATC